GGTCGTTCCTCACCCCCCCAAAAAAAAAAAAAAAAAAAAAAAAAAAAAAAAAATGAGTGCGAGGGCTGCGCAGCCGACTGCGAGGACACCAACGAACCCCAGGAAGACGAGGACTGATCATGAAGGTGCGCGTCGTGCTCACGCTGGAAGTCGACCCGGAGCAGATGAAGGACAGATACCCGCTCGCGGTCGAACGTGAAGGCGGGGTCCGGGAGGCCGCTCGGGCCTACGTGCGCGAAGCCGTCCGGTCCTCCAGCGCCTCTCACAACGGCTCTATCCGCAGCGTCACGCTGGCGGACTGACCCACCCGGGCCCCGGCCGCCGCGCCGGGGTCCTGCACCACCTGACCAAGGAATCAAGGAAGCGATTCCCCGCTCCGGCCGTATGATCCGTGCCGGCCGACGGGGCCTCAGAGAGGACGACCGACCGTGACGAAGCAGGACCGCATCACAGATCCCGGGTTCACCGCCGCGCAGGACCAGAAGGAGGCGGCGATAGCCGAGCTGACCGGCCTCGGCGTGCCGTATGACCGGGCCCTCGTCATCGTGCAGCGGACCTACTCCAACGGGCTCGACCGGGGCCTGTACCTCGGGCTGCGGAAGCTGACCGCCCCGGCCGTCACGTCCTGACCCACCATTGACCAAGGAACGAGGAACCGACCATGAGCAACCTGGACATCCGCTCGGAGAAGCGCGGTGAGTGGCACGTCGTCACCGTGCCCGCCGGCATCCACGTCACCACCTACTCCCTACCCAGCCGCAAGGCGGCCGTCGCCGCCCGGGACGCCATCGCCGCCGGGGTGCCTGACTTCCCCTGGGGCGTAGATAAGGACGGGCTGAAGCCCGCCCTCGGCGCCTTCCTCAAGGCCCGTGGGGTCTCGCTGGGCGACGCCGTGACGCGGGCCCTGGCAGCCGTCCCGGCGGCCGACCCGCACGGGTTCTGCGCCCACTACGTGGAGCAGCAGGAGACCGTGAAGGCCGAACAGGCCGCGTACGTCGCCCGGGAAGATGCGGGCGGGTACACCGAATCGGTGAAGCCGAGCGAGATCGAGATCGGCGACGAGATTAGTTTCCGGTACGTCGTGCTCGGCTCTCGGAACATCTGCGGCTGGCGGGGGTTCCGTGGGCTCTCCGTGGAGCGGGGCAAGGCGCTGACCGTCACCGTGCGCGGCACTGTGACCGGCGAGGGCCGCATCATGGACCGGCACGGCAATAACTACGGTGAGTTCGTGGACGGCCTGCGTTTCCCGCTCGCGGACGCGGTGTGGTTGAGCGACGACGGAAACACCGGCCCGTTGACGACGTTCGTCACGGTGGACTGGCTGGCCCGGGTGCGGCGCCGGCCGCGCGGCTGACGACCGGCCAGGAATCGAATCGGGTCCCGGGGTTGTGCGCCCCGGGACTTTCTGATTTAATTAAATCAATGAGCCGGACAGACCGGCCGGAAACGAGGAACCGACCATGGGCAAAGGCGGAGGCCACAACAAGGGCCAGACGATGCCGTACGCCGTCGTGTACGCCTGGGACGGCGGCAAGCCGGCCCGCACGCCGAAGTGGACGCTCGGCGCCGCCGAGGCCGCCATGATCGAGACGCTGCAAGCGGCCAACGCGCGCGGCGCCGAGATCGAGATCAAGGTCATCGACCGGGCGACGGGCGCGACGGTCGTCGAACCGCAGCGCTGCGTCGTGTGCGGGACGAAGTGGGCTACGGAGGTCCGCGACTCCGAGCAGCCGACTGTGTGTCGCGACTGCGAGGACGACGTGACAGACGGTCAGCCGCTCGACGCCGCCGACCGCGCTGCCTTCCATCAGCTCGCGGTGCGGGCCGGCCAGACCGAGCAGACCCCTGCCCCGTCCGGGGAATCGGAGCCGCTCGTCAAGGCCCTCCGGGCGAAGGGGCTGGAGCCCACCGCGCAGCCGGACGGCACCGTGACCGTGGAAGCGAACGGTATCGACTGGACGCTGGCGCCCGTCCCGCACGCGGTCACGGGCGAGTCGTGCGGTGTGTGGTCGGCCGTCGGCCCCGCCGGCCCGCGCGGGCAGTTCGTCGCGCTCAACGCGGCCGAGTTCGTCGCCCAGCGCCGGACCCCGTAGGACTTCAGACACTGCACGCCGATCACAGAAACGAGGAACCGACCATGACCAGGCAGACCGCCGCCCCGTTGGAGCACACCAACCTGAACCCGACGTACCGCGAGGCGTGGGGCCAGGTACAGAACCTCAAGGACGGGTCCCTGCTGCTGGACCCGCCGTACCAGCGTGGCAGCGTGTGGACGCTGGACCAGCGCATCGCGCTCGTGGAGTCGTGGCTGCGCGGCCTGCCCGCCGGTGTCGTCATCCTCTCCAACCGGGGCACCGACCTCTGGAGCAACGGGGACCCGTACGAGACGGGCCTGGGCATCTGGGCCGTGGTCGACGGCAAACAGCGCTTGACTACGGCCATGGCGTGGTTCGCCGGCGAGTTCGCCGTACCAGCCTCGTGGATGCCCGACAACTACGTGGCTGAGACCGAGGACACCGACGACGGCCCGTACGTCCGTTTCACAGGCCTAACCCGGAAGGGCAGCATCTTCGTGAAGCGCCGGTGCGGGTTCATGGTCGCCGAGATCAGCGACTGCGCGACCGAGGCCGATGAGGCCCGGTTCTACCTGTTGGTCAACGGCGGCGGCACGCAGCAGACGAGCGACGACATGGCCAACGCGGCGCGGGTGGCCGGGCTGTGACCGCCATGGACGACGGCTGGCACTACGGCCCCGATGGAACTTCGGAGCGCGGCTTCCTGGAGGGCACGGCCTTCCAGCCGGACGATACTCGCGACCACATGGACGCATGGGGCTCCGTCCACCCGGACAACCTGAAGGACTGCGCGCAGTGCCGCGCCGAGAACATCCTGAACCTGTGACCACGGAAGTGAGGAGCGAGTGATGACGAAAGCCAAACCGTGTGCCGAGTGCGGGCACCCTAAGAGTGAACACCACGACGGGACCTGTGACTTGTGTGGGTACCTGTTCGCCTCACCGGGGCGCCACGAGTACCGGCCCGACGAAGACGCATGAGCACGACGGCCGGCCGGGAGCCGTGATCCCGGCCAACGAGGGCCCCGCAGCGCGGCAGCCCCGCATCCGAGCGCGAACCTTGGTCGGTTCCCACGCGCTCTGCGGGGCCCCCGGTTCGACTCCGGGCGGGCCCACCACGACAGACCGCCGACGACCACGGAAACGAGGAGAGCATGACCATCGACTTCTTGCCCGACGAATACAGCCGGGCGACTGAGACGACCGTGGTGGTCCCGGTCGCCCGGCCCCGTACGGACGCACTCACCGACCCGTCGAACGGTCGCGTGATCCTCCCGGCTCGTGTCGAGATCACCCTGCGGCTGGACGAAGGCACCCCGCGCGGCAACCGCGCATCGGCCTACGTCGCCGTGGTCGGACCTCGGCGGCTGAAGTCCGGGGCGGTCGGTAAGCCCATCACGATCATCGGGTGGGAGAAGGAGCGCAACGACGGCCCGCGCGGCTACGTGGCCCGGCCCGACTGGCTCACAGAGCTGCTCGCCGAGAACCTGCCGGACGGCTGGGACCCGGCGCTGCTGGAGCTGCCGAAGCCGATGCGCTACGGAGACACCGGTCACCGGATCCGCGCGCACATCGTGGACGAGAAGTGGGACGCGCCGTACGCCGCCGAGGGGGTGGCCCTGTGCGGGGTCACGCTCTGCAAGATTCTGGGTCCGACACCGGACGGCATCGCCGTCTGTGAAGAGTGCCTCGCCGTACAGGCGGGGCTGACCGATGACCACGGGAACGAGGGGCGATGAGCAACGGACCCGGTGAACAGATCGCCGCCGATGTCGAACTGTACGTACTGCTGCGGAAGGCCGGCGAGGACCGGCACGAAGCGCAGGCCCTAATTGACCGGCACCGCGACACGGTGCTGAGCCGCGTGCCCGCCCTCACGCCGTGCACGCACATCAAGGCGCTGCACGAGACAGAGCACGTCGGGCTGATCGTGGAGGGGTGTTCGTGGTGCGTCGGCCGCGAGCAGCTCGGCACGCCCGGCCACACCAAGCCGCTGGTCCACGTGACGTCGACCGGGGTTCGGCCGGGCCTGAACTCCGCTGAGCGCGCGATGCTGCGCTACGCCCTGGATCTGGCCGAGGACGAGATGGCGTCCAAGGGCGACGAGTTCGCGGCTGTGGACTACGCGGCCGTCGAGTCGCTCAAGCAGCTCGCTGGGGAGGAGTGACCGTGGACGACACGTACGAGGTGGCGCTGAAGAGGTCCAAGCGGCAGGGCATCGGACAGTGCGACGACGCGGCGGCCATGGCTGGGTGGTGCGAACGTCTGCCGCAGCTCCTCGGGGTGGCCTTCTACAACCCGCAGCGCATCTGGGAGAAGGCCCGGGAGCAGAGGTGGACGTTCGGCGACCTCATGAAGCTGTCGCACACCGACCCGTGGAAGGTGCAGGAACTCCAGCACGTCGAGCGCTGATCCCGAACACACCGAAGCCCCGGAGCCGTCCTGGTCCCGGGGCTTCGTCGTGTCGTCACGGTCGGTCAATACGCGACCTCGGTCACCCACCGGGCGCGCCTGAAGGGCCGGGGCACCTTCCTCTCCACCTTGGACACCCTGTAGAAGGCCGTCGGCCCGGGGCTCTCGGCGTACTTGCGTTCGTCCCAGTTCGCAACGGCAGCGACCTCCGCCTGCTGGACATCCGCCGCGTTCACGGCGATCCCCCGGGCACAGCGGTCATCGGGGAATTCGAGCGTCACCCTGAACCGGTCCATCGGCCGTCCTCCTTGGTCTGATTTCCTTAAATCACCGTACGCCTGGCAGGTGGTGGTCGGAAGGGATCCGCTCACGGCGTGAGACGGCCGATCTTCGCGGCGAGGGATGCCACCTGCTTTGCCAGCTCCAGGCCGCGCTCGTGGTCGGCGGCCAGGGCGTCGGGGACGACCGTGCCGCGCAGCGCCTTGTGCGCGACGCGCAGTGCGGCCAGGCCCTGCTCCAGCCGGACGATGGCCAGGGCCTCCTGCGGGGTGTGCTCAGTCGGGAGGTCAGCGGGGGCATCCTCCGGAGCCGGCGCCGGGTCCGGAATGTAGTGAAGCCGATGGGCCGCTTCCCTGATGGCGGCGGCCGTCACCTTCGCCCCGGTCTGCTTGACCGCTACGACGACCTCGCGCACGGCCTCCTCGCCGTGGGCCTCCAGGACCGGAGCGAGCACGCGGGCCTGTGACTCCACGGGCGCTGTGTCGAAAATTTTAGACATCAGGACCATGGCCGGGGCGGCGTCGATGAGCTGGTACGCGCGGGAGCGGTCCATGTCCCAGCGCTTGGCAATGTACTCCTCGAACGTCGCGTACGAGCCTTTGTAGAGTCCGCCGTCCTCATCGCGGATCGCGCGCAGGGCCGTCCCAGCTTCCACGACGAACCGGGCGCGGGCCGCCTTGAGCGAGTTGCCGGCGGTCTCCTTCGCCTCGTCAATAGCCGCTTCGAACGCGGCCAGGCGTTCCTCGGCGGTGCCGGTGACGGACGCAGGGTCGAGCACCTTCGGGGCGAACGGGTCGGGCTTCTCGGCGGGCAGCAGAGGGTTGACCGTGTCATCGTCGCCGCCCAGCGCCCGCTCCCCCAGCAACAAGGCGGTACGGTCGGTGCGCTGCTGAGTGGGGCTCACAGAGACACCTCCCGCAGCAGCTCGTCTCCGAGCCGGGCCATGGGGCTGCCGGGCTTGACGTCTGGCCGGGTGCCGAAGGACTGTGCGTAGCTTCCCCGGCCGTCCTTGCGGGGGATCGTGGTCTTCAGCACCTGGAATCCGGCATTCGTCAGGTCGTCCCGGGTCTCCCCGATGGACGCTGTGTTGGGGTTCGGGTTGACCAGGGTCAGCAGGAACACCGTGCGCGGCGGAGTGAGGCCGAAGTCCTGCATCTGTTTGTACGCCCGCAGCACGGAGCCGGCGCGTTCCATCTCCATCGGAGTGGGCGGCAGGGCGAACACGCACAGGTCGACGTTCGCCAGAACGGCGAAATGGGTGTTCCCGCTGCGCCGGTCCCAGGCACCGGTATCGATGAGGCAGAGCCCGTGCGGAGGGGTGAGCCGGCGTGCCTCCTCCCCGATCCTCGGTGCGGCCGGGGCGCGGTAGACCGGGACCCCCAGGTCGACCTTCTCACTCCAGGTGAGGAGGCTCCCCTTCTCCTTCTCGCCGGGCTCATCGGCGTCCTGGCCGATGGCCGGTACTCCGGTGGACCCGTAGTAGGCGAGCACGTGGGCCCATGCGGTGGACTTGCCGCTCCCACCCTTGCCGATGATGCCGATGCGCTTGCCCTCGACGGGCAGCCGTGGTGGTGGAGTCATGTGTGCCTCGTTCCTCGGTCGGTGGTCTGGGGCAGAGCGTAGCGAGCGCCGGCCGGTCCGGATCCGAAGGGTCGCCGGTATTGCCTCGATCGAGCACCTATGATTTAATTAAGTCATCAGCCGGATAACTTGGCTGGCAAACCGAGAAACGAGGGACCGACCATGCAGCTTTCCCGCCAGGACATCGTCAGAGCCGCCGAAGAGGCCGGCCTGGACGAGAACGACTACACCGTCCGCGACGACTACCGGGGCTGGGACCTCGCCTCTGGATCCGGAGTCTGCATGGACCATGCCCACCTGATCCCGTTCATGGACTACCTCGAACTGGTCCTCGCCGACGACGGCCGTGCGGAAGACGCCCTGGATCTGGCAAATAAGGCAACCATGTCGACCCGTGACGGGGTGTTCACCGTCTACTGGCCCGGCGTCCAGATCGCCGACTGACCGCATCACCGGGGCCGTTCGGTCCCAACCCGCTTCCGTGGGATAACGAAGTCCGCCAGGCCACCGGCCCGGAGGCGCCGGGTCACGACCGGCCGGGAGCACTCGCTGCACCACTGACCAAGGAATCGAGGAAGCCATGCGGACGATCTGGACGAGGTGGGACCTCGCGGACATGCAGGACGCGGCCGAGGCCGAGGGGCAGGTCGGTCTGGACAGCCTCGTCACCGGCGAAGTGAAGCTGGTGCCGGCCCTGCCGTACTACGGCGCGTTCTCCGACTACCAGACGCACGTGAAGGAGTGCGCCGACTGCCGCCGCGACGACCGCCCGGACTGCCCCGAGGGCGAGGCCCTGCTGACCGTCTCCCGCGTCGGCGTGGAGGAACAGCACCGAATCGCCGCGAGCAACTGACCAGCGCCGCCTCGGGGCCGTTCGGCCCCAACCCGCTCCCGTGGGATAACGGATGTCCGCCGGGCTCTCAACCCGGAGGTGCCGGATCGTGACCGGCCGGGAGCACCCACCCCCTGCGCCGCACCGACTGACCAAGGAAGGCACCACATGGACGCATTCGAGATCCCGGGCACCGTGCGGGGAACGGCCCTGCGGTTCGAGCCGGCTCACGACGACACGTTGGTGATGATCGCTCAGTTCATCACCCCCGGCGGGCACAACGGCGTCGTCCTGCGCCCGGAATGGCTCCGCCCGCTCGCCGCGTGGTTCGCCGGTGAGGCGCAGCCGGTCTCCCTCGGGGACCGGCCCGGCGCGCTGTACGGGTGCACGCTGGATATCCGGAGCGACGAGTACGCCATCGTCTGGTCTACGCACACGTGGGCCCGGCTGGACTGCGTCCTGCCGTTCGGCACCGCCCGGGTGCAGGTCGGCCCGCGCGGCAAGGCCTACGGCTCCACCGTGATGCTCTCCGCTGAGGGCCGGGTGGACGTGGCCGCGTGGCTGCGCCGGATCGACGCCGAGGGGTGGACCTCTGCGGCCTGAACAGGCCGTTCGGCGATTGCCGTACTCGCTGGCACACTCCGTGCCGTACGCCGTGGCTCACCCCCTGCCGGGTCATGGCACCGGTGCCCCGCCCACTCCCCCTGGGCGGGGCACTCGCAACTCCGGACCAAGGAACAAGGGGAGGCCCTCCACCATGGGCAGATCCGTCACCACCTACGCGGCCGAGGCCCTGCGGCGCATCGAGAAGCTGGAGGCCGAACGGCGCCGCGTACAGCGCGCCCGGAACCGGTGCACCCCGGGATCCGATTACGCCCGGGAGCTGGACCGGCAGCTTGTGGAGCTGGAAGAACAGATAGAGCACTGGGGTGCGATCGTCATCCGGGCCGAAGCTGAAGGCTTCAAGATCTGGACCCAGGCGGACTTCAGCAAGGGAGACTTCGTCCAGTACCGGGGCACCTGGTACGAGGTGCTGCGAGTCAACCCCAAGAGCCTGACCATCCCGCACATCCGTCGTAGCACCGGCCGGGACGTCGTGCGCCTGAGCGACGGTCACCCGGACTGGACCTGGACGGCACCGTACACCGACGTTACGGGGCGGATGACTCTGGAGGAGATGAGCGAGAAGGACCAGACCTGAAACCAGTTCTCTGTGCTGGCGTGATGCCGCGAACCGGTTGACCGACCCGTTCAGCAAGGGCAGCCTTCCCGTCAGCTCGTTTGGGATGCCCCCGGATGTTGCCGCCGGTAACTCCGTTGGCTATATGCCGAGTTGGCCGGCACACCCGTCAGTCGTGGACGAATGGTGAAGTCGACCGTCTCTGAGCTGCGGCAACTCACAATCGGAAACACGTCTCTTACTTAGAGCGAAGGTCGTATTTATTCACGTGTGCTCCGTTCCAAACACTGGTTCACACGACAATGATTCGATCTACAGGTGTCACTGCGTCCGAGGAGTCGATAGGTGATACAACAGCGACTGGGCGGCGGGTACGCCGCTTCAGAGGTGCGTTGGCAGGATGACGCACTGTGCAGTGGCCTCCCGATGGAAGCGTTCGTCCCCGACAAGGAGGACGAAGCCGGTCTGGAGGCCTCGCGCGAGTACTGCAACCCGTGCCCCGTTCGGGGGACATGCCTGCGGTACGCGCTTACCTACAACCTGCGTGGGTATTGGGGTGGCACCGACACGGCAGAGCGTCGGCGCCTCAAGGCAAAGAAGGACCGGGTCAAGTGCCCGTCGTGCGGGTCCAGCCGGGTCGTCGACATGGTGGACAGCCACGACGCACTGTGCCTGGCGTGCGGTCTGTCATGGCTGAGGGAGTCGGCTGCGCAGCCCCGTACCAACACCCGCGTGCGTACCGTAGCCTGACGGCCCTCCCCGCTGTCATCGGGGAGGGCCGTCAGTAGAGGACAACGTAATGGCCGGGCAGTCCACTCAGTGAGTGGCTGCCCGGCCCTATTTGGTTCAGATATTGCACTTCATGACAGGCTGTATCACGCCGCGTACGCCCCGGAAGCGGTTTGCACTCCGTGCGCCCTCTCCCACGCCTCCCACCAGCGCCACTCGTTGCCGGACAGCCTCAGCTCCTCGGCCACAGCGCGGCCCGCTTCAGCCCGCTCCTCGCGCAGGGCCGGCGAGTCGACCAGGCGTTTCAGTTCCCGGTACCAGCGACGAGGACTGTCGGCGAGGACACCGGCGCCCCGCTTGTGCAGCCGGACGTACTCCGCCCGGGGCGAGGCAACCCACGGAATCCCCAGGGCCGACATCTCCAGCGGTTTCAGCCAGGACTTCGCCGCGTTGAACCGGGTGTCCGCCAGTGGCGCGATCCCTACGCCAAGATCCCCCGCCACGGCCGCCGGCCAGCCCGCCACGTCGACACCCGTGCGCCCCTGGGGATCCCGGGTCAGGCCGAACGCGGCCCCGGTGCCCGTCGGGTCGCCGACGACGCGGAAGTCCGCGCCCTCCGACACCAGGCGCGCCACGGCCCCGCCGAGCACCGCCGGGTCGTCCGGGTGGGAGGCGAGCGCGGCCGGCCAGCCGATGGTGTCCCGGTCCACGCGCGGCACCTCGTAGTAGGAGTCAGGCAGGTGGTTGTAGATGACGTGGCCGCGCCCGTGCCGGGCGTAGCGCTCCAGCAGCGCCGGGGTGGACACGGTCACCAACGTCGCGTCCCGACACGCGGCGGCGAGGTGCTGCCACGAGTGGTGACCCCCGGAGCGCGGGTGCATCGAGTCGTAGGCCGGGTTACGTGGGTGCACGGTGGACAGGTCGTCGTCCACGTCCACCACCACGGCTATGCCCTTGCGCCGCAGCAGCGGCACGGCCTCGGCCATGAGCCGGTGCGTGAGGCGCTGGAAGACGAAGACATCCACCCCGTCGGTGTCCAGGACGTCCTCCACGTGGCCGTCCGCGCCAACGCTCAACTTCAGACCCCGGTTGGCGGGCGGGCGGATCTCTACGTCATGGCCGGCCGCCGCGAGCAGTTCCGCAGCCCAGATGATCCGGAAGTACCCGCAGCCGCCGGTGTCGGCCGGGTAGGTGACGACGCGCATTCCTCGGTCTCCGCTCCCTGGTCTACAGATCTACTGCCCAGCCTTGGCGGCCTCGCCCGCCTTGCCCTCCGGGGACCCCTTGGCCCGGGCTGTACGGGCCGTGGACGGCCGCTTCTGCTCCGGTGCGACGCCCGGGCCGTCGGACTCCTCCACGGCCGTGAGACGGGCGCTCAGCTCCTCCACGCGCTTCTCCAGCGGAGTCACGGCCGCAGCAACGGCCTCGTCGATGACCACGCGCATCCTTGCGTCCTGCGACATGCCGTCGTCCTCCCCGCTCAGCCGGTCGTGGCTTCGAGCCGGACGTCAATCGACTCGATAGCCTGCTGGATCCGGGCCACCAGGTCGTCCACGTCGATCTCGGCGCTGTTCGCAGCGAGGGTGGCCACGGTCCGGGTCAGCTCCGCGATGGCCGAACTCTGTGCGGCCTCAACGGCCGCGACACGGTCGATGCGCTTGAGGATCTCCGTCTGAACAGAGGAAAGAGTCCAGGTCGGGTTGCTCGCAGGCGCCCCGGGGACGGTGATCACACCGTCCAGAGTGAGTACGGCTTTGGCGACTTCAGCGGATGTGGGCATGTCGTCTTCCTCTCCTGGGCTCCAGGTGCGGTCGTGACGCAGCCGCTCGGCCACGTCCGCGCGGAACTGCTTGGGGGTGAACTCGAACCGGCCCCGGCTGCCGTAGCCCTCCACCGGGCCGCGCGGGTCGATCTTCCCCTCCACCGACGTCTCCTTGTGACAGGCGACCGACTCAGCCGACCAGCCGTAGAAGCGGCAAACGGCGGCGTTGATGCGCACCCAGGCGTCGTACTGAGCGCGCGGGTAGACGTCGGTGCTGTTGCCGAGGTTCTCGGTCTCGATGCCGTAGCTGACGTCATTGCCGTCGACCGTGCCGGATGCCTTGGACGGCGCCGGGTGCACGGCCTGCTCGTCGCGGAAACTCTGGTAGGCGTTGATGGCCATCGGCCCGGCGTGGTTCGCGCGGCCGGCGCTGCACATCGTGGCCACGCCGGTCTTGGCGAGGTGGATGTGGGCGAGCGGCGCCGGCAGGCCCGGGACGCCGTTCTTCGCCACGATGTCGCGGGAGTTCACCCCGGCGGTGTGGTGGTTGAGGATCAGCCGCACCGGGCCAAAGGTCAGGCCGGTGGCGGCGTCCCGGGAGCGGGTACGCCAGCCCGGGTATTCGGAGATGCGCACGCCCTCCTCGCGGAGGACGCGTATGAACGTGTCAGGTGTCATCGGTGACGCCACGGCGCGCTCCCTTGATCTGCGTGTGGCCCACGAGCCACGCCTGGTACAGCATCAGCACCCCGAACAGAGCCGCGAGCACGCCGCGCACCACGCGCAGGATCTCGATGTCAGTGCGGAGCAGGGTGACGCAGATGGAGATGGCCATGAACGCGGCAATGGCCAGGGCCTTGATGACGAGCAGCCGGCCGACGCGGGTCCGCCACCAACGAGCGAGCACGGTGTAGACGGCGACGAAGGACAGGCAGCCGACAAGAGCGATCACACTGCCCCACAGGTTCACCGTCTCCCCCGGCGTCATCTGAACTTGCCCCCAAGTGCGTCCTTGATCAACGGGGCGAAGTGGTTCCGCTCGCCCAACCGCCGCAGAGTACGCGAAATCTCCGAAATCACCGCCGTACGCGCGTGCGCCTGGGCGATGTCGTGTTCGAGGGACTGGAGCGCTTCCTGGACGGCTCGGACGTCGTCGGCCGCCTGGCTGCGGTCCGGCTCAGCCCTCCGGCGCCGGAGCCAGGGCATGGCCGCCACCTCCCCGGTTGTGACGGGCGGCCTCGGAAACGGCATCGAGCACCCGCTCGGTGGTCTGCGCAGTGCCCATCATCATGTCGAGCTGCGCCTGCTGGATCTCGATGAGTTCCTGACGACCCTCGGCCAGGGCCTTCCACAGCTCGACCTGGCGATTGCTGTCCTCGCGCATCATGTCCACGGTGGACCGGGGTACGAGCGTCCCGCGCAGCACCATGAGCACGACGAGCAGGATGACCCCACCCGCACCGAGACTGGGGGTGAGGAACGCACTGAAGCCGTCCATCACAGCCCCGTCAGCCAGGAGAAGTCGGCGGCCTGGACCGAACTGCACGCGGCGGCGATGTCGTCGTCCGTGAGAGCGCCCTTGTCGACAAGGGTCCGCACCAGCCCGACCAGCATCACGTCCTGGCTGAACAGCAGGGCGCGCTGAGCTGCGGGCAGGGCGGGGACGTTGACACCCAGCTTGGCCAACAGTTCCTTGTGCGTGGTCCAGAACAGCCCGAGCAGGGACTTCACGGCGTCGCTGGATCCGGCGCGGGCGAATACGGCGCGGCTGCCGCTCTCGTCGTCGCCGAGGTACGTCCAGGCCCCGACAAGGTTCAACCCCATCGCCGTGACCATCGTCGCCGCCTCGGCCTCCGCCGCCGCGCGGTTGGTGGCGGTCAGCGGGCGGGTACGCGTCCCGGGCTGGTCGCCCGAGGCGTACCAGGTGCCGGCGTCGTGCTCGTAGTACACCCTGACGGTGACGTATCCAGCGGGCACGGCTTCTCCTAGAGCGGCAGGACGGTGATACGGCGGGACGTGAAGGACCCGGTTCCGCCGGCGACGCGGTACTTGGCGGCGAACGTGTTGGAGCCTGCCGTCAGGTCGTTGTGGAAGAGCGTGTTCGAGGCGACGATGCCCACGCCGGCCACTCCGAAGGTTCCGATACCCCGGTTGTCCGCAGGGGCGATGGACGATGCGCCGGACACCTCGTACGCCATGCGCGCGGACACGTTCGCCGAGTTGCTCAGCGAGGCGGAGATGATGACGACGGCGCAGTTGCCGGTGGTCACGGTCAGGGACGGGCCCGTAGTGGTGTCCAGATCGGTGTAGGACGTGGACGTCGTGTTGTCGTTGGCCAGCTGGGTTGCCACCTGGCCGTTTCGCTCGGCTATCTGGTTCGTCGCCGTGGTGACGAAGTACCCGCCGGGCGTGGCCGCCTTGGCCGGCGCGGTCTCGGCGAGGTTGTCCCTGATGAAGGTGTTGAACTGCGCCGCCGTGAAAACACTGCCCGCGACTGCGGTCATGGGGGCTGTCCAGGCCATGGTCCGTCTCCTCCCCTACAGCGGCAGTACGCCGAGTTCGCGGTCACGGAAGCTGGCGACGCCGGACACCCCGAGCCGGTACTTCATGGTGAAGACGTTCACCCCGGGGGTCAGGCCGGTGAAGATATGGAACGAGGTGCCGCGCACGTAGTTGCCGGCAGTGACACCGTCAGTGGAGTGCTGCCAGGCGTTGGACGCGGCAACGGTGGACGCGCCGGAGACGGCGACGGAGCAGGCGGTTTCGTTGTCGTTGGCACTGTGGGCCTGGCTGGCTCCGAACCAGCAGAACGCGATGGTGCCTGTTTCCAGGGTCACCCGGGGGCCGACGGTGGCCAGGTCGGTGAACGTGGACGAGGACGTCGACTGGTTGGTGGTGACCGACGCCTGCGTGGGGACGCGGGTAGCGATCGCGTTGGGCCCCGTGGAGACGAAGAGCTGGGAAGCGGCCGTCGCCTTGGCGGGCGCGGTCTCCAGCAGGTTGTCGCGGACGAACTGATTGAAGGCCGCCGCAGTGAAGGTCGCCCCGGCGACGGCGGTCATAGGTGCGCTCCAGGCCATCGTCAGGCCACCTCCAGAGCCCTGTTAACGAAACGAACTAGTTTCTGTACCCGCTGTACCCTCTGCTCCGTATAACGCCTATGAGGGGTCAATTTCTGTGTTAACCGACGGAGAGGGTACAGGGGGTACGTGATCTTGCAGTAGGTCTTCACCTGCGGATTTTCAGCCTTAACCGTTATTGCGCCTAACGTTCTCGGGGTCGCGTCAGTGCACACCGTGGGCCTCGTTCTCGGCCTCAAGATCCCGCACGCTCTGTCCGTGCGGGAGGCGGAACCGGACCGCCACGGGGTGGTCGGCTGGGTACCAGTTGCGTGTTTTCGGCACCGGCCGCCGGGCGAGCACGGCCAGGATCGCGTGCTGGTTGTCCGGCCAGACGATGGGAGCCTGCATGCCGCAGTGCGAGCACATGAAGAACTCCAGTGGGATGTCCCTCGGGCCGCCCATGCGCGACGGCCGGTGCAGGAACTCCACGTTGCCGCAGCCGGGGCGGCCGGGCTCCGTCCCGGGCCTCGGGCAGTCGGCCACCCAGTCCCCGCCGTAGACGTACGCTCGCGCCACCGGCGTCCGCTCGCGCGGAACTTCCATCCCCATCCGTCTCTCCTCACGTACCGAGCCGGCCACGGTCGAACTGGCCCTGCACCGGGTCGTCGAACACGAACACCTCGTCGGCGCTGTCGGCTACCGTCAGATCGAATACGCCTTGGTCGAACCCCCGGCCCCGCTGGTCGAACGCGAACGTGTTGTCCGGCGCCACCAGGTCCCGCTCACAGCCGAGGACCACCGAATGCACAGGAGCGCGGCCCGGCCGCCCGGTGCGCTGGATCGTGTGCGTCACCCGCTCCACGAAGAAATCGCCGTCCAGGCCCATCTCCTCGTTGACGATGCGGATGCGGTCGCTCACGGTGCGCTGGAGCACCTGCATGAAGTGCGTGGGGTCCTTGCTGGCGATGCGGAGCTGCACCGTCGGCCGCCTGCGCGCGTAGTGCAGAAGGATCATGTTCGCGATGGCCTCGGCATCTGCCGGGCCCGCCCAGGGCGCGCCGTCCGGGTAGGACCGCTCACCGTGCCGCGTGATCGACCCGGGGTCCGTCAGCGAGACCTTCACTGTGCGCTGCACCGTCAGCGGCCTCGCGCGGAGCTGGACAAAGGTGACCGTTGCCGGGCCGCCCACCGCGCGCAGCGTGAGCTTGGCAGACGCGCCCGAGGTCCGGCTCAGGAACGCCCACACGGAAGCCCCGCCGGCGGCGGTGAATGTGAGGTCCGTACCGCTTCTGGGGGTGACAGCATCGACGAACGGGTCCGAGGTGGTGACCTCCAGCTCCACCGACTGCCCGGAGGTCAGCGTGTAGGTGGACTCGTCCGTCCACACGGCCTCCAGCGTCGCCGACGGCGTCCGCTGTTCCACGTCGAACGTGACGGAGTTGACGATGTCGCGCCAGCCGTGGGAGTAGGTGAAGGGCTTGGTGAAGTCGTAGCCGGATGCAGGCGGCGAGCCGGCCTCGCAGTCCTCCAGCCGGCCACCCACGAACGTCGCCCGGGACTCCCGGGACTGCGTCCGCAACAGCCGGTGATGCCGGTCGCGGAAGACGAACGTGCCGTCCGGGGCCACGTACGCCACCGACGGTGGCCCCTCGCTCTTCACCAGGTCGGTGATGGAGCTCAAGGCGTCCGTTCCCTCGGCCCACCAGTACCGCACCACCGTGGCGCCCGGGTCGATGTCCCGCCCGGCCGTCCATCCGGCCAGGTCCAGCACCGTGTTGATCAGCTCTCCGGTGCGCATGCTCCCGTAGACGCCAGTGGACAGCTTGATGCCCGCCAGGTCGCTGAGTGCATCGAGGAAGGTGAACTCCGCCGTGCGGTCGGCGTAGTCGGCGTGCACGTCGTAGTCGTCGATGCGGCCGTTGAACAGGGCGTGGGTCTGGCCGTTGAAGGTGACCGTCGCGCGCATCGGCCTCGCCGGGTCCAGGTCCCCGTGCAGGGGGCTCAGTGCGTTCTCCGGGCTGTACCGCCGGCCGGAGTTGTTCAGCGTGAACGAGGCGGAGCCGACGGCCGCCGGGCTGAGCTGGCGTTCCTGGTCCCGGCCGTAGCTGACGGAGATGTCGCTGATGATCTCCTCAGTGACGTCTTCCAGGTCGACCGTGGACGAGACCGAGAAGTCGTCGAATGAGAACGTCACCGGGAGGGTGTTGGTGGTCGCCGACCCGACTACCGTGCGCAGGCCGACCGATCCGGCGGCGGACAGATCCGAGTCTGTGGCCGACACCTGCCAGGCCCCCGGCTCCTCGGTCCCGGCCGGCCAGACCTTGGCGGCAAGGAGGTCACGCATGACGCGCATGCGCGCGGTGTAGACCGTCCCCGCCGAGAACGCCAGGGTGGTGGATCCGGTAGCCAGGACCGTCTCCGTACCGCCCACCCTCTTGCGCAGCGTGAGAACGACTGAGCCCGTGGACGCCATCTGCACACGTGCGTAATACATGTTGTCGGCGTCGAGGTACCGCGCCGTGAGGTGCACGTACAGGCTGTCCGCTACGCCGGCCTGGTCGGCGGACCAGTTCACGCGCATGTCCGTGTCCGGTGAGGGCGCGGGCAGCAGCGAGAACCGGGAGACACCGCGCGCACTGACCGCGTGCCTGCCCGCGCCGCCGCTCACGGAAAAGTTGGACGTGTTCGACCCCACCGTCCACGTCTGGCCGGTGTCGGCATTGCCCCAGCCGTCGGCGACGCTACGGCCGAAGGTGTCCGAGGAGTAGACCGGGCCCGTGGTCGACATGTCCCCCAAGGTGCCCTCCGCGTCCCAGTCGATGAGGAACCGGTAGCCAGGCAGGCCCTGTTCACCGCACAACTCCCACCCGCCCGGAGCCGTCTGCACGGCGGGGTTGTAGGCCGTGGCCGTCACGGACGCGGTGCCCGGCAGGGCGTAGGTGATTGTGGCCGGGGTGACCGGCTTGAGCGCCAGCGACCACATCGTGGAGCCGCCCTGGCAAACGGCGTCCCCGCCGGCGGAGGTCGTGGAACGCTGCGCCTGCGTACCGGGGGCGAGGTCGGCCCCGGAGTCGTACAGCGCGGCGAACAGCTCGCCGAATCCGTCGTTGTCGTCCACCCTCTCGACGTTCGTGCCGCCGGAGGCAGTGACGGTCCGAGCCTGCCAGGCGGAGCCCGTGCGCAGGGTGAGCAGCCAGTCACCGTTCACCATGGTGGTGAGCTGCGGGTGCGTCTGCGTCGCGGCCGTGTTCGCGGTCCCGGTGCCGACCCATTTCTCAATGGGGCCTGCCGGGTCTACCCCGCTGTAGGCCGCCGTGAACGCCAGGACGAACGGGGAGCCCGTGGGCCAGGCCGCCTTTGAGAAGGAGAACGAGGCGCCGGGGGTCGCCCCCGTGGCCATGCGGTAGTACACCCGCGTCTGGACCTGGGAGGCGGTGGCGCCGGGCGGAGACTGGCCTGCGCTGGCCGCTCCGAGCAGGGTCCACCCTCCGGGATCCGTCGTCGGGGGCACGTTGTTGTCGTAGACGAGGATCAGCAGCAGCAGGTCTCCGGCGGCGTGGCCGGGCGGCATGGCGACCGTCTGCGGGTTCGGCGCGGAGGTCATGTCGACCTTGAGCCGGGGACCGACGGAGCGGAAGGCGACAGGCATTACGCGACCCCTCCCATCGACCGGGGCAGCCGGTTGCGACGGTCAAGCTGCTCCAGGGAGCGCACCAGCCAGTCCAGCGTTTCCTGCCGGGAGCCGATCACTCCGTGGTTCTCCACCGTCAGGTGGATCACAGCCGTGGCGGTGTTCGCGGCCTGGCGGACGGAAGCGCGGTGGCTGCGGATCTTGGTCCCGGAGGGCAGCTTCATCAGCTCCGGGCCCAGCTCGCCGGTCCAGTGCCAGCCGCCTGTTGCCCCGTCCGTGCCGAGCGCGTATCCGCCGGGCCGGTTGTAGGCGCGCGAGAGGCTGCCGTACGCCGACAAGGCATAGCGCATCGAGGCGTACACGTTGGCAAGGGGATTGATCGATGTACCGTACATGAATGGCCCGGTCTTGCGGAACCGGCCGGCGTGAGCCTGGAAGGTCGGCCGGATCACCTGCATGAGGCCGACCGACGGGTAGCCGCGCTGCCAGTTGATGTCCCACTTGTTGACGGCGCGTGGGTTGCCGCCGGACTCCTGGTTCATCCTGCGGAGCGTGGTGTTCGTCAGGGACAGCGGCTGGCCGACGAGCCCGAGAGCCTGTCGCACAACGCCGGTCCAGCGCTTGACGCCGGACCCGCCGATGTCGACGTTGCCCCCTCCGCCGCCGAAACCGAGCAGATCCGACCCCACGGACTTCACGGCCTTGATCAGGCCGTCCACGGCCATGCGAGGCAGCCGGGCGGCCATCTTGGCCCACGAGCTGGAACCGATGGACTTCGTGATGTTCTTCAGCGGGCCCAGCAGCATGTCCTTGGCCTTGTCGACCGGATCGGACAGGAAGCCCAGTGCTGCTTTGCTCAGGGACTTGCCGGTGTCGAACACGGACCCGATGGCGCCCTTGATGGAACCGAGGATGCCGCCCTCGGCGTAGAAGTGCGCCCCGGCCGCCTCCCACAGACCCCGTGCCCGCGTGGCGTACTTGGGGTCGGTTGGGATCACGTACTCCGGGTACCTGGGGTTGCCCTCGCCGACGATGGCCGTGGGCCGGTTGAAGACGCCGGGAGTGGCGCGGCCGACCGTGCCGCCGGACGCCAGGAGCTTGATCTTCTTCAGGCTGTTCTTCAACCCGACCCACCCGGCGATCTTGCCCCAGATGCTGACCAGGCCCCGGTTCCACACCCGGTCCAGCACCCAGTTGATGGGGCTCTTGGTCTTGCTCTTGATGCCGTTCCAGATGGTGCCGATGCCGTCCCGCATGGCACGGAAGTAGCTGTGCACGCGGTCGCGCAGGGTTTTCGCCCAGTTGGGGATGGTCTTGGTGAAGAAGTTGCCGATGGGCGAGAACACCCGGGACTTGATGGATCCGTAGACGCCGACGAGCCGGTCACGCAGCCCGTTCCAGGCGCCCGACACCCGGTTGCGCGCCGTGCCCGCCCAGCCGGGGATGGTCTTGGTGAAGAAGTTGCCGATGGGCGAGAACACCCGGGAACGCACGGCGTTGTAGACGCCGGTGAGCCGGTCGCGCAGCGCGTTCCAGGCGCCCACCACGCGATCGCGCACCGTACCTGCCCAACCGGGGACGGTCTTGGTGAAGAACCGGCCGATCGGCGCGAACACCTTGTCGCGCAGTCCGTTGTAGACGCTCACCAGCCGGGACAGGATCGCGTTCCAAGCCCGTGTGGCGAAGTCCCTCACGTACCCGGCCCAGCCGGGGATGGTCTTGGTGAAAAAGTCCCCGATCGGCGCGAAGACGTTCGAACGTATCTGGTCCCAGACGGCGGACAGCCCGGTCCGCAGGATCGCCCACCGCTCCAGGACGTACTTGACACCCGTCTGCACCGGCAGGGACAGCAGGCTGACCAGGGCCGCCCATTTGGATTGGACCCAGTCGAGCAGCGACTGGAAGGCGCCGGGGATCTTCTCGGTGAAGAACCGGACGAAGGGCCCGGCGAACCAGCCGCCGACCGAGACGCCGATGTCCTTCACCCAGTTCAGGGCCGTCATCACCCCGTTGCGGAAGGTCTCGCTCTTCTTCCACGCGATGTAGAAAGCCGCGCCGAGGGCCACCAGGGCCGTGATGACGAGGCCGATCGGGTTGGTCAGCATCGCCACGGCGAGCACTCGCATGGCGCCCGCCGTAAGCACCACAGCCGCACGGGCGACACGCAGTACGCCCGTGAACAGCCGCATGCCCAGGGCAGCCGCCCGAGACGCGGCAGTGAAGGCCCACGTGGCCGCCGTGGACGCAGCAGTGCTCACGGCGTAGGCGACCTGCTGGATCCGGAACAGGATCAGGGCTGCCCGGCTGGAGGCGACGGCGCCGTTGCTCGCGACTACGGACGTGCCGAACAGCCAGGTGGCCGCAGTGGCGGCGGCCTGGTAGATCGCGTACAGCTTCAGCGCCAGGTTCACGGCGAGGATGGCCGGGACGAGCAGCCGCAGCACCGGCGTGGGGATAGCCGACACGATCTGGGCGAAGAGCTGGAGCATCAGTAGCCCGACCCCGCCCAGGGGCCCGGCCGCAGAAGCGATGTCCCCGAGGGCCGAGGCGAACTCCTTGATGGCCGGGACGGCCCCCTGCGCCCGCTCCATGAACGTCGCGAAGCCCTCGCTCTTGCCGAGGTTCGCGCCGAAGTCGGCGAAGCGCTGCGTCAGCTCGACCATGCCGCCGGACATGTCGCTCTGCACGGGCATGAACGCGTTGATCATGCCGACGACGCCGACGGTGATGTTCTTGATGGTGGTAAGGAAGTTGCCGAGGGCCGACCCGGCGTTGCCCTGGAGGTTCTTGCCGAACTCGGAGAAGACCCGGCCCGCCTGGCCCTCGCCGAACGACGACGTGAATTCCTTGATCTCCCGAGCGGCGATCTTCACGAAGGGGGTCAGCTTGGGGAGGATCTCCCGGATTTTGTTGATACCGGCCGTGAAGATCGGCATCGTGGTGCCTGACAGGGAGTCCGACCACTTGTCGATGTCGTCTTTCAGATCCTCGAACGCCAGCGCCGTCTTGCGGGTGGCCGGCGTCATGGCCTTCAACTTCTCGTCGTAGATGGCCTGCGACTTGCGCGCGGTGTTGGTGGCGGTCGTGACCTCGCCCAGCGCCTTGTTGTACGCCTGCGCCTTCTCCTTGGCCTCGGCGGACATCCCAGCAGTGATCTTGATCTGCTGGCCGTACTTGACGCCCATCTCCTTGGCCAGACTCTGGGCATGCCGCTTGGCGAGTGCCGCCTTTTCATTGGCTTCCTCAGCGATGTCCAGCTTCTGACTGGCCTCGGTGATTTTCTCGAACTGCGGGACCACGGCCGCCGCGAAGGCTCCGCCCGCCGCGCCGGCGGAGGCGAGGGTGGCCGTCATGGCACCGGCCCCGGCGGTCACTGCCGCCTGGACTGGGAGGAACGCACTCGCGAGGGCGTGCGAGCCGATCCGTCCCAGCCCCTCTACCGCCTTCATGGCGGGGGACGTGTCGGCGTCGATTCGGACGAACCCGGCTCCGATCAGCGTGCCGACGGGCATCTACAACACCACCCCTTGTGCAGCGAGGAACTGCTGGCTTGCGTCCTCATCGCCGTGCCACCACCACGGGGCGCCATCCTCGATCTCCACCGGCTCGGGCTCGGCCTGGCCCGGGACACGCCACAGGCGTACCTCCAGCTCGGAGTCCAGCCGCTGCTGCGCGGCGTCCTCCGGCTCGCCCTCACGCGATTCCGTCCGCTGGCTCATCTCGTAGTAGACGAGGTTCAGGAAGCGATCGACGGGGAGCTGGCGGATATCGACACCTCGGCCGGTGTACTGACCGTCGAGGTAATGCCAGGTCCCGGGCCGGAGGGCCCAGAGGGCGAGACCAAGGACGGTTCGGTAGGGCGGAGCCCGTACTGCTCCATCAGCCAGGTGACGATGTCCTCCACCTGGTCGATCTCGATGGGGTTGTCCCGGTCGCGCATGCGCTCGTTGAACCGCTTCAGCGAGTCGGGCAACAGCACGACCTCCAGCATCGAGCGGAAGGCCTTGAGCTGCTGGTCGATGGTCGCCGAGGTGTCCATGCTGGAGAACTCCGTGGCGAAGTCCAGCAGCACCTCGGCAGGCACGCCCCGCGCGGCGTGGAAGATGTCGTCACCCTCGCGGAAGGAGATGTCCTTCCGCTTCTTGGTGAAGTCCTTGATCCCCGAGTTCTCCGTCATGGCGCGCACGGTAAGCCCACAGCACCCCATGATCGTTCCGGAGCGTGTCAGCCCATGCGCAGGGCCTTGGTCAGGAAGTCGTTCTTCTTCGTCCCCGGGTGATTGACCACCCGGGCGAACACGACCCCGCGCTTCGTGGTGAACCGCAGTACCTGCCGTGTGCGGGGTCTGATCTGGTGAGGCCTCGTCCCCTTGATCACGTACATAGTCGCCTCGTGGGTGGACTCCACGCGGACGTGCCGCCCGACCACCACGGCGCGAACCTGACGGCCCATCTTCCCCGGGGCCATGCGCCGGGCGTTGCGCTGCACCCGGCGGGCCTTGCGGATCAGTTCCTTCATCACCGGCGAGTCGGGCGCGAGGAGGAGTTCGTTGACCCCGCCGGCCCGGATCTCGATGCGCGCGGCGGGCACGTCAGCTCCGCACCAGGCAGACGCGGGCGGTCAGGTTCACGCCTACACAGCCGCCCTCGGGCCCGACCGGCTCCACCGGAGTGATCAGATAGTCCAGCACCTGGTCGTCGTTCTTCAGGCGGCACATCAGGGCTGATACGGCGTCCAGCATCTCGGTGGCGTCCTGGAGCAGCAGGCCCGCCGCCGCGTCCAGCTCATCTGCCGGAGGGGCTGCCTCCACGCCGTTGGGGTTCGGGGCGCAGCGCACCACGGCCACGGTGAACTGTCCCACTTCGTACGGCGGCTGGCAGGCGCCGCTCACCGTCTCAGACTCCTCGGGGAAGTTCTCCGACAGGTACACCCGCGACATGCTGACGGCGAGCATTCCGCCGCAGTCGCACGAGTCCCAGGCGATTTCCCCAGGGACCTGGCCGGCGCGCTTCGGCTTGGACGTGAGCCCGGCCTTCACGGCCGCCACGAGGTTCTGCCCGACGATGTACCAACGCGCCTTTCCTTCGATCACAGCCGCCTCCGCAGGATCCTGTCGACGTCGTACACCCGGCCGCGCTGCTTCAGACCGTCAGGGTTTTCGGCGGCGAGGAACATATCCACGAGGTACAGGCCGGTGCGGCCGTCCTTGAGCAGTTGCCCCATGTCGGGGTACTGGATGGTGACGCCCTGGCGCACGAGCTGCGTCACGCCCGGCGGCAGACGGCAGTCCACACCGGTCCCGGCCTTGGCGATCTCGCAGGCCAGCTCACCCATTGCCAGGCGCCCGGAGTCCGGCACCGGCTCACCGACGACTGCCCGCACGGACCAGGTGCCCGGCTGGTCGTCGTCGCGAGCGAGGTTGTTGCAGCGCGGCCACGCGTGACCGTCGGTCCGCATCAGTGTGCGGCCGTCCAGCCGGTAGGCGCCGGTGGCCATCGGCGTGCCGTCCAGCTTCACCTCCACGATGCGGCTCGTGTTGTCGGGCATGCGGACGGTGGAGATGTTCACGCAGGAGCAGCCGACCGAGCACTGCCCGGCGCAGTACGGAAGGCGGTAGAAATCCCACGGTGGCATCGAGTAGCCGACGCGCCAGCCCCAGTCCCACAGCGGGACGGCAGCCCAGTCGCCGCAGTCCTCGGCGCACGGTCGCAGCGTCACCTCACACTGCCCGAAGCGGCGCCCGGACAGAGCCCACAGAACACGCGTGGCGGCGGACACCGCGTACCCGGTCAGCTCGGGCGAGTAGGTGGACACGTCGCACGTCCAGTAGACCGGCCAGTCCTCGCACGGCCCGAACTCGGCCACGATGCCCTCCTACGCGGCGAACCGCATGATTCCGTTGCTGGACCACACGATGGTGAAGCTGCCCGAGACGACGGACTGCGGGCCGCCGAAGTACAGGTAGGCCACCCCCTGGTCGGCGACGGTGCCGCCTGTGATGGAGTCGTCATAGATCAGGCAGCCGTACGCGTCGGACAGCGTGAGAGTCCCGCCGGCGGAGAGGTCGGCAGCGTCGAACATGACCACGCCGGGTTCCGGGTTGGTGAAAGTCTTGGACGCCAAAATCCGGCCGCCCGCAGCCCAGTTGGCCCCGCCGGTGATTTCCCGCGCAGTCGTCCAGGTGCCGGCTCCGTATCCGGTGTCGGCGACGGCCGCGTCACGGTCGGGGGTGACGGTGTTGTCGAACAGGGCTGCCTTGAGCGTGTCGGAGTCCAAGCCGGTGTAGCCGGTCCCGGAGGCCTGCATCATCGGGCCCCGGATCCACTCCCGGAAGGCCCGGCTGTCCGTCCACGCCATCGGCTTATCCCCTCGTAACCCGAACGGTCGGAGCGAAGACTGTGCAGTCCTGGCCGTCGTCCCGCTCCGTCACCACGGACATCACCGGCCGGCCCTCGCCGTCGTACTGGACGTCCTCGCCTCCCACGTAGTCCTCCCGGAGCACGGCCCGCACCCGGGCCCGCACGCCCTCCAGGACCATCGGAGCGAGCAGGCCCCGGAGGCCAGCACAGGTGTGGAAACGGTTGTCTGCCCCAGCCGTGACTTCCGTGTGGTCGCAGTTGGGGCAGACCCAGTGCTGCTCCGCCGTAAGGATCACGACAGAGTCAGCGGGTTGACCTGCGGGTCGGGCGGAGCCGTGGTGGTGATGTTCCACAGCCAGTGCTCGCCTGCGTGGGCTGTCTCGCCGGCCGGCAGCCACGACGTGGCCCCGGGCCCGTTGCCCCACCCGATGACCGGTGTCGTAGACACGGCCTGTGTTTCGGACTGGACCTGGAGGGTGGAGCGTCCGTTCTCCACGGTGTACGTGCCGATACGGGACGCACCGACGTTGGGCCACGCGTTGTAGATGTAGCGTTGCGCGCCGGACGGGTCACACGACCCGGACCCGGCCACTCGCTGCCAGACCTCCAGCGAGTACCGGTTGGACGGCGAGCCCTCCGCGAAGGCGAAACCCGTGCCGGTTACCCCGGCACCGTTGACGGTCAGCTCCCGCGCACTCGCGAGGTACGCGACGCCGGTGGTGTTGATCTCGCAGAAGTCGATGGTCAACTGCATGCGCTTGAGGACCGGGTCGTCCTTCTGGTTCACGCAGGGCGTGCCGTCGGCCGTGCGCTCGAAGAACTCCTCACCGTCCTCGTACTGCGGTTCCATCTGCACCTGAACGAAGCCCTTGGTCACCACGACCAGGGATCCGGTTCCTGTGACCGGGTTGCCGCAGGCGTCCACGCGGACGATCCGGGCGTGCGTGCCCTTGATCGCGGTTGCGGCCGAAGCCACGGTAGCTACCACTGCTGTCACCCCTTACGTGGGTACGCCGAGAGTCATGAGGGCGGCCAGGTGCGCGCACTCCCAGCCGAACAGGTACGTGCGAGACGCCTGTTTGCGGACGGTGTTGTTGGACCGGTCGAACGTGCCTGGGAAGTCCCGTACGGCCACATCGCTGCGGTAGCCGAACAGGGCGCCGGTGGCGTAGATCCAGGCAGATCCCGCAGGAGCCGCCGCGCCGTCGGGGCCGGACCCGGTGTACCCGGCCGCCGCGACGACCCGGTGCCCGCCGGGCGTCCGCAGGACCCCGCCCGCGTCCTGGCGGACAAGGTCCCGGGATGTCAGGGTGGCCAGGGCGGCCACGGGAACGTGGACCACGCCCTCCCCGCCGTACTGGTCGGCGAGCGCTCCGTCCAGGCGGCCGACGACCGTGGCTGCGTCGCCGGCTGTCGCCACCACCGTGTCGGCGGCCGTCTGGAGCCGGATGCCCTGCGGGTCGTCCAGAACGGTATCGGCGGCCAGGTGCGGCCAGACGGTGGCTTGGTTGCCGGCCTGCCCGGTCCAGAACGCCCGGCCCACCTGGAAGGCCTCGCTGCGGTCCAGCGCCTGCACCGCCTGGTCCACGTCCGGCAGGCCGATCAGCGAGCAGTCGAACGCCGCGTACACCGTGAACGCTGTGGCGCCCCGGTCCACGCCGCTCGCCGTCGGCTCCAGCGGCGGTGCAGGCGGTACGGATCCGTCGGTGCCGGTGACGGCGATGCACTTGTCCGCGTAGGTGGTCTGCGCGCCGCCGCACCAGTCCGTCCAGGTGACACCCTGCTGCCAGTGCGGCCCGGTCGGCGCCGGGTGCTGAGCCGCGTCCCACAGTGCGTTCGGGAGCGCGACGAAGTCGGGCCCGTCGACTATGCCCCGGATACCGGCCACGTCACGCTCCCTCCATCGCTGTTGCGGTCAGGACTCAGAGCTGGTGACCGAGGGTCTGGTCAGCGCTGCCAGAGCCGTTGACCGCGAGCGTCGCCCGGTACAGGCGGGACTCGTGGCCGACCCTGGCGACCAGGTGCGCCTCCTCCGCCCACAGGGCGCTGTGGTCGTTCTCCGCGTTCAGCAAGCTGTCCCGGATGACGCCGAGGTCAAGCTGGAGACCGTTGCCGTGCAGGAAGGTGCCGGCGGCGTACATCATGAAGTCCACCGCTGTCGGCCAAGCCGTCATGTGCGTGTCCACGCGGCCGAACTGGCCGGAGCCGCGCACCTGCCAGTCGGAGACGAACTGCGGGCGCACCGCGCGGTCGGTGAACCAGGCGATGATCTGGGCGTCCGACACCGATTCGCGCTCGACCTTGGTCCGCCAGGCCAGGTCGGCCCGGATGACCGCCAGCGTCCAACGCGGCAGGACGACCTCCAGCACCGCGTCCTCGCGCATGGCGAACTTCGCGCGGTAGTCGATCGCCGCCAGCTCCACGCCGTTGAGCAGCGTCTGCGCGGCCGGCTTGTTCGCCGCGCCAAGGGCGATCGCCGAGGTGGACCGGGCCACCATGAGGGAGATCAGCCGGGCGTTGATCACGTGGCTGTAGGCCGCGCGCAGCAGCCGGATGAAGTTCTGCGTGGCTTCGGGGTAGGCGTCGTCGGTGAGGTTGCCGGCGGTGAGGCTGATGCCGTACGCCTCCAGCCGCGTCTCGTCGAACGTCGGGCACGGAACCCGCAGGGTGGGCTTGTTCACCGAGCCGGTGACCGTGGCGATGTCGTCGGCCTCGGTCCACAGCCACGGGTCCGAGGCGTTGCTGAACGGGAAGGCGAAGCCGCCGAAGCCGCTCGCCGGGTTGCTGCCCGCGTTCTGGAAGAACACGTCACCGATGCTGGGGCTGACCGGGTAGCGGATGCCGCCCCGGGAGACACCGACGGTCGGCAGGTCGATGAGACCCACCGGGGTGTCGGCGATGTTGAAGAAGTCGTAGCTCACCTCGGACGGGGCGCACCAGCCACCGCCAGCCAGCAGGGCGTCGGCCTGGCCGCGCTGCTGTGTCATCGAGTGCCACAGCTCTTCCACCGTGGAGGCCGAAGTGCGGTCGTCCACGGTGTGGTCGAACTGGTTGCGCACCGAGGCCACAAGGTGGCGCGGAGCGCCCCGGTCGCCGTACTGCGTGGTCGGCACGGCCTTGGCCTTAGCGCGGAAGGCCTCGCTCAGAGCCTCCAGCGTCGGCATGGACTGCCCGGCCGCCACACCGGGGATGTCCACCGACGCGGTGACGGCCATGGTCTGCGCGTCCGGAGCCTTGGCGCGCGGGGCCCGCTCACGGACCTGGGACAGGGAGGCCACGCGCTTGCGGACATCGTCCGGGGCCTGGTCGCCGAAGAGGATGCTGGCCACACCCCGGGCGGTGGCCTCGGTCAGCGCAGCGAGGTCGACACGGCTGCCGGCGGTGACGGGCGCGGCGCCCTCGCCCCCGTCACCGCCTTCGCCGCCCTCACCGACGTGTACGGACTGCCGCAGCAGCGCCATACGCCGGGTGGCTTCCTGTTGCGCGGTGGCAGCCGTCTCTTCCGCGCGGACGGCACGCACGCGCAGCTCAGCGCGAATACGGTCCAGGTCGCGTGTCAGGCACTCGCTGTAGCTGATGTGTTCGGGGGTGATGTGCTGAAGTCCTGAGACGCGGTCGAACTCCGCGACCGCGTTGGACTCCAGCTCGCGCAGCTCGGCCTCGCCCACAAGGGTGAGGTCGTCAGGTGCGGTGAAAAGCTCCGGTTCCGGCACTGAAACCTCCGTGGGAAGCGGCCGAGATCAAGTCGGCGCGCAAGGTACACACGAACGGCCGAATCGCCAAAAGTCACAAGGACCCTGACGATTCGGCCGTTGTCGCTGCTCAGCCGCCGATCGGGGGCGGCGGGGGCGGAGCCGGACGGTTGCAGCCACACATGTCGATCACTCCTCTCCGTGGACTTTGCGGGACAGGGCTGTGAGGACGCGCCGGTAGGCCCACTGGTCCAGCTCGTCCTCGGTGAGGCCCTCGGAGAGCTGCGGGATACCCGCCGCGACGAGGGCGAGCTGCTGGCCGGACGTGAGGTGCGTCTTCAGCTTGGGGACGGGGAAGCCGGGGACGTTCACCGCGAGCAGGCCGACCAGGCGCAGGCTCCCGCCGATGCGGCGCCAGTCGCCGGAGACCTGGCCGGCCGCGCGCAGTTCGTGGATGCGCGACTCAGAGGTGCCGGGACGGATGGACCCGGCGACCCAGATGCCGTGCGCGTCGTTGCCCACTGCGACGTCTGCCACGGCCGCGCCGGTGTTGTCGTAGTGGTCGGCCGCCGCGCGGTAGCCGTAGGACAGTGGCGCGTGCCCGGTGCCGACGGTGATCTGACCGACGGAGACGGACGCGCCGTCCTCGGTCCAGACGTTGCCGGTCATGTAGTACGGGTGGGACTCCTCGTGCGGCGGGGTGACGCACACACCCTCCTGACCGATGTGGCACGTGCCCCACAGCGCGGCGTGCCCGTACACGCGGCCCTCCGGCGTGACCGTGATCCCCGTCGGCACAGACAGCTTCGGGTCGGCGAACCAGCCGGCCGGCGGGCGCACCGGCGCCTCCACCGTACGCGCGTAGGCCGTACGGACCCGCGTCTCGCGCACCGCGCCGATCGGCTCCCCGCCAGCGACGACCGCGCCGTCCTCGTCCAGCAGGGCGATGTACGCCTCGGCGAACGCCGGAATGTCCACGAGCGTCGCGGCCCGGATACGGCCCCGGTGAAACACCACCTTCTCCGGCGACGCGAACAGCATGTCGAACGGGGAGCCCTCGCCGTCCTCTTCCGGGTCGGACGGCCACACCAGTTCCATGTCGGCGTCCTTGATCGAGTCGACGTCCACCGACACGCCGCGCAGGAACTGGCCTTTGATCTTGCCGTGGACGGTGCGGCCGTCCTCGGTGGACAGGTCCAGCACGCCCTCGCCCATGACCAGGCCTCCGTCCTCCCGCCACACCTTGTCGATGCGGCCGACGTTGACCGCGACGGTGTGCGGCTCTCCGCCGTGCGAGTCCTCCTTGTTCCAGCGCAACGGCAGCGGCAAGTCCGCCCACGTCAACGCCTCGGGCTTGAACTCCCGGCCGTCACCGGTCTCGATGCCCTCCACCGTGAGCGGCCCGCGCCACGGCGCGGTCTCCCCGCCGCCCATCTCGCTGACCGGCGGGCCTGCCACCTTCTCGGCGTCGGCCGCCGCACCGTGGGCCAGGGTCTCCGGGCCGTGCTCACCGCGCAGCGTCCGCGTGCCCCCGGCTGCCTCTTCCTCGTCGGACTCCGGCACGCACTCGCCGGACTCCTCGTCCAGCTCCATGCCGGGCGGGCACCGCTTCTCTTCGGCCGCCGTCTGGTTCTTTTTCAGACGCTTGTCCTTCGGAGTGCCGGGGTTCGGTTCCCCCTTACCCAGTTCTTCAGTCGCTTCGGTCGCTGCTTCGGTCGTCATGAACTGATCTCCTTCCGCCGCGTCCTGAGCGGCCGGGTGGGTGTCGGCACTTGCCGTGGTCGCCGGGCTGCGTACGTCCTGCCAGACGGCGATGAGGAAGCCCCGGCAGGCGTTGCCGTACCGGGCGCCGGTGCAATCGCGGTAGCCCATGACCGGGTACTCCGCCACGGCGGCGTCCAGAGTGGTGAAGGTGCGGCCGTCGATGGCCTTGCACGGCTCGCAGGTGCGGCGGTCGAGAATCTCGCTGGCCACGTAGCTGGACGCGGGTGGAGCCGCTTCCATCACAGCGTTCCGCCCGGCATTCTGAGCAGCCGTCATTGCCTGGCCGATGGAGGCCCGTACCGAGGTGTCGTCGACCGTGGCCAGTTCCCGGTCTACTTCGGCCGCGATCTGGTCCGTCGGTCGGCTGGAGCGCAGCAGCCCGGAAAGCTTGCGCTTCGCGGCCGTGAGCAGCGCACCGGACATCAGGTCACTGGCCAGCTCTGCAACAGAGGCCAGCAGGCGCCGGCCGGTGAGCGCAGCGGTGACCGCGTCCTCGTCGCCCTCGGGCAGGGACCAGTCCGGCACGGCGACGCCCTGCTGCTCTGCCTCGCGCTGGCACGCCCGGCCCGCTTTGACCGCGTACTCCTCCATGAGGGTGAGCAGTGTGGCCGTGGCGGCCCGGCTGTCCAGGGTCAGCTCGGGGATGGAGTCCAGCCTGTCGTCGGCAAGGTCGCGGGTGATCTGCTGCCGCAGGTCCAGGCGCCAGGCGGCCGTGACCGACCTCAGCGACTGCATCGCCCGGTTCGTCGCGGCTTCCCACTCCTGATGCACGGAGGCGAAGTCGACGCGCGAGGCCAGCTCCAGCTCGGTCGGCTCCCGGCGCAGCGGCCCGGCGGCGGCCGTCACCGCGTCGCCGGTGAGCGGGATGTCGTGGTCCTCGTCCCCGAAGCTGACCCGGATCCGGTCGAACATCACCTCGCCCAGCCGCTGCTCCAGCTCGGGGAGGAACGCGGGGTCGTCGCTGTACGCGGCGCATATATGGGCGACCCAGGGGCTGTGCGGCTTGGGAATCAGCGTGGACGTCCCGGACCGCAGCAGTGCGTGAGCCGCCAGGCTGCGGTACGCCTCCAGGCCCGTCCCATACTCGGTCACGGCGGCCTCGTCCGGACCGTCACCCACGGACCACACCCAAGACGGCTCGTCGCTGTCCCCGTTCCAGTGCGCGGCCCCGAATACTTTGGCCGTGACCAGCGGCATGTCCTGTGCGAGCGCGGTCAGTTCGTCGACCAGGGCCGTGCGCGCATCGGCCGGGTGCGCGTCCGTCTTGCCCAGGTAGTACAGCGTGCAGTGCAGCTCCTCGGCCGGCTCGCCGCCGGGTATCGCGAGGCGTTCGGCGTCCTCGGCCGTCGGCATGAGGGCGATCATGCAGCCCTGCGTGTGCGAGCCGTCGGCGGCGGCCGTCACGACCGGCGGGTGCTGGTGGTCAGTGCGCGGGGGCATGGCCGTTCACCGCCCTTGGAACGAGCGAGGTGGAGATCATGGCCGTGGTGTCCGCGTACGGGCTACGACCGTCCAGGACCAGGCGGCCGAAAGCGTCCAGGTGGCAGAGGTACGTCCCGCTGCTGCCGGGCCGTACGGAGGGAGCTGCCGCGACGACTGCGTGTGTGAACGGGCACGAGTACTCGTGCTCTCCGCAGATGCCGGGGTGCAGCAGGTCCCACCGGTTCGTCGCGCCGACGCGGAGCATGTGCTGCGTCCGGGCCTGCTGTACGAGCCGTTGCGCTCGCTCAGCCGTAGCCTGCTGGTCTCGCGAGGGTGGCCCGGTCCGGCCCTGTGTAGGCGAGGGTTCATCGCTCGGCGGCGCCGCGCGGCCCGCGCCCTCCTCGGTCGGCTGCTGGTTCGCCGGCGGAGGCGTGTCGCCCTGCTGCACGGCTTCGGCTGTGCCGGGATCCTGCGGGGAGACCGGGACGATCTGCGGGACGTCCTCGCCGAGCAGCTGCGCCAGGGCCGACGCGGCGCCGGACGGCAGGGTGCGGATGATGGACTTGAGGGACTGTACCCGCAGCTCTTCGTCGTCCGGTGCGTCGTCCTCGTCGAACCCCAGCTCCCGGCGGTACGCCTCGCCGGACAGCTCCAGCCGGTCGTAGGCCAGGGTGGCGTTCCCGCTGCGGTCCGGGCTCAGAGCCAGCTCGCTCATGTCGTACCAGACGACCCACGCGGCCGGGTCCTCTCCGGACGCTTCCAGCCGGGGCTGGAGGTAGCCGCGCGTGAGGGCGTCGCAGATCAGTTCCGCGACGGGGGCGATGTGCGTCTTGAGCCCGGATTCCTCGATCTGCCACTGCCCCCAGTGGTTGACGTCGCCCATGCCCAGCAGCACGTCGGCCGGCATGTCCAACTTGGTTGCCAGTCGCTTGATCGCGCTGTCCCGCTTCTCGATGATCTTCTCGTCAATCTTCAACGTGAAGTCGACGTGTTTCACTTTCTCGATGGCCTCGGCCGGGCCGACCAGCGGGATGGGCACCACGGCCGAGGCGGTGCCGGGGTTCTGAATCGCCGTCGCGGCGATCTCGATCCACTCGGACATCAGCGGGTTGGCGTTGTCCGGGTCGTTGGCGAACTCCTCGCGAACCGGGAACGAAAGCTCGTCAGGGAGCAGAAGGAGGCCGGCAGAGGCCAGCCGGGACAAGTACTCGGCTGCGATCTTCCGGTTGACCAGCTCCAGCTCACGCATGATCTCGCGAGCACTGCGCGCCGGGGAGTCTGCCATGTGGAAGTAGCGGTCATGCGGTCGCCAGACGCGGACGACGTGGTGGTCCTCGGCGAGGTCACGCCAGTCCTGGCCGGTGGTGGCCGACTCCTCGTCCATCACCTGGTACTTGCCGGACTGCACGCGGATTTCGTCCACGGACCGGACCTGCCAGCGCTCGACTTTGCCGTCCTGCTCGCCGACCAGATAGCCCTCGCCGGGCAGCGCGAGCTGAACCGTGAGGCGTCGCATGAGCTGCGACTGGCCGGCGACTCCCCCGCCGAACAGCATCATGAGGTCGGCGGCTGTGCCGGAGGTGACGATGTCCGGTTCATCGGAGCCCGGCTTCAGGCGGCCCGCCCGCAGGCGCACCCGGGAAAGCATGTTGGCCAACCACCCGACGCCGTAATTGAACTCGCCGAGCGTGTCGTGGAAGCGCCAGACCTCTTCCTGCCAGGCCTCGGTGCGGCGCAAGAACTTGGTCTCCGGTCCGGGCGGCGGAGCAGCGGCGGCCGTCAGCCCTTCAGGCAGCTGAGGCAGCGGAGCGGGCTCCCGAGCCACGCGCCCCCGGAATGCGTCGTACCACGGCACGGCATACCTCCCCGGTTCGGATCGGAGGGCATGGTAGCCGCGATCATCCGAATAGCCGTTTTCACGGCAAACGGGGTCCTGCCCGCGCGTGAGCCCCGCCGACCACCACACCGGCGGGGCTCACGCACCCCTGTGCACCCTGACCCGAGGAAGTCGGGGAAACGTGGGCACTGTACGTCGGAAGGTCGTTTTCGCCTACTCACGCACGAAGGCCCCGGAGCGGGGATGCTCCGGGGCCTGTGGGGTGTTCCGGTCCGATGCTCTACACGCCGGCGGACCCCCGTTGCCAAGGCGTCCCCGAATATGCTCGGTGGCCGCCTCCGGGAGTGTAGACGTGGGTGGCCAGGGCCGTTTGAACGAGGTGGTCGGCGATGGCCCGCGAAATGACCATCCCTGTAGACGTCTCCACGAAACCGAACTGGCCCGCCGGGTTCGCTTCCAGGAACCACCACGTGCCGCCCTGGTCGACGGCGAAGTCCAGGGCGGCGTACTCCAGCCCCAGCGTCTGCATGAGTTTCCGGACTTTCTGCGTCAGCGGCAGGCTGGCGCCCACAGCCTCAAAACCCAGGTCGTCCTCCGGTGCCGCCCTCCAGTCGAACGCACCGCCGGCGGTGACCTTGCACGGGAACATCCGGTCGCCGATCACCGTCAGTCGGATGTCGTGCGTCTTGTCCACAGGCCGCTGGAAGTAACACACGCTCTGCCGCACGTGATCTGCGTTGGCCAGGATCTCCCCGGAGGACACCAGCCGGGCCTGGACGAACCGGTCCGGGTGTGCGGTGAGGGTCTTGCACACCACCTTGCCGCCTTGTTCGGCGGCGAACGCAGCGGCCTGGTCGGGGTCGTTGGTGAACAGTGCGGGTGGAGTCCGGAGGCCGAGAGACGAAGCGACGTGCAGTTGCCGTGGGCCGGGCCGGGCAGCCTGTGCCCGGAGCGGGTGGTTCACCCACAGCGTCCCGTCAAGGCCGTACAGGAAGTCCTCCAGGATGGCCCGGGACTCCTGCTGCTCCCACCCACCGGGCAGGCCCGGGTGCCACCAGAAAACGGAGACAACCGACTGCGAGAGCGTGGAGCGGTGGTTGTCTTCGATGGTGAACCGTAACGGCTCTCCGTCTGAGACGCCGGTCATCCTCAGGGCCCCCGGACGCGCGAGGTCAGCAGGGTTCAGGCGGTGGATGGTGACGCCGCGTTCCTGGATCTGCCGTATCACGAGATCGGCGCTGAGGTCGTCAGGCGCGGTGACGACAAGCACGGTGGGTGGGAGCGGCATCAGTCGTCGTCCTTCTTGTGCCCGGAGGAGTTGTGGGTCATGGTCGGCCCGAGCAGGGCGTGCGGGGCGTGGGCGAAGTCGTCGTCCTTCTTGAATCCCTTGCTGTTGTGGGTCATCGTCATGGACTGGACGTCGGCGACGTCGATCACGGCGTCCCCAGCCGTCGTCACGTTGAGCTGGCGGAAGGGGTCGAACGTGAACTCCGGGGTTCGGTCGGCGGGCGGGGCCGGGACCTCAGCGAGGAGTGCAAAGGGGGTGCTCGTGGCGGTCACGATGCCATCCTTCGGATGTGGGGGCCGCGCTCTGACGGCCCGTTCCTATGTTCCTGGTTCCGTACTCCTGATCCGCGCCCGGGGAGACCAGCTCCCAAGGGTCGTCGATCATGGATTAATTAAACCATAGTTGTGGGATGCACGCAACCCTCAGGTACGAAGAAACCCCGGAGCGTGAGGGGCTCCGGGGTTCACGGCTGAGGAAGGGTCAACGGTCGTAGGGGTCGTCGACGGCGTTGGCCTCGTAGTGCTCGAACCCCCGCTCCACTACCTTGCGCCAGACGAGGCGGCGGCCGATGCGCTGGTTGGCCCAGCGCTTGGCCTTCTCCACGTCCCGCGCGGGCGTCTCGCTGAACGTCTCGTGGCAGTCGCGGACTTCGCCTTCCAGTTCCCAGCCGGGGACGTCCACGTCGATCATTCCCGGAGTCAGCTTGTTCACGGCCATGATCGTTTCCTCATTCCTTGGTCGGGTTTTCGGTGCGCTGCTCGCTTGATCAGGACATGATCAGAGGGTTATCCGGCGCATACGCGGCCTCGCCGACGCCGATCACCGTGTTGCCGGTGACGTAGACGCTGCGGACGACCAGCACCTCCCGGTCGGCGTCCAGGCCGAACTCCTCGCGCTCCTCGTCCGTCGTGGTGCGGACGATGCCCGTTTTGGACGCTACCTTCACCGGGTTGCCCGAACGGTCCTGATAGACGGCCTGCCACGTGGGGTCACAGGCCCGGGGCTCGTCGATCTCGGGGACGACGTCGGCAACCGCGAGGTGCACCCACGACTGCGACGCCTGCACGACCGCGCCCCCACGGATCACCGTACGGACGCGGTTCACGCACTCGCCCTCCCCGAGGAACTCGGCGACCCAGTCAGGCGCCTGCACGCGGACGCTCCGCTTGTGGTTGATCGTCTCACCGGCCTGCGTAATGCCCTGGATACGCTTCTCACCGACGATGAGCCGACGCCGGTCGGCAACGAACACTCCCTTGCCCTGCTGGGAGGTGACGTAGCCCTCAGCCTTCAAGAGCGCGATCCCCCGGTACACCGCGTTGTCGCTGATCATGAATTGCTTCATCAGGGCCGCCGTCGGCGGCAGTCGGTCGCCCGGCTTCAGTGTTCCCAGGTCAATACGGGCCCTCAGGTACGAAACCATGCGTGCGACGGTCCCTGCCATGGGTATCTCCTCGGGTCTTCCTATCGGATGTGGTTGACGGTACCCCAGCCGTGCCTTAGCTTCCTACAGGAGGGGCAGTTCCTGTAGGAAGTCTCACAGGGGCATTCCCGTGAATTCGATAAATCACACACGGAGGACCGCATGGCCGCCACCAGCACTCTGTCCGACGTCGAGACGACCGCCCGGCGGGCGATGGAGATCCACGGACAGTGGATGGCCGACCCGGAGATGCCTGCCGTCGCCGGGAGCATGGCCGACGCGGTCCGCGTCCTGGCTATCCGGGCCGCCGTGCACGAGGCGACCGGCGACGAAGACGCGGCGGCCCTGCCGGCCCCGGAAGGGGTGGAGATGTCGGGCCTGCTCCTGGGCCTCCAGTTCCCCGAGCTGCACCGTATTATCGAACGTACGTGCCATCGCTTCATCGCGGGCGCGGCGGGGACACGGTGGCAGTCCGGCGACTACACGCACCGGGTGTACGTCGGTGCCTTCGGTGCGGCGGGTGGCCGGCACTGGTCCGTGTGACGGACCGCAACAGCGAAGCCCCGGGACCTGTGGTGGAGTCCCGGGGCTTCGTCGCGTCTGGGGTCAGTGCGCGGCGAGGTCACCGACATACTGCGTGCCGGTCTCACGCTGGTTGGTAATCCGGTGGGTCACCTCAACCTCGGCGCCACAGCGGCAGACGACGGTCTCCCCGTCCTTCCACGGCCCGGGGTCCTCCGGAGTGGGGTTCGGCTCACCGAAGAGACCCGACGGGTCGGGCTGGCACCAGCGGTCGACAGTCTTCCGGGTGCACGTGGTGGTCTGAGTGTCGCTCATCCTGTGTTCTCCTCGGTTCGGGTGGGCCCCAAAGCGTAGTTGTCCCGGGGCTTCGTCGTGTCTGGCGTCAGTGGGTGCTGTGGCCGGCCTCGGCGCAGGCGACAGCGGGGATCAGTTCGACGGCTACAGCGGTCATGGTCGGTTCCTTTTCCTTGGTCCGGCGGGCCCCTGCCCGATGACTTAATTAAATCATAGCTCGGGCAGGGGCACAACCCGTCAGTCTGCGTGCACGTCGCAGGGCGATCGGCTGCACGAGCGCAGAAGGTGTGCGGCTATCCCGGCCGCCTTCCAGTCGTCCCCGGCGGTGAACTGTGGGCGCCGTGCGGCCCAGCGCTCCATGACCTCGGCGAGCGCGGGGCCGTCGTAGTAGTCGCTCCACCCGAACTGCGCTATGTGGTCGACCCATGAGGTCCGGCTGTTCTCGTACGCCGACCGGCCGATGTGGTGGCCGCTGCTCGGGTCGATGTCCTCCGGGTCCACACCCATCGCGAAGCACAGTGCTATACGCGCGTCGTTCATGTTCGTGCGCTGCTCCACGTCGGCCACGGTCTTCAAGCCGCCGTGGCCCCGGGCGAGGCTGAACATCCGCAGGCGGGCGTTGCTCCGCATCCTGTCGTTAGCGGTGCGCGTCATGGTCCTTCTTTCCTTGGTCTGCCGGGCGTCAGGTGTCGTACTTCTCCCGAGCCTCTACCTGCTTCTCGCGGACGGCCGCGATGAACTCCTCCACGTCCTCGTCGGCCACGTGCACGAGTTCGCCACCCGCGTCCAGCACCGGGACCAGGGCAACCACCGGACGTCCGCCGCTATCCCGCGCAGCGGTGATCTCGATGCTGTCTCCGGACTCGTCGGTGTACGTGATCACCTTTCCGTGCCTGGTCAGCCCACTCATCGGGTCCCTCTTTCCTTGGTCAGTTGGCCTCGTCGGCCGAGGGCTTCCTGAACGGAAGAACCTTGGCCGGCGGGCGCTCGCGAGGCGGGATGGCCGGTGGGGTGGCCGCGCGCTTCTGCTCGGCCTGCTCCCGGAGCACGTCGGTCTTCCGCCGGCCGCACGCCTGGCAGTGCAGCAGTCCGACGAAGGTGCTCAGCCGGGGATCCGCCGTGAAGAGCCACGCGGGATCCGAGGAGAACCCCGGCCGCCACGTAGCACCGCAGATGCATCGGTGACCTGTCCGGGCAGGGCGGCGGATCGGGGTGGGGTCGCTCATGCGACGAGGTCTCCTTGGTCTGTACGGCGGGTCAGGCGGTTCGCTGCACTTCCAGCGAAGCCGTCAACGCGGGGGAAGCCAGAAGCGTTGAAGTGCTGCACCGAGGCTCGGTGCAGTCGTACCAGGTCCCGCACCACCGCTGTTCCAGGGTGTGGCCCGGACGGAGCTGCATCCTGCCGTGCTTGGGGCACTGCGGGAGAGGAGTGGGGAGGTTGACGGCCATGCGTTCCTTCTTTCCTTGGTCTTCCGGCTCGTTGCCCGATGAATTAATTAAACCATAGGGTCCCGCAGAGGACAACCCGGAGGATGCCACGGAACCCGTCTGCCGCAGAATCGCTCTGGGCGAAGCGCAAAACGTGTGTTTTGAGCACGTCGCCGCCCCGATACATCCTGTGTGCCAGACTGGACCCAGGCCCGTTTTCCTCGTGTGAGCGAGTCCGACGGCACGTGACTGCCATGGCTCCCACGGATCGGACATATCACCGAGGCGCGGCCCCTGCTCACCTGAGGCGTCACGGCCAAAGGAGGACAGCCCGCCACCCCTGGGTGCAGACGGGCCAGGGGCCGCAGGGATAGGCTCATCTGCCATGACGATCATGACGGCGGCAGGGGCCGACACGATCTCGGCCGACGGCAACGTGGCGCTGCGCACCATGCTGGGCCTGCGCGAGAAACTGGGCACGGTCGCCCCGCGCGACCCAAAGAACCGCCGGCTCGGACCGCGCGTCCACCGGCTGGACCTCCTGCACGAGCTGTGCGCGCCGGAGACGTTCGAGCACGTGGTGGGGTGGCTGAACTCCGAGCGGCTCACCAGCGACGGCACCCGGCGCGAGTACGCCGACGACGTCCGCCACTGGGCGAGGGCCGCTCGGGAGCTGGTCGGCACCGAGCCCTTCTACCTCGGGGCGATCACCTCCGACGTCATCCCGGCCTGGCGGGCCTGGACAACGGACATCGGCCTCGGGCCCCGCCGGGTCAACCGCCTGGCGTCGTCGCTGACTTCGCTGATCGAGTACACCAAGTTCCGCACCCGGCTGGAGATCATCAACCCCATCACCCGGTACGACCGGCCGGTGATCGACCCGCACGACGAGACGGCCATGACGCCGATTCTCGAAGTGCCTGAGTTCCAGGCCGTGGTGGAGCAGGCGGCCACGCCCCGGCAGGCCCTCGTGCCGGTGCTCATCTACACGCTGGCCGGCCGCGTCTCGGAGTGCTGCGCGGCCGGGATGCAGCACATGAAGCCGTCCGGCGGGGAGTGCAAACTGGACCTGACCCGCAAGGGCGGCAAGGGCCGGAAGTTCACCCTGCCTCCGAAGCTGTGCGAACTCGGGGCCGTGTGCTGGCAGGGCCGGACCTCCGGGCCGCTGCTGCTCGATGACGACGATCGGCCGATGGACCGGCACGCGGTGGACCGGCTGCTGAACCGCCTGGGCCGCGCGGCCGGCGTACTGCCCGGCCGGGACCTCACCCCACACGTCCTGCGGGCGAGCAAGCTCACCCACATGTACGACCAGGGTGTGAAGCCCGACGACATCCGACGGTTCGCCGACCACAGCCAGGTGGCGACGACCATGCGGTACATCCGGCGCCGGGACGACGAGGCGCTCAAGCGCACGCACGCGGCGGCGGCCGTGGCGGTGTATGAGGGCCTGGTCGACCGGTTCCTGTGACACGACGAAGCCCCGGAGTCCCGTGACTCCGGGGCTTCGTCGTGTCAGCAGCCCTTCGGCACCCATGCGGTGACCATCCGGCCGCCGCGCATGACGCGCCGCAGCTCGCGTCCCTGCGCCTGCATCTTGGCGTCGTGGGCGAGTTCCGTGCGGTAGGACTTGGACAGCGGGAGCCGGTTGCCTTCCCACGTGGCTTTCGTCCAGGCGACGCCCTTGCCTTCTACGATCCACCCCCGCGCGGCGAGAGCGTCGGCAAAAGACTGCCAGCCGTGGGCAACGGGGTGCCCTTCCGGGTCGTAGATCCACCCGCCGACGGCCGTCCGGTAGCCATGCGCGTGGGCGAACACGCGGGCCAGCTCCACCGGGGTCATCTCCCACGTGGCTGCCCGTGCGCGGACGCCGTAGATGCGGCCGGTCCACACTGGACCTTTGGCGATGAGGGTCATGGGTCCTGCCTTCCTTGGTCGGTGTTACTGATTTGATTAAATCATGACTCGACCGGGTCGACAACCCCGGAGGCCATGTCGCGCAGCCGGTCCAGCACCGCGCGGCAGTCGGAGGCGGCCCGGTGGTCCCCGCCGTACAACGGCTGCCAGCGGTAGTCGCCGAAGGGTGACTCCTCCCCGAACCAGTCCGAGTACGGCACCATCACGTCCTCGAACCGCATCGTGCCCAGCCACGCGGCGGCGGAGGCGGCCGGGTCGTCGTGGCCGGCCTCGCGGTAGTGCAGCGTCAGCTCGTGACGCAGCCGGGCGACGTCGAACGTGTCGTTGTAGATCAGGCACCGGCGGTTGACCAGTGCGCCGGTCAGCTGCACCAGGATGTCGCCGAACCGGGGCGCCCTCTGCACGTCCGCGTCGGAGATGCCGTGAACTCCCCACGCCTCGGCCGGGATCGGCTCGCCCGGGTCGAGCAACGTGTCCACGAGGACGTCGCCGCCGGCGGTCAGCACAGCCAGGTCGACGATGCGCGCCTCGTCGTGCAGCCCGGTCGTCTCCGTGTCCAGGACGACCACGGCCGGGTCGGCGAGGGCGTCCCGCGCCCACGCGGACAGGTCGGCGACCTGCCGCTCCCGCGCTTCCTCAGCGCGGCGCCCGTTCTCCTCCGCTTCGCGGTGCTGGGTCTCCTGCCACCTGTCGTAGGCCTCCGCGCACGGCGGGCATCGCCAGGGGCCGGTGTAGTCTCCGGCGTTCCACGCCTCAGTGATTTCCTCATCGGTTGCTGTCTGCACCGTGCAGTCGTGGCCCGGGTATCCGGGGCAGGTACGGCGCCACACGGCCGCGCGCTCGTCGGCGAGCTGCTTGCAGAGCGCGTAACGGATCCGGCACGGGTCGCACGCCGGCCAGCCGTGTACGTCCTTCGGCAGCGCGGCCCCGGACACCCGTCGGCACCGCTCGCAGGTCCGGGCCCGGCGGTCCTGCGCTTCCTGCTGCGCCTTCGTACGGCAGTCGGTGCACCGGGTGTAGACGACGTACCCGCGCACGGCCTCGCACTCGGGGCAGGTGCGCCGGACTTCCATGGCCCGTTGCTGCTTCGCGGACAGCGGGCGCATCTTCGCCGCGCCAGCCGGGTCGTACAGCGGGAACTTGCCCCAGCCGTGCCCGCGCCGGTAGACCCGCAGCATGGCCACGGGCTCCTGCCCCTCGGCGGGCTTCAGCCGGTCCTTCTTCAGCTCCGTCATTGTGCGCAGGTGCCGGTGCTGCTCGGGGATGTCCCGGCGCTCGTAGACCGGGAGCGATGTGGTGGTGTCGGTCATGTCGGGAAGTTACCGCGAGGCACTGACAACCGAGGTCTCCCGCGCTCCGACCGAGACTCCGTCCAGGAAGGCGTACGCGTTGGCAAGGTTCATGGGGCTCAGTCCGCTGCTGCCGACCCGGACCGCGTACTGGTCCTCGCCCAGCTCGCTGATGTGGATGCGTAGTCCCGTCTTGGATGCGACTACGCCGGCGGACCATTCGAGCTGCATGCGGGGCGGCCAGCTCTCGTCGTACGGGGGCTCATGGCTGCCGTCAGAATTCCTCGTAACGTTCACGACCGCAGGCTATCGGCTGCGGTCGACGGTTCGGGGTGATTCAGGTCAGGCCCACTCGCGCGAGGCGAGCAAGGCGGAGGCACCCCATACCGCGCCCCACACGAGCACCGGCGCCGGGACGCCGACAGTGAAGGCGACGGCTGCGGTGAGCGCGGCGGACAGCCACCCGGACACGCACCACGGGCAAGTGAGCAGCTCCGCCAGCCAGTACGGCGACCAGCTCTTGCGGCGCACGTAGCGGTTCACCCGGCCGTCGATGAGCGTCAGCGTGCCGAGGGCCGGATGACGCACGAACGGCTCTTCATTAGACGGCTGAGGGGCCGCGTGCCGTTCCTGCTCTGGTTCCGTCAATGGGCGCCACCCGCCGGCGAGACGGTCACGCAGCCACAGCACAGGCGGGAACGTATCCCGCACGGCGAGGCGCGCGGCACGGTAGTTCGCGAGGATCATGCAGGCGATGAGCAGCCAGACGGGCACGGTCACGGCTCCATGGTCATGTGGACGGGACGCCCTGTCGGGCGACGTGTTGGAGGTGGTCACCAGGCCGAGCGCCCCGCCGTAGGAGAGACGTTGCGCCTGGTGACCTAGTTGCGTCAAGCGACGAGCTTGCCTGGAGGGGAAACGGTGGCGGGCTGCGGCGCGGTGACGTTCGGCCGGGTGAACAGCCACGCGACGATCAGCATGACGGCGCCGACGACCTTGGCCTGCGTCTCGGCGTCCCAGTCGAACCCGAAGTACGCGGTGAGGGAGACGCCCGCGACCACGAGGCCGTTCAGGGCCGCGATGATGCCGTCACCTACCTGCACGGCGACGATGATGCCGAGCACGGCCGCGACGATGGCGGTGATGATGGACTGGAGCTGCGGGTCGAACCCGAGGCCGAACGCGCTGAGGATCTGCCACACCGCTCCGACGGCCGCCAGCCACACGGCCGGTTCCCGCCCGTACACCTTGCCCATGATTCCTCCCGAGGAAGAGACCCGGGCAGGGTAGGGCAGATCCGCCGATTCACCATCTCGGGGCACGACGAAGCCCCGGGCCGCGAGGGCGCCGGGGCTTCGTCGTGGTCAGAACTGGGGGCACTGGACGTGGTGCTGGCCATCTCGTCCGTGGCACGTGGGGCACATAGTGGATCCTCCTTTCGCGCTTCAGGGTGGGTGGTCAACGGCTGCGTTCAGCGGCCCACTGCTCCCGGCAACGGTGTAACTTGACCCACAGCCCACGCGAGAGCAGCGCGCAGGGCTTCGGTCTCCTTCAGGCGGGGTCGCAGGCTCGGGTCCGGGTCGGTCAGCTCCTCGAACTCGATGGGGTTCAGGCGCCGCCGGGTACCTTCGTCCAGCCCCCGATCGTCGTGCGGTCCTGTCACCAGGGCCAGGCTGTGTGACGGCTTGAACGTGTAAGGGTCCCGGTGGGGGTGCCGCGTGACGATCATGCTCTCTGTGAGCAGGAGCTTCAACTGACCGGTGTTGATGCGCCCGATCTCCTCAGCCACGACGAGACGGACACCGCGCAGGTCCCCGGCCAGGGGCCAATTGACCGAGTACAGCGCGTGGTTCCCGAGGGCATCGCATAGCGGCCGAAGGAACGTCGACTTCCCGGACGACCCCGGGCCGTGCAGGACGGCGGCCGAATCGGCAGGTTCTCCGGTTACGGCTCCCGCGACGAACGATCCGAGCCGGAAAGGCACTCCGGGCGGCAGGGCCGCGAGTACCTGGTCCCAGGCCGGGCTCTGAGCGTCGGGGTCGTAATCGACAGCCGCTACCTTGGTCAGCAGCAAGGCGGGGTCGTGCGGGTGCAGCGTTCCGGTGAAGAGGTCCACCACGCCGTTCTGCACGTTGAGCAGGCCGGGGTGTGAGTCCAGGGTCTGCGCGTCGATCTCCAGAACAACCTGGAGCTGACGGAGGATCGTACGGACGTGCCTGTCAGAGAGTCGGCGGTGCCCGTGCTCTTCCCGCCACTGGTTCACCCGGTCGGCCGCCTCGTCCGCGCCGAACTGCGTCACCCAGGTTTTGCCGTCCCAGTACAGCCATCCGAGGCCCGGGGTCCAGGCAAGCCTGTTTTTGAGGTCGTCCGCCATCTCGCGGAGGTTGGGGTCAAGTTCCATGGTCTGCTCCTCTGTTCCGTGGTCACCGATGAATTTACTAAACCATGCTCCCGTACGCCGGACAACCCCACGTCACCCGTCCGGGGCGGCGATTCTTCAACCGTCTGCCCAAATCACCAACTCCGCACGTCATCCGATGGTCCGCGCAGCGGTGGCCAGGCCCTTGGACGACGTCGTGCCGGTCATTGTCGGTTTCACGATCCGCTGGTGCCAGGCCGGCCACACCATCGCGTCCAGCCGGTCGGGGCTCCAGTCCAGCTCGTCGTACCAGGTGCACATCTGGTCCTCCAGCTCGGGGAACTCCCCCACCATGTGCCAGCGGCCCTGCTCGGACAGGGCCGACACCGGCTCCGCGCGCACCTTCTTCCCCCGCGTGGCGCGCACGGTGCGGATCGGGATGCGCACGCCCATCGCGTCGGCCGCCGCCCGGATCGTGTTGACGGCCATGTCCCCGCCAAAATTCACTTCACAGCAGATATCGTCCGCGTCGTAGTCGACGGCCGCCTGAACCGCACGCCGGCCCCAGCCGTCCGGGGAAAGGTGGCACGTCCGGTCGGCGAGGACGTAGCCGTGGGCGAGCTGCGCCGGGCGGCCGTCGGTTCGGACGTGCTCCTGCATAGCCTTGCCCACGACGACGATGCCCTGCTCGCCCCGGCCGCCGGAGGGGTCTACGCCGACGGAGATCCGCGCGAGGTCCGGGAGGTCCGCCGGGCGCAGTCGGTGGGCGTCGATCGTGTCGCGAGTCCACAGCGCGTTCTCGTCCTGGTCGATGATCTCGGCGTGCAGCTCCTGGCGGCCGATCTGCGTACTGCCGTATGCGTCCTCCAGCGCGGCCTTGATGTCCTCGGGCAGGTGGGGGTTGTCGTACATGGACGCCCGGGTGCGCACCACGTTCTCGACTCCGCCGGACGCGAGTTTCTTGATCAGCGCCCGGGGCTTCGGCGTGGTGGACGCCACCCAGTGCGGCCGGGGACCAGTGCGCAGGCCGAAGCGCATTTGGTCCCAGGTGTCGTCCAGGTAGCGCCAGGCCGCCAGCTCTTCCAACCACGAGAGGCAGCGGTTACCGCCGGACCGCAGGCGCTCGACGCTGCCGGGGCTGTCGGCGCCGAACAGCTTCGCCTCGGAGCCGTTGGGCCAGCGGATGACCGTGCCGCCCTGGACGGTCATCATCCGAGCCTCGGGGCTGTGCACCCGGAGTCCGGACGGACCGGCGTAGCAGGACGTGGCCGCGTCGCCGAGGGTGGGCGCGATGATGCCGATCCAGTGCGGGGTGGGACCCGGTAGGCACGGCGGGCCCATGACGTGCTCGTGGACGTACCGCGCGCAGGCGTCTGTCTTGCCGGCGCCACGGCCCGCGAGCAGCAACCAGCCGTACCAGTCGCCCTCGGGCGGGACCTGGTGGGGCAGCGGAGTCCAGCGCGGCTCGGTCAGCGTGCGCGCGTGCATCAGCAGCCGTTCGGCCGCCGCGCGGCTCAGCTTCCGGTCCACCATGGGGGTCATTGTCGGTGGAGCTGCGGCCGTTGCTTTCCGGAGCATCGGCGGAGCCCCGGACCGGAAGGGCGCCGGGGTTCTAGTGGGTGAGGGTCCGGTATCAGCGCTTGTGCTTCTCACGCCACTCGCGGACGTACGTGTCCGCCGCGCCCTCGATGTCGCACTCCTGCTCCGGGTCTTCCCCCAGCGCGATGGCAAGGGCACGACGCAGCCCGGTAAGTTCCCCGAGGAACTGCAACCGGATCTGAAGGTCCGTCCCAGTACGTGAGTGGAACGCAGGCGACAACTCATACCTATCGTGAAGATCCACGATGTGGCCGCACAAGGTGTCGATGTAGCCCGTCATGCTGTCCATGGCTTGTTCCTTCATTCCGTGATCCTATGGATTTAACTAAACCAGAGATTCGGTGGCCGAACAACCTCCGAACACGACGGAGCCCGTGCCGATTACCGGCCGGCACGGGCCGGTGCGGTGGGCTACGGGGTGAGGCGGCCCCCGCTCCGGTCCGTGACGCTGGCTCGCGCGGCCGTCTGTGCGGGGTGCTTGCGCACCAGGTCGGACCCGGCGGCCTCAAGAGCCTTGTGTGCGGCCTCGGGGTCCGGGCAGTCCAGCCGGGCGCACGTGACGAACCCGCCCTCCGCGACGAACAAGGAACTGCCCCCGCCGCACGCCGGGCACCGGGCTGTGATCCAGGCGTCGCTCATGCGGCGTTGGGGATGCGCAGCACCTGGCCCGGGAAGATCAGGTCCGGATCGTAGACCTTGTCGCGGTTGGCTGCGTAGAGCACACGCCAGTCGCGGAAGCCGTTGGCCTCGGCGATCTCCGACAGGGTGTCCCCGGGGCGCACGGTGTGCCGACCGGCTGTCGAGACCTTCACGTCGCCGTCCCGGACGACGGGCCGGGACCCGGAACGGTCGGCGGGTGCGGCCTGCTGCCGCTGTGGCTCAGCGCGCTGCACGACCACCGACGCGCCGGACGGCCGGACCACGCCGGTGAAGTGCGAGGCGTACCAGCCGGACCGCCACGGCGCCGTCTGCACCACCTTGCCCGGGCGCGGCGCCTCGATGATCTGCCCGTTGCCGATGTACAGCGCGACGTGCCGCGCGCCGTTGTAGACGACGAGGTCGCCAGGCTGCACGGCCGACGGCGAGACGCGGGCGAGGCCGGCCCACTGTGCCTGCGAGGTGCGGGGTATGGACACGCCAGCGACCCGCCAGGCGGCCTGCGTGAGGCCGGAGCAGTCGTAGGCGCCGGGGCCGGTGGCGCCGTAGACGTACGGCTTGCCGAGCTGGGCGCGGGCGAAGGACACGGCCCGGGCGGCGACGCTGGTCCCGATCGTCTTCGGCTTCGCCCGGGGTGCCGTGCGGTCCGCGCGGGCCGGGACGTCCGGTGCCGGGCCGCCTCGGGCGAGGCCGGCACGGGCGCCGCACACGGGCCAGGCGCCGGGGCCCTGCACGGCCAGCACCTTCTCCGCCACGGTGATCTGTTGTGCTCTGGTCGCGAGGTCGGCCCGAGCGGCGTACCGGCCGCCGCCAAATCCGGCCCACGTGGACTGGCTGAACTGGAGCCCGCCGTAGTACCCGTTGCCGGTGTTGATGGACCAGTTGCCTCCGGACTCGCACTTCGCGACTTTGTCCCAGGTCGACGAACTCGCGGCCGAGGCCGGAGCGCCGCTGATCAGTGAGACGACCGTGCCAGCCGCTCCCGCCACTGCGACGCTGAGGGTTGTTCGGTGCTTGGCCATTGTGTGACCACCTCCGGCCCGGCACGGTACGACCGGGTCACGAAACGGCCAAACGCCTCAGGTCGACGCGGGTTCGGGCAGCAGACCCAACGCGCGTGCCTTGCGCAAGGCTGCGTCCTTGCGCTGTGGCTTGTCCACCCAGTCCACGCCGAGGCGCTTGTACGCCTCGGACACCCGGGAGGAGAACGTTCCGGGGTGCATGCTCAGCCGTTCGGCGGCGACGGAGAAACTGGCCCCCGTCTCCAGCTCCAGCAGGATCTTCACGTGCGTGTCGGACAGACGGACCTGACGGTCTGTCGGCATCGGCTGGTCCGGCAGTCGCACCCCGAGCAGGCCGCGCATACAGGCCTCGCGCAGCGCTGCCTCACGCCGGACGACCTGCGGAAGGTGCGCGACCCCGAGGGCCGCGTAGGCGGATGTAGCGAGGTTCTTCACGACCCGGTGATGGACGCCCCAGGCGGTGCATATCTGGGCCATGGTGCGCCCGGCGTCGAACGCCCGCAGCAACCGGACCTGCGCCTCGTTCAGCTTCACGCGGCGGTTGCGCAGGGCCGCCTCGGTCTCCGCCCGCTCACGGTTGCCGCGCTTGCAGGCCTGGCAGATCGGCTCCTCACGCTTGATGTGCCGGCGGTACGCGGCCAGGGTGCCGCAATCTTCGTATGGTCCGATGTGCCCGCCCAGCAGCCCGTTGCGGACGGCCTGCGCGGCCGTGGCAGCGTCGAGCAGGGCGTAGATGCGGGCACACGCTCCCCGGACCCCTCCGTCCGTCTCGCCAGGGATGAGCGGGACTATCTCCGCTCGGGTGCGACCCGTGGACAGCAGCCACAGCACTCGGCGCTGCCGTTCGGTCAGGACGACGGGCTGCGGCTCGGTATCCATGTGGGTCGCTCCCTCCGTAGATTGGGGTGGGCCCCGGGTCACGTCCACTGACCCGGGGCCCTTGTCGACTGGCGACGATCCGGGTCAGATCACCGGGTCTGCCAGGACTCTTTCATTTAGTTAAATCCCCGGATGATGGTTTTGTTAAACCATCCGGCGCCCTACAGCTCCAGCCAGGCCGGGTTGTCGAGCGACCAGCGCACGGTGGTTTCGATGGACTTCTCCAGCGGCACCGGGGGCTCCCAGCCGAGGCGAGCCATCTTGGACCCGTCCAGGGCGTATCGCAGGTCGTGACCCGGCCGTGAGGCGTGGAAGGACACCGGCTGGATCAACTGGTCCACCTCGCACGGCCCCAGCCCCATGAGCTGCCCAACCATTCCGACCAGCTCGGCGTTGTTCACCTCGCGCTCGCCGACGATGTTGAACCTGTCGGGCCGCCGGGTTCCGCCGTGGCTGTACTGCGCGGGGCCCGTGGGGATGCGGATGACCTCACCACCCAGCGTGGTCACCTCGATGTCGCCCTCGTCGGTATACCGCCGCGTCAGGAACAGCCAGGCGTCGGCGAGGTTGCGCGCGTGCAGGTAGAAGCGGGAGCCGGGGGTGCCGTCGGGTGCGGTGTGCACTGGCACGGGCCGACCCGCGCGCAGACTCTTGATGATTCTTGGCAGAAACTTCTCGCCGTCCTGCATCTCCCCGATGATGTTCATGGTGTTGGTGATGACGAGCGGCACGCCGTAGGTCCGCCAGTAGCTGATGGCGATGGACTCCTGCGCCGCCTTGCTCGCCGAGTACGGATTCGACGGCACGGCCGGTTCCCACTCGCGGTGCCGGTGGTCGCCGTAGGCCGGGCCGTAGACTTCGTCGGTGGACATCTGGAGGAGCAGTCGGGGCTCGATGGCCCGCGCGACCTCCAGGACGTTCAGCATCAACGCGACGTTGTTCTGCACGAAGTCGACGGGGTGAGTGATAGAGCGGTCGACGTGCGACTCGCTGGCGACGTTCATGATGACGTCGCAGCCGTCGAGCTGGTGCAGCGTCAGCGGGTCGGCCGGGGACCGCATATCCCAGTGCACGACGTCCACTCGGTGGGACCAGTCGGTGTCGCAGACGGCTGAGGCGATGCGCGCCGGCAGGCCCTTGTGGTGGAAGCTGACCGGGCAGACGACGTCCCAGTCCGTATGCGTCAGCAGATGGCGCAGGACGTGGCTGCCGACGAACCCCGCCGCACCGGTGAGCAGAACACGCATGGCCACTCGTCTCCTTGGTCACTGGTCGTGGCCGGATGGTAGCCAGGGACCGGAGAATCGCCGAACAACCTGGGAAACGCAGGAACCGCCCGGTGCGGCGCCGGGCGGTTCCAGAGCTGAGGCGGTGTGTACGGGCCGCCGTCCCAGGTGTCGTACCCAGGTGGCCGGCCGGCTACTCGCTCGTCAGTTGTTCCTGCATGGCCGCGCCGTAGGCACGCTCGATGTAGAGCACCTCCTGCTCAGTGCCGTTGGCGTAGTCGTTGCGGAGCTGGTTCAGGGCCGCCTCCAGGTACGGCTGGAACAGCTCGAACGCCTCGCGCCGCCCTGCGTTGTCCGTCCGCACGGTGATGTTCACCGGCAGGTTGTCGCTGGTGGCGAGGGAGTAGGTGACGCTGGCGGTGGTGAAGCCGTCAGTGGGGAGGGGCACGTCTGCCTCCTGTGTCGTGGGTGGGTCCGGATGATGCCACCGAACTCCCGGAGCGCCTACCAGCCTTCGCGGAAGTGCGGGGCGTCGGCCGACAGATACCTGCGGTCCCCGAGCGGACGCGCCCGGACCCAGCCGCGCCGGGGGTGCAGACTTCTCGGGGCGTAGCAGTGAACGCAGAGCCACCACCGCCAGCGCGCCCGCGCGAACGGATGGGGGCTCGTTTGCTCTCCGCTGTTCACTCCGGCTCCTCCGCCTCGCCGACGACCTCGCCCTCCAGGACACGCAGGTGCGCACCAGCGGCCTCCAGCATCCGCTGTCGCTGCGCGGGCTCCAACTCGACCGCGTTGGCGCCGGCCAGGATCGCTTCTACCACCACCGTCGTTTCCTCGTCGACCCTGCGGTCCAAGGCGATGGTCAACTTCTCCGACGCGTCCGTGCCGTCGATCTTCGCCTGGCGCTCTTCGATGCGTTGCAGCCGGTCGACGCACGCGAGCACCACGCTGTCGTCCCGCAGAGGATTGCCTTCGTCGTCGCGGACGATTTGCCCCGCGTGCAGTACGTAGTGCGGCCGGGCGAGGACTGCGAACACCTGCCGGCGCAGCCCGTCCAGCCGCATGCGCGCCGCCTCGCGGTACTCCTCCAGCCCCATCGAAAGTTCCTTGTTGGCCTGCTTCAGCGCGCGGGAGACGTCCACGCACGCGGCGGCAGCCGACGGGTTGCCGTCGCCGTCCAGATAGGCCGGAACCATCTGCTCGGCCACTTGCTGCCAGGACAAGCCCCGGTTCTTCAGCTCGATGGCCCGTGCGCGCCGCTGCGCCACCATCGCCCGGTGGCTGGGCTGTTGGTTGGGCGGATCACCCTTCGCCATAGCTCCTTAGCCTCCCTAACAGTTAACGGACGACGCCCTTGGTGCGCTCGCGGTACTCCCGCGCCCGGTCGATCTCCTCAGCCTCGCTACCGCACTTGGTCATCGCAGTGCGCATGTACGAGACGACTGAGATCCGCTCGGCGCCGCACTCCTCGCAGTAGGCCGTCCGCTTCTCCCCGCACGCGCAGACCAGGGCCGTATTGCCGTGCCACTGGTGGGCGTCCATCAGGATCAGGTCGCCGTCCTGGAGGTCGACGGCGACGCGGAACTCCGGGAAGACGAACCGGCCGCCGGTGTACTCGCCCCGACGCACGCAGAAGATCGTGCTGAAGCCCTTGTCCAGGTCACCCTTATCGGTGTGCACACCGGTCGGGTACGTGTTGTTGACCGTGATCGTCGTGAACGGGGTGCCGGGTACCACCCAATCCGGATGCGTCTGGTCGATCTCTTCCATCTGCGCCGCATACCTGTCGGGGACGTGCTGCCGCATGTTGTCCGCGACGGCCTGAAGCGCCGGGTGCAGCACCTCCCACCGGGGGAGGTTTTTGCCAGTCCAGGCCGTCAGGCGACAGGCGGGATTTCTCGGCAGCTTGGGGTCCAGGGAGCCCAGTACGGCGGACGACACCGGGAACGCTCGCCACTGCTTGCCTGTGGTCCACGTCGGGGCTCCCCCGGCCAGGCCCCTGTTACCGGTCTTGGTGCTGTGCAGCGAGTGCAAGGTCTCGTACTGCTCGTCGGTGACGACGTCGCGCATCGCTCCGGGCAGGTAGACGCACAGCGGCTGCCCGTTGGGCATGAACACCCTGCTCGGACCCGTCAGCAGCACGTTGTACGCGTCGTCGCCGATGACCTTGCCGACCTTCTCGTCCAGCTCCTGTTTGCCGATGCGCGAGCGCAGGCGTATCGAGATCACCGGTTCACCCCCAGGGCTATCGGCGGGAAGGCGTCGCGCACCTCGTCCGCCATCTCCGACAGGCCGTACTCCCCCACATCGATGCACCGCAGCCGGACGCCGGGCGCCCCGGCGGCCCACTCGGCTATGCGGCGGGCCCGGGTGGCCGCGCCCTTGCGCCAGGACGGGTTCTGCTTCGCTCCGCGCTCGCGCCACCGCTCGTCGAGCAGGGCCTGCGGTGCCATCAGCTCCACCACGGTCACGGCAATTCCCTGCTGCGCGAGACCGGCGAGGAACGGCTTCGTCGCCAGCCGGGCGCCCTCGCCGAGCGCGAAGTGCAGGTAGCTGGAGGAGAGGAACTGGAGGGCCCGGAGCCCTATGTCCATGGCCAGGGCGTCGGTGCCGGGGAACTCCGGACGGGGCACCCCCAGCTCCAGACCGACGGTCCGGCCGGTCGCCGGGTGGGTGAGCCGGGTATGCGGGACAGGGTGGTGCCGGTCGACCTCCGTGTCCCAGCCGGTGCGCAGTTCCCGCGCGAGGGTGGACTTCCCGGCGCCGGGCGGGCCGACGAGGTACAGCAGCTCACTGATCACGAGATCGGCCCTCCCACGATCCACAGGCAGGTGGTGCCGTCGCGCCGGGTCCACCAGTCGGGCCGGTGCTCGTTCAGGTAGCGCACGATCTTGCCCTCGTAGGTGGGGTGCAGTCGGATACCGTCGGCGGTGCCGGGCATCTTGTCGCCGTAGGCGGCATACCCGGAGCCGTGCAGGTCCAGGTGCTCGTAGGCCGGGAGGCGCAGGCCCATCGCGGCGAAGCGGTCCGCGAGCCAGGTCCGCCGGTCGGGGCCGATGCCGACGAGTACAATGCGCTCCGGACGGTCCGCCGGGGCTCGCTGCGCCAGGCCCATGAGCACCCCGGCGGCCGTGTTGCCCGAGCCGAACGGCACGACGAGCGTCTCCACCCCGCGCGGCAGGTTGGCCGTCTGCCGGGCGGCGACGTTGTGAAAGGCGCGCAGCTCCTCGCGGCCGGCGGACGGCGGGGTGGTGATGCCGTACTGGAGCCAGTAGGCGTCGGGGTCGAGCGCGGCCAGCTTGCGCGCGTAGGACTGAAGCGCCGGGTTGTAGCCGACGGCCGCGAACTCCAACGAGGCGCCGTGGTCCACGGCCATGCGCACCGACGGGTGGCGGATGGCCGTGCTGGGCTTCGTGCCGCCGACGACGACCGTGCAACCCAGCCCGTGGCGCTGCGCCAGGACGGCCGCCATGGCGCTCTGCGGGGAGAGCACCGAGGCTGCGGAGATGACGCGCTTGGCGCCGGCGCGTGCCGCCCGGCCTATCAGGTGCTCGCAGGCGCGCAACTTGGAGCCGTTGACGCCGACCGGCAGCGCGGCGAGGTCTTCGCGCTTGTAGAGGCGGCCGTCCCGGTTCTCTACAGGGCTGAGCCAGGTGTCCAGGTCCATCACAGGATCTCGATTCCTCGGGGCCGGTCGGGCACGGGCTCCAGCGACCCCAGCCCGATGAAGTTCTCCGCCGGTACGAGCGCGAGCACGGTGGACCAGCTCTGCCAGTAGCCGCGCACCAGCGCGTAGTCGTAGGTGGTCTGGAACCAGCGCACCAGCGCCTCCAGGTACGTGCGGTAGCCGGGCAGGCTGGCCGCGCCGAGGACTTCGCCGTAGCGCTGCCGGTGCAGGTGCAGCCGGGGCCCGGCGATGTCCGTGAGTACGACAGCCTTCGGCCGGCGGGTGAACACCGCATCGAGTAGCCGCCGGTGGGCCTGGCCCTCGCGCAGCCGCCACGCCGTCAGGTCTCCGAAGTCCAGCCCGACCAGATCCGCCCCGGCCGGCTCCACGGCGTAGGAGTCGGAGCGCCACACCTCAGCCCACGGCATCAGCGTGCGCAGGTGCTCCACGGCGGCCGGGTGCTGCTCGTGGATGGTGTGCTGCTCCGGCTGCCACCGGTCGCTGATGATGAGCGACTGGCAGCCCAGCCCGCCGAAGAACTCCTCCGCCGTGCGCAGTTCGTCGGGGGTGTAGACGAGGCTGAGCGCGCGGTAGGCGCAGTACCCGGCGGTGACGTGGGCGCTGGCCTGTTTGGGGTCGCGGCGGACCCAGTCGGCGAACCACCTGTTGCCGTCGTTCTGCTCGGCCAGTGGCACCTCCCACCGCTCGCAGATGATCGCTTTGTTCACAGCCACGCCCGCTCCCTCACGCCGAACACGCCCTCGCGCACCATGCGGTCGAAGTCGTTGCTGAAGCACGGCCACTCTTCCGCCATGCCGATGACCTGGCCGGTGGTCAGGTACCAGTTCTGTTTGACCGGCACGCAGCCCGGATCGCCGGGGTTGTCCTCCAGCCGCAACCTGGCGGGCAGGGCCTCGCGCCGGGCGTCCCAGATGGCGCCGAAGCGGCGGCCGAAGCGGTTCTCAGCCCGCACGAGCCGGTCGTGCAGCATGTCGTTGTAGACGCCGGGGTACCTGCGGTTCGGCTTGTGCCAGCTCTTGTACGTGCACAGAGCCGACTCCAGCGACAGGTAGCCGACCGTGCGGTCACCGGGCAGGCGGCGGGCCGCCTCGCGCAGCAAGCCGTAGCCGACGGAGGCCAGCTCGCTCAGGATGTCCGGGGTGTAGCTGACCGGGGCCCGGCCGAGCTGCTTGTCTGAGATCCACTCGTCGTGTCCGGCCACCAGGGCGAGGCCGTTGCGGTGACTGCGGGAGCCGGGGATGTCGGTGAGCATGAGCGTGTCGGCGTCCGGGGCCCCGCACTCCAGGATCCGCAGGTACTCCAAATAGCTCCAGGTGGACAGGCGCCCCATGGTCGGCACGGCCGACGCAGCCTCCCACCACGCCGTCCACTCGTGCGGCCGGCGGAAGTAGCGGGTCTGCGCCGCCGGGCCGGAGCCGACGAGGTGCAGATAGCCGTCCACCGCGTCGCCGAACCGGGCCTTGTGGTACCGGCGGTCGGTGTCCCACTCCAGCTCGCGGTAGTGACGCTGCCAGAACGCCAGCGCCCCGGAGGTGTCGGCGGGGTGCGGGGCGGCCTGCATGAGCAGCAGCGTGGTGACGGGGTTCTGCGTATTGGCGTTGAGGAAAGCGGCCCAGAACCGCTGCTCCGTGTCCCATCCGAGTACGTCGGCCAGGTGCGGCAGCACGTAATGCACCCCGCCGGGGAACGACTTGTGCCGCACCGACCACTCGTAAAAGCGCAGGAACACCTCGCGCCGGAGGGAGGACTGCCGGAAGTCCACGCCGGCGGTCAGCTCGGGAGGGGTGGTCACGTCGCGTCCTCGGTCTCCTCCGGGGCGTAGATCTCCTCGCCCCGGCTGAGGCACTCCGCGAGGGTCAGGCCCGAGCCGGCACCGTCCATCACCGCCACGGCCACCCGGGCCGCCCGCAGCACGATCTCGCTCTGGCTCATGGCGCCGAAGTGCTCGCGCAGCGCCATGATGCAGCGGCCCAGCTCGTCGGCCTCGGCGTTGGGCATGGCGAGGAAGATGTCCCGCACGCCCCGGGACTCGTAGGTACGGCTGTTCTCCCCGCCGTGCGAGTCGATGCGGGCCTGGCGTTCCTCCGGGGAGTCGTTGTACTCGGCGACGGCCGGCGCGGTGTACGCGACGACCTCCTCCTCCTCGAACCGGGCCAGCAGAGAGTCGGCCTCGTCGTCTGTGAAGCCGGTGCCGACGACACCGCCCTCCAGCGAGCCGAGGATGGCGGCCACGGCCTCGTCGTCGTAGGTGCCGTCGTCCGCCGATTTGTTGTCCACCAGGTTGATGCGCTTGGCGGTGTCGTCGTCGCACTCGATGAGATGGGAGAGCGCAGTCGGGTCGTCGCGGTCGACGTTGATGCAGAGCTGGCACGGCCGGTCGTTGGCCAGCTCCCAGTCCTGGCAGGCTTCGCGGCCGGACTCCTCGTGCCGCAGCAGCGCTACGTACGTGTGATTCCCGGCGAGGATCGTCAGCGTCTCGCCGGCCCGGCGAACGGTGAGCGGCTTGTACTGGCCGTTCGCCCGGAGGCTGTCCAGGATCGTCTCCACGTTGCCCCGGCGCGCGTTGCCGGGGAACGGGGTGAGGTCTTCCAGCGAGACCTGTTCGGTTCCGATGGTCGTGGTCATCGCGGCCCCTTCGCCTGGTCGACGGACGCGGGCGATGTTAAGACCGGAGCAGCCCATGATCGTTCCGGCGGCCCCGTGAGCGGGGCGAGCGGTGCACGACGAAGCCCCGGGCCGTAGGGCTCCGGGGCTCGGTGATTCGTCGGACGATCAGTCAGTCATCAGTCTCCTCCGGCAAGTCCGTCCACGGGCCGTAGTACTCGGAGCCGTCAGGCCAGTCGCGATACACACGCTGTTGAGCCCGTGCCCCGCTGTGCGGGTAGTCCCGCAACGCCTCCGCGACCTTCCGGCGAGCGTCCTCTGCACTGTCCGCGCTGCTCACACCCCATCCACCGACGACTTCATAGATGACGTCCTCGGTCCCGGGCCCATCAGCGTCGGGTCCGGGTTCGCCGACGTCGGTCACGGTGACCTGAGGAGAGTCGTCGCGGTCGTAGAACGCATCTGTGATCCACCGCGTCGCCACCTCGGGCAGCTCGGCGTCCGCGTAGTACTCGTCCCCGGGCTCGGCGTTGGGGTGGCCGCGCCACTCGATGTCCACGACCAGCCGCGTGCGCCTCGGTTCAGTCATAGATCCCCAGCTCCTTCATCTGCTTGCGGGTCGTCAGTTCCTTGCAGCCGCACGGGCCGACCTCGGAGACGTGGTCGGGGCACGGGTCCGCGTGACGCAGGTGCCCGCAGCCGGGGCAGATCCGGTTCGGCGGACAGCCGCACCCCTCGCCCGCGTGGTGCCCGCAGCCCTGACAAACCTCCACCGGAACCGTCCGGCCCGGGACGGCGACGCCGCGCATGAACGCGAACAGGTCCGCCTTGCACCCGGGGCACAGCTCCTGGTCGCGCAGCTCGTCGTCCTCGGTGGGGAGCCGGGGCCGTGTCCAGCCGACCGGTAGCTCGGGGCGGGCCGTCGGGATCCCGGGGCCAGTGAGTCCGGCGAACAGCATCACGCTGCCGGTCTGCTCCTGGAACCCGCAGCGGTCGCACTCCAAGTGGACGCTCATACCCCGGCCCCCGTTTCGTCGGTCGTGCGCACGACGGCGAGGACGCGCTGCCCCTCGGGGATCGTCGCGGTCTCCGCCTGTCGCCTGTCATGGCGCCGGGCCGTGACGGTGTTCCCGTCGCGAGCCGTGATGGTCCACGCGTAGCCGTCCAGCGGAGACAGACCGGGGTACACGTTGCCGTCCTTGTCGACCCGGTACACCGTGAACGCATCCGGGTTAACCCACGTATCCCCGACACCCAGTTCGTCGGCCGGCCGCTCGCGCAGGTCCGCCCACGTGTAGCCGTGCCCCTTGTCGTCGCTCATTCCTCGTTCCTCGCTTCCTTGGTCTTGACCTTGCAACCCCCGCAGAGGTCGCAACGCCCGCGCTTTCGGACCCAGCCCCGCCGCTTGGCGTCGCGCAGGGCCTCGCTGATGCTGCTGGCGGCCGGCACGGTGTCGGTGTCGAGGGGTTGACCGCAGTCGTCGCAGAAGACGAAGGCGCGCACGAACGCGGTCACCGCTCAGCCCTCCGTCTCCGGGATCGGGTCGACGTGGGTCAGGGCGATCCAGGCACCGTGACCGGTGACCTGGACGACGGCGGTGTGGCCCTCGGCGACCCACGCCGCGCTGCGAGTGCGCCCCGTCGCGCCAGCGCCCTCGCGCGCCCCGGTCCAGTAGCGCACGGCCCGGCCCTCGGGATACGTCAGGTTCCACGCCTCCACGCGCTCGGCAGGCGTCGGGCCGTCGTGAGCCACACGAGAGCCGTTGCGCAGGGCCGCGTCCAGCGATGCGAACTCCCGGCGATAGAGGTGATGCCCGCCATGGGTGTAGCCGTTCACCTGGAACCGGGCACCATCGTCGCTGTAGTCCAGCACCGCCTCGCCGTAGACGCCGACGACCTTCGGGTGCTTCATGCCCTCGATACCGGCGGTCCAGTCGTTGCCCACCTTGTCGGTGTACTTCCGGCGGTCGATGGTCTTCCGTGCCCGCTCGATGCGGTCGATACCGCTCGCGATGTGGCCGAGGTCGTAGGTGTCAGCACTCATGGGTCAGTCCTCTTCCTGCGCGACGCGGAGCAGTTCTTCATTCGAGGGCTGACGGGAGAGGGAGGGGAAGAGACACGAGGGGCAGTGGGTCGCGCTCTGCTCAACGTGGTCGCCGTTCTGGTGGTCGGAACGGAGATCCTGGCTGTAGCTTCCGGGCTTGTACGACACGGTCCCGCCTTCCTTGGTCGTAGCCGGGCCGACCGGCCCGAACCATTCGATTTAATTAAACCATGGCCGAGACGCCGGGACAACCCCCTCGGAGCTGTCCCGGCACCGCATCTACGGGTGAGCCGCCAGACGCAGACGCTCGCCGCCCTCTGCACGCAAGATGGCTATGGCGAGGGCCTCATCGACGGGCAGCCCCGAGGCCTCGCACAGCCGCCACCCGCCGGGCCCGTGCCCCGGGACGTGCGAGCCCTTGAGCGAGTCGTCCATCGCGCCCGTGTCCACCAGGTCCCCGCACAGGGGGCACTCGATCACGTCAGCCATGGCCGTCAGTCCTTCGCGTAGCACGCGTCCCACGACACGGCCGCCTTGGAGGCGCCTGCCGTGATCGGCACGCCCTTGAACTCGAACGTGAAAGCCTCCAGCACGGTGGCCGTGGTCTCCTCCACGCGGTGTTCGGGGACGCACAGGACGACCTCGTCGTGCACGACGCATCGCAGCCACTCCGTGGCCTCCGGGGCCCGGTCGACGAGCCGCAACAGCGCCTCGCACATGATGTCCCGGGCGCCACCCTGGCCCATCAGCGCCGGAGCCTGCGTCCAGGCACGGTCGGGGTTGCAGCGCATAAGCCGGCCGAAGCCGTTGTCCAGCAGCTCGCCGGCCTTGCCCCGCTCGCGGACTTCAGTCCTCCAGGCGCACAGCCCCGGGAACTGTGCGTTCATCTGGTCGTCGAACTGCTGAGCCACCGCCCGCTCGACACCCTGGCGGAGGACAAGACTGTCCACGCCCATGCCGTAGTTCCAGCCGTGACCGGATGCTTTGGCCTTGTCCCGCCACTCACAGGTGTGCTTCGGTCCCGTGCACCCGCAGTTGTCCCGGCCGAACACGGCATCGGTGACCATGCTGTGCGCATCCATGCCCGGCCCGAACAGCGCCATGTACGCCTCGTCCTGGCTGTGTCCGGCCACGGCGCGCATGTCGACCTGGTCCAGGTCGAACGCAACCAGCAGCATGCCGTCATCGGCGATCATCGGGCGCCGCTGGTGGACCTTGCCGCCACGCTTGCCCATGTTGGTCACTGACGGGTTGATGTACGCCCACCGACCGGACGCCTGGAGGTCACCGACCTTCGGGTGCACCCGGTCCCCGATGAGGTGCTTCTGGATCTCCGCGTACTTCTGCACCGAAGACGTCACGGTGACGATGTGGCCCGCCATCTCCTCGATCGCCGCCCAGTCCGCGTCCGGGTGGAACGGGCGGCGGTTCGGGTTGAGAAGGGCGGGCATTTCGCGGGTCTCTTTGCCCTTGCCCACCAGGTAGGCACCCTCACCCAGCGCGTCTTTGCTGGTGGCGAGTGTCCCGGACGCCGTCTTGAGGTAGTACGGCAGGCCCCGATCGGCGAACGCCCGGATGAGGGCGTCCCGGCCCTCATTGGTGGACAAGGGGGCAAGCACCGGCTCGTCCGTGAAGACGCGGTTCTTTCCCCGGCCCTTGCCGACCGACCTAGTCAGCGGCACGCCGCAGTTCTCATGCAACCACTCCAGCGACTCCTGCCGCTTGTCGGCCTCAGCCTGCACCAGCCTGGTCAGTTCGGGGACGTCCACGCGCCAGCCGTTGTACGTCATGCGGTGCTGGAGGTGGGCCACGCGCATCTCGCGCCGGACGTAGTCCGAGGGCTCACCCAGAGCGCGCCGCACGCCCCGGGTCGCCTTCAGGTCGCCGCTGAAGTACGAGCGGTACTCGGGGTCATCCTCGGGGATCCGGCCGTATCCGATCTCGGCCCGCTCGTCGTCGGTCAGCTTGCGCCCGTCGATCTCCTCCGGGGCGTGCTTGATGGCGAGGGCCCGGAGGTCGTCCGTCTTGCCGGGCATGCCCAGCCGGGCGGCAAGGCCGTCCAGACTGTAATAGCCCTTGGCGGACCACGGCTTTTCGCCCTTGGCGCCCGGCGGGTCAACAGTCATCGCCCATCGCATGGTATCCACCGTCTTGGCGGCCAGCTTGTCGTAGTCGGCGCCGTGGTGACGGGCGAGAGCCATGAGGTCGAACCCGAGCAGGTTGTGGCCGTAGATCTCGTCGGCGTCTTCCAGACGCTTGATCAGCTCCTGCACGGAGTTGACGACGACCTCGGTCCCGTCCTCGGTGACGTAGCCGGACAGCTTGGTGTACGGGTCCCCGCCGAGGTCGGTGTGGGTGAACAGCCGCTTGGCCGAGTGTGACTCGATGTCGAATCCGATCACGCCGCCGGCGCGGGGCGGGACGCTCTCCGGGGACGGTGCCGGAGCAGGCACGGTGGCCACGCGGGGTGCTTCCGCTTCGGCGAAAGGATCATCCCCAAACGGGTCCGCTTCAGGGTCGCGTTGAGGAGGTGTACCCCCTGTACCTCCTGCGTCGGTTACCTCTATACGAGAGACAGTTTCACCGTTAACCGGAGGAGAGGGTACAGGCGGTACACCTCCCGACTCTTCCTCGCTGACCTGGCCGTTTCCGTTCGGGTCCTGGAACTTGATCCCTAGCCACGCGTAGTAGTTGACGCCCGTGGGTGCGGGTCCGCCCAGCGTCGACCGCCCGTCCCGAGCCCTGATCTTCTTCCGCTGGACCGAGTTCCGGGAGCACTCGTCGTGGCTTCCGAAACGGCTCACGAACGTGCGGTCGGTCCACTCCCGGTGACCCTTGTCGACGAGGTACTTGTTGAAGACCTCGTGCAGCTCCCGGGCGGCGATGTGGCTGTTCCAGTCGAACTCCAGGACGTCCCCGATGAAGGACAGGATCAGGTCCGACTCACGGCGCCACTCCAGGGTGTCCTTCTCCACCCGCCTCGGAGGCGGGGGCAGGATCATGTCGGCCGCGTACCACTTGCGGGCGCCCTCCACGAGCCATGCCAGGACGGCCTCGGCGACCCGCTCGTCAGCCCGCAGGCGCTGGCGCAGGTTCGGGTCACCGGCCTTGTCGTTCGGCCCCGTGCACGCCTCCCCGGGCTTCCTGAACGTGAACGGGAACACCAGCATGGCCAGACGCCGCCATGTGCCGTGGTCCGTCTCGTCCACCAGGGGCTTGAAGTTGGTGTTGATGACCAGGCTGTGCGTCGTGGCGAAGGTGATGTTGTCCTGGCGGATCTTGCGCGCGGTGATCTGATCCGTGCCCGCGAGTTTCTTGACCCGGTTCACGTCCAGCCGCTTGGCCTCCGGGGTCTCCTCCAGCACGGCGAGACGCGCGCCCATGAACGGCATCATCTCCGTGGAGTGACCGTCGGAAGCGTTCCCCAGCAGGGCCTTGTCGGAGACGACCGTGTGGTAGCCGCCCCTCTTCCCGGCGGCCATCGCGATGGAGTCCATGACGGACGACTTGCCGTTGGACCCGCCGCCCTGGCAGATGAGGATCATGTCGTCCGGCGGGGTGTGGCCGGTGATGGCCTGGCCGCTGCGGATCTGGAACCAGTCGCGGGAGTCGTCCGGGACGGCCTCCAGAGCCGTGGTCCAGTCGGGGTGCGTGGCGCCCTTCACGTAGTCGCAACCGGTGATCTTCGTCATCAACCGGTCCGGGTCGTGCGGGGTCAGGACACCCGTACGCAGGTCCAGGATGCCGTTTCGGCAGTTGATGACGTCCGGGTCGTAGTCGAAATCGTTCGCGTCGGCCAGAATCCCTGCGACGCCCCGGGCCAGTTTCAGCAGGCTGCCCAACTTGCCGGCCGAGAGGACGCCCTTCCAGCCGTCCAACTGGCCGCGCAGGTCCTTGCCCCCTCGCATCTCCTCCAGGGTCCGATCCCACCCCGCACGGGCCCACAACCGGATTTCTTCCAGCACCTGAGCCTCCGAGCACTCGGCCCAGACACTGCCGTTCCAGTTCAACCACCCCAGGCCCGAGGCCCACCGGTAGTTCCCTTCCAGAGCCTCCATGCACAGCGTCTCGACCAGAACGGCGTCACTGAAGGCGGCATCCCGGGTGTTGTCGGACGGGACTTCCCGCGTGGCCGCGTCCCGCAGCCCTTCGAGAGTGCCGCCGGCGTGGAGATAGTCGTCCACACCTTTGACCTGGGCCCCGTTCACCTCCTCGGGGACGATCAGGTAGTAGACGCTCTCAACCCGCCGGGTCTCCAGCCACCGGCCCAGGCGGATCATGGCGGAGAGGACACTGGGCTTGTGCCGGGCGTCCGCGTCGAAGCAGATGATGACCCGGCGCCCCTTGAGCGGGATGTCTTCCCAGTCCCCGAGCGTGCCGAGGGTTGCGCGCCAGTTGAACACCCCGGACAGGGTGACGGTGGCGAGACCCTTGGATGCGAGGGCGTCAGCCTTCTTGATGCCCTCCGTGATCCACAGCGGTGCCTCAAGAATGACCTTGGGGTCTGTCGGACGGACGAGGTGCGCCACAGTCGGTGGGATGTCCAGACGCGACTTGCCCACCGGCGTCGCGTATTTCACCTTCTTCTCGTTGTGCACCTGCGGGATGCCGGGCTTGAACATGGCGCCGATGCGCTCGCCGGTCACCCGGTACATCGGCAGAAGGAGTCCCGGAAACGCACTCTCTTCACGCCAAGCCCAGACCGGGATCTTCTCCTGCCGCAGCAGGGCTTTGTCCTCGTCGGTGCCGTACAGGGTCTCGTATCCGCGTTCTTCACGCACCTCCGGCGCGATCTCACTCGCGTCCAGCTCCGCCAGATGGTGGTCTGACAACTGCCCCGCGTTCGCTTCCACGTACGTGGTCATCGGTTCCTCGATTCCTTGGTCATTGCTTCCTTGGTCTGCGGGGGCTTGGGCACTTACTCTCTCCTCCCCTTCCGGACCGCCGGGCGCCGGCCGTCGAATCGTGCGGCGTGAGCCGCCTCCCACGCCGTCCGGAACTCGGGGCCGGTCCACATACGGTGAACGTCGGCGACCATGCCGCTCGGGTGCCAGACGCGGACGGTGTGATCCCGCCCGCAGACGTCACCCAGGCGGTGCAGGCCGCGCACCGTGAACAGCATCAAGCCGGTCTTGGTGACGAGACCCTTCCAGCGTGGGTCGTCAAAGGTATCCGCGACGGGCTTTATCTCCATCCATGCCTGGTCAGCGCCGCGATGGGGCCGAATTCGGAAGTCCGGCAGGTACCCCCGCGAGCCGACGCGGTACGTGTGCGGTTCGTACTCCCACGGGATACGCGCGTGTTCGAAGAACAGGATCCAGCGGGCCTCTAACCGCGAGCGGGTGGTGACCCCGGCGACGGCGGTGGGTATCGGCTTGACCGTCTGGTACAGGCTGTTCATCACGCACCGACGCCCGTGGCGGCCGGAGAGCCGGCGGAGACGACGATGGGTGTGTTGCGCATCCGGATCCACTCCTCCGCCTCGGTCCGGAGGATGCGTACGCGGCCGTTGGGCGTCTTGTGCTTGGTCAGTGGCACGTCCGGGTTGTCCAGCCACCGGTACACGGACCCCGGATGCACTTCCGCGAGGAACGCGACCTGGTCGACCGTCAGGAACTCTTCCACTGCTCCTCCTTGATGGTGTGTAAGTATGCGAAGCGATGATACCCGCGTTTACACACGCTTATACACTGGGTACCATAACGGACAGAGGGCCCGACGGAGCCCCACCGACCATTGACCAAGGAATCCCGGGACGCCGGGCGCAGATGGGGCGACGTCGCAGGCCCCGCAGCTCCCTCCTGAGGTGCGGGTTCGGTGATTGTGCACCCCGCTGGGAGGATCACGGACTCATGACCAAGGAAGAGACCGCCTACGCGGACACGCTGAACCTCATCGGTTCCGACGTGCTGGACCCGAGCCCGGAGGGCCGGGACTGGGAACTGGTCGACGCGCTGGGCCGGGAGCGGCGGCTGGCCGCCCACTCCACAGGCCCGCACGCCGACTGCGCGTACTGCTACTGGACCGTGCCGTACAACGGCGCGACGGACGGCGAGCACTTCGCCGACCTGTGGGAGCACCTGATCATCCGCCACGGGTTCGACGTTCGGGTGGCTTTCTCGCCCGCACAGTTGGCGTGGACCCGCGCTGGGGACCGGCACGAGAGGGCGACGGCCGCATGAGCAACGACGACGACCGCAAGCTGCTGAGCCTGCTCGAATCGCTCAGCCCCGACCACGTGCAGCGGCTGAAGAGCCTCGCGGACTCCCGGAAGGCTGTCTGGCCGGGACCGCCGACTGACGGCCCGGAGACGTACCGGGGCGTGACCGTCCCCGAGGCGCTGCGCCCCAACTGGGACCAGCCGGAGGCGCACTTCTGGCGCCAGGGCGCGGACGTCGCACTGGAGGCCACCGCGCCGATGCTGATGGCGTGGGCCGACCCGAAGCCGTGCGCGGTCAACGAGCAGGGCGAATGCCTGATCCACGACTACCCGCCTCCGCTGTGCCCCGACGGCGAGGCCCGGCGGATCCTGCGCGAGATGGGGCGGACGAACCAGTGAGCCAGACCCTGACGCTTCGCGAGTACCAGCGCGAAGCCATCGACGCCGTCCAGGCCGCGTGGGCTGACGGCATGCAGCGGCCCGCCGTTGTGCTCCCAACTGGCGCAGGGAAAACGGTCGTGTTCTCCCGCATGGCGGCCGAGCACCTTGCTTCCGAAGGAAGCCGCGTCGTCATCCTTGTGCACCGCGACGAGCTGGCCGACCAGACGCTGAACAAGCTGAAGCAGACCGAACCGAGCCTGTTCGTCGGCAAGGTGAAGGCGGCGGCCGACAACGTGGCTGCTGACGTCATGGTCTGCTCGGTGCAGACCCTCGCCCGGGAGACCCGGTTCAACCGCCTGGTCGACTCGCAGGAGAAGTGCGGCAAGGTCGGTCTGGTCATCGTGGACGAGTGCCACCACGCGGCGGCCGTCAGCTACCGCAACATCCTCGCCGGACTCGGCTGCTACAGCGGGATGCCCGGCACGCGGGCTGTCGGCTTCACCGCCACGATGGCGCGCGGGGACGGGCAGGGGCTCGGCAGCGTGTGGGAGGACGCGGTCTACACCCGCTCCCCGCTGTGGATGATGTCCCGGGGTCACCTGGTCGATGTCAGCTCCAAGCTGATCGACGTGGACACCCTGCACCTTGGCGACGTGAAGAAGTCCCGGGGCGACTACACCGCATCCTCCCTGGGCGACGCGCTGATGGAGGCCGGCGGCCCGCAGATCATCGCCAAGGTGCTGGAGGAGCATGCGGCCGACCGCCGGTCCCCGATCGTCTTCACCCCGACGGTGGAGGTCGCGCGGGCGACGGCCGAGGCCCTGCCGAGCGCGGCGTACGTGCACGGCGGGACGCCCCGCGAGGAGCGGCTGAACATCTACCGCAAGTTCCGCACCGGCGAGGTGCGCACCCTCGTGAATTGCATGGTCTTGACGGAGGGGGCCGATTTCCCGTTTGCGGACTGCGCGGTCATCGCCCGGCCGACGAAGTCCGAGCCGCTGTTCATACAGATGGTCGGCCGGGTGCTGCGGCCCTCCCCCGCCACCGGCAAGCAGGACGCGCTGGTGCTCATCCTCGCCGGCGAGGGTGGGGCACTGTGCACGCTGGTGGACCTGGAGCCGGGCGCCGAGATCCGCGAGGTGCGGGACGGCGAGACCCTGGCCGAGGCGTACGAGCGCGAGGAGTCCTACAAGGAAGCCAAGGTCCCGGCCGGCTCGCTGCGGTTCGAGCTGAAGCACCGCGACCTGGACCTGTTCAAGGCGTCGACCGCCTACTCGTGGCTGCGCACGCACGGCGGGGTGCAGTTCATCCCGTTGGGCGACAACGGTGAGATCCTCCTGTGGCCGTCCCGGGGTGAAGCGGAGAAGTGGGACGTCGCCTACGCCAGCCCGAAGGCCACCTACGCGAACGTGGCGGCCGGACGGGAGCGGTGGGAGCGGCTGCACGAGGGCCTGGACCTCGGCATGGCGATGGCGTGGGCGGAGACAGAAGCCATGGACCGGTCGTCGCTGAACATGACCAAGTCGGCGGCCTGGAGGAAGAAGCCCGCGTCAGAGAAGCAGCTCAAGATCCTGCGGTACGCCGGGCACACCGTGCCGGACGGGCTCCGGGCGGGGCTCGCCTCGGACCTGCTCGCGGTCACCATCGCATCCCGGAAGCTGGACCGTTTCCTTCCCCGCACAGCCGGGGTATGATTTAGCTAAACCACAGGAACGGAGACCAAGGAATGGACGAGACACGAATCCGGGCGATTATCCGGGAGGAGATCGACCGGGCGTTCCAGGCCATGAGCGTTGCTGCGAACGGCCTGGACATGCCGTACGAGACGTCCGAGCTGGACAGCCGGGCGCTGACCAACATCGGGCAAGCTGCCGACCGCGCAGCCCACGAGTTCAAGGAGCTGTGCGAGACCGCCGACGAGGAGCGTGCGCAGGACGCGGAGAACCCGTTCGCGCCGGACACGACGATGTCCCGCGAGGCAGCCGACTTCATCTTGCGGGCTATGAACGGCCTGCTGCTGGAGGGCTACTGGCCGAAGGCGTACGCGGTGGACGGCCGCCATGGCGGCGAGGACGAGCCGGAGTACGACAACGCCCTGCTGCGCCGCGCGGCGGACATCATCGGTCGGGACAAGATCAGGAACACGGATCTCCTTCGGTTCCTCTCCGAACTGGACGCGGCCGGCGAGTGACCCCGGGGAGGGCTGCGGCGGCCCTCCCCACCTGGCCGTTAGGCCATTGACCAAGGAAGCAGGAAGGTACCGCAATGACTCAGACGACCCCTGAGCGCAGGCCGTGCTCCGTGTGCGGCAACGAGTACACCGTCACGGCGAACAAGACGATCCGTCACCACTTCACTGAGAACCCCGACTTCCAGGCCGGCCCCGACAGCCGCAAGTGCAAGGGCGTCGGTGAGCCGCCGGCCAGCGCGGCCGGACTCGCCCTCGCCGAGGACATGGAGGCCGACCAGCCCCAGTGTCGTCTGTGCAAGCACCCAGTGGAGCTGACCGGCAACGGCCGGGCCCGGTCCCATCTCACGCCCGAGCAGACGCCCCGGCCCTGCCCCGGCGGCAGCGACTTCCCGCTGGGCACCTACCCGGACCTTGTCGGCACGACGGACGGCCTCGTGGCCACCCTCGCGGCCGACTGCGAGCACGTTCCGGTCGGCCAGTGCTACGGCTGCCACGGCGCGGCCGGGAAGCCGGTCAGCGACGCCGAACTGGACGCTATGGCGGAGGCCGAGGGCACCGGCGCGGCGCCGTGGGGCGTGGACCCGGCGGCCGTCCAGCAGCCGACCATGGCCGACCAGTTCAAGGACGCGGCCGAGTCAATGACCTGCGGGTGCGGCGCCTCGTGGCCTTCGAACGAGGAGATGCAAAAGGTCGGGCACGGTCTGACGCAGTGCCCGAAGGACCGCGCGGCCGGACCATCGATTCACAGCGACGGCGGGTACCCCTACCCGGCGGTCACGTCGCTCACGGAGGCCGAGCAGTTCAAGAACGCGGCTCCGGCGACGCACAGCGGCGGCGGACTGTCGGCGGCGGAGCAGGAGCGCCTGGCGGCCGTCGTCGCCACGGACTACCGCAGCCCGGAGCGGAAAGCCGCCGACGCGCGGATGTCCGAGCTGACCCGCGAGGCCGTCAAGGTGCTCCAGCAGCGCAGCCCGGAGGAGAAGGCGGAGACGGCGGCCCGCATGGACCGCACCGCGTCGGCCGCCCTCGGCGTCCCGCTCGACCCAGCGCTGAACCACAACTACACCGATCCGTCGGGCACGGTGTGGACGCACGAGGGTCCCGAGGAGACATGCCAGGCGCCGGACTGCGTGGCGTTGCGGGCGGGCCTGCCCGAGGGGTTCGATCCGAACTGCGAGCAGTGCGACACCGACAACCACCGGTGCCCCGGCTGCGGCACGGACGTCCCGCACGGCGCCGTGGCTTGTGCTCAGTGCACCCGAGAGACATGCATGCACCCGAACGGGTTCCAGGGCACGGCCGACGACTACGACAGCGACGGCCAGGACCGCGTCGTCAGCACCTGCGCGATCTGCGGCGCCATGGACCCTGAAGACGAACTGCCGGACGACGAGCGTCCGACGTCCGGCCCGGCGCTGCTCAGCGAGCTGGAAGACGGCGACCATTTCATCCGGCGAGGTGCGGTCATGCGCGTAGTCGACACGGACGGCGGAATCCTCACTGCGGTTGTCGTTGAGGGCCCCCGCAAGGGCCTTACAGGCGAACTGTTCAACGTCAGCGAGACGGTGGAGCGCACGCACTGCCGCCACGACTACTCCGTACCGGACGGGGACGGCGGCTATTGCTGCGACTACTGCGGAGACCTGAAGACGACCACGGAACAGGAGACCAAGGAATGCCCGAGCAACAAGACGACGTCGCCGCGTTCTTCGGCGGCATCCGCAACGAGTTCAACGGCCACGGCTACGCCGACGAGCCCGGCCCATGGTTCCCCGCAGGGCGCGGGGGCACCTGCTCCGGCTGTTTTGCCGGAATCGAACCCGGTGACATCATCCGGGCCGACGGCGACGGCGGGTACGAGGGTCAGGAGTGCTGCGGTGACGACTGATCAGAGCGCGGCGGCAGCGGCTTTCCTCGGCAGCGGACGGCCGTCGGCCCCGGCGTCGACCGGAGCGCAGAACCAGGCCGATGCGGCGGCGCAGTTCCTCGCCGGCGGCTCGGGCTCGCACGGCGAGGTGGAGACCAAGCGCGACCGGTACGGCCGGTACCTCATCCCCCACCCGGACACCGGCAAGGAGAAGGCGTGGACGCGGTCCACCACCTTCGCCAAGTCGATCAGCGACACCTACGCCCTGTCCCAGTGGGGTCTGCGCATGGCGCTGCTCGGGGCGACGGTGCGTCCGGACATCGTGCAGCGGGCGCACGGCAAGCACGTCAAGGCGGACAAGGCCCTACTGGACGAGCTGACGGCGGAGCTGAAGAACGCGGCTGGGGACAAGGTCGCGGCCAACCTCGGCACGGCGATGCACTCGTTCACGGAGCTGGCGGACCGGGCTTGGCACTCCCCCGGCGGCCCGCGCAGCATCATGGACCAGGTTCCGCCCGACTGCCGGGCGGACGTCGAGACGTACATCCGGCTGCTGGAGGAGACGGGCCTGGAGCCCGTCCCGGGGCTCATCGAGTTCACCACGGTCGTCAAGCAGTACGGCGTCGCCGGGACCAGCGACAACTGCTACAAGGTCACCAAGCCGCTCACGCTGAAGATCGGCCGTGCCGAGGTGCGGCTGGAGCCCGGCGAGTACGTGATCGGGGACAAGAAGACCGGCAAGGATCTCGACTACGGGTGGCAGGAGATCGTCATCCAGCTCGCGACCTACGCGCAGGGCATCAACACGTCCGGCGTCTGGGACAAGAGGGCGGAGGAGTGGATCCCGGACCCTCTGAACGGTGCGAAGGTCCGGACGGACACCGGTGTCGTCGTCCACCTGCCGGTGGACAAGGAGTCCGAGAAGACGCCGGCGGTGTACGGCGTGGACCTGGAATCTGGGTGGCAGGCGGCCGTGCTGTGCGAGCGGGTCAGGGAGTGGCGCAAGCTGCGCACCCTCGCCTCGCCGGTCATGGTTTCGGAGGCGGACACGTTCGCCCCGGCGCGGCTGGAGCCGACCGTCGTCACGCGGACCACGGTCCGCCAGCCGACCCTCAAGGACAAGGCCCTCGCGGTCACGTCCAAGGGCGACGCGTCGGCGGTGTGGAAGGAAGCGAAGACGGCTGGACTGCCCGACACGGAGGTGGACGAGCTGGTGGCCGTCATGCAGAAGCGGCTGAAGGAACTCGCCGAACCCGGCGGCTGAGAAGGGTTTAACTAAATCAGCTTCCGGGGTATCATAAAAGCATACGGAGCACAGCAACTCCGGGCAGGTCAGACGTAGTTGACCTATCGTCACAGATCCTCCCGGACCAACTCCACAGAGACCGCCCCGACCCGGTTCGATCCAGTGGCACTCGCCCCGGGTCGGGGCCACAGAAGACCCAACGACGAACCGTCGTAGCGACACAGCCCGCAGGGCGGCAACGCGACATCGGCGGTCGGTTCGGGGTCTGGCGGCGGCCGTAAAACGCTGGACGCGCGGTAGCTCAACAGGCGAGAGCCCAAGGACCCCGGCCCACCCCCGTGTCGGCAAGTCCTTGGAGATTCGGGTTCGAGACCCGGCCGCGCACCGGAGCCACGCACAGCCGGCTCCCCTCCCTCGCCACCGGCGGCGGAGGCCCACAGGATCACAGCAGACAGGACACAGGAATGACGACTCAGGTTGACCCCTTCAGCGCCGAAGCCGCTGCGGCGGCCCAGTTCTTCGGCGGGAGCGGCACCGTCGCCGCGAAGTTCCCTCAGGTCGGATTCACCGTGGAGGGGACCATCCTCTCCTACCGGATGGACGACGTCACCGACATGGAGACCGGCGAGCTGCTGTTCTGGGAGGGCAAGTCCAAGGTCAAGCAGTCCGAGCTGCGGTTCCCGCAGACGGCCCGGCCCGTCAAGCAGCTCATCATCGAGATGCAGTGCGAGCCGACCGGCATGACCTGGGAGACTCGCGAGTACATCGAGAAGCCGATCCCGGACGACGACGGCAAGCGAGCCCTGTACGTCAAGAACGGCCTTCAGATGGCCGTCGGCAAGGCGCTCAAGGAGGCCGGGGTCCCGGCCCCGGAGATCGGCGGGTACCTGAAGGTCACCCGGGGCAAGAGTGTCAAGCGCGAGGGCGCGAAGTACCCGAGCCAGACCTTCACCGCCGTCTACACCAAGGCCGACCAGAACAGCCACGCGGCCGGTCAGTTCCTCACCCAGGGCGACGGCGGCGAAGCGCCGGACCCGTTCGGCGGCTGACCGCACAGCACCGCCCATGAGGAAGACCCCGAGCAGAGCGCGCTCGGGGTCTTCCCGCGTTCACGGCCAGGGCCGCGTACAGCATCATGTCAGGCCGCCACCTTCCGCCGGCGACGGGCCTGCTTCGGCACGGGCGGCTCGAAGACCGGGGACGCTCCGGGCAGGCTCGGCCACGCCACCATGCGCAGGGCGTCGATGTTGTGCTGCGGCATCCGGACCACCGGCTCGCCGTAGGCGGCGTGACCGGCCGCACGTAGCCACCACGCATCGCACTGATCCCCGCCTTTGTCGCCGGGGAACGTCCGTCCGGCCCGGGTGAACGCGGCCAGCGCCATGGACTCCTTGTCGGACCCGCCGCCGTAGCCGGTGGCGTACAACTTCAGCGTCTTCGCGTTGACCCAGACGCAGGGCACACCGGCTCGCCCGAGCACGAGCACGGCGACCGCGTGCACCATCGGGACGACCTTGGCTGCGTCGCCTTTCAGGCCGGCCCTGATGTCTTCCACCACGGCGAGGTCCGGCCGGGCGACACGCACTGCCGCGCACAGACGCTCCTCGATGGTGAGCAACCGTTCGTACCCCTTGCCGCGCGGTTTGAGGACGGCTGTGGAGTCGTCCGGGAAAGCCACCCCCGTGCACGTCATTGACAGGTCCAGCCCCATGATGCGCATTCCTTGGTCCTCCATATCTGGGCGCACTCATTTCACTAAATCAGACTTACCCGATACGCTGTCTCGCCACGCTCCCGACGCGGCCTGGACTCGGCTACGCGCACGTTTACCCAGTGGGTACGCTCGGAGCAGGACCACGGATTGAGGAGAGCAGACCAATGACGAGCCCTACACCCCTGCCCGGACTGGATTCCGTCGGCAAAGAGGGGACCTGGACGATCACAGATCAGCACGGCCAGTCGGTGACCATCACCGGCGCGTTCCTGGGCCTCGGATCCAGTTACCGGCCCCGGCACCAGAACCACCCTGATGCCGAGTTCGCCCCTCGGCGAGTCCACTGCTCCACCTGCCGCTGGACGGAGATCCGGATCTTCGCCGTGGACTCCGAGGAAGGCAATCCCGGTGCGCTGCCGTACCTGGTCGTCAAGCGCGGCGCGTCGGCCGTGCCCGGGGAGAAAGACTTCATCGAGTGGGAGGGTCTGATCACCGGGGACGAGGTGCTGGAGAAGCTGACCACGCGCCGGGGCACGGATGCGTTTCTGACCTCGCCGGCGTCCCGGGCCGCTTCGCAGGCTGCCGCTTTCGATCCGGGGATGCGGGACGCCTGGCAGAACCGCGCGGTGCGGTGACGCCCCGCTTGAGACTGTGAGGTCTCAAGGCCGCCGCCTATTACGGAATGGCAAAGCTTGCAGGTGGGTGGGCTCCGTTCGGCGCCAACGCTGCTCGCTGATACCGTCCCCGGCCGCAACGAAGCCGGACGAGAGGACGGACGGATGGGCAGGCACACCGCAGAACGCATACCCGCCCGAGACCTACGGCGGGCGTACGTCAGTCTGCGGGAGGCGTACGAGCGGCTGCTGCGAGATCACCTGGAACTGAAGAACGACACCCACGGCCTGCCGGCCACCGTGCCCGGCGGGCCGTCGCCGTTCGGGGCTGAGGTGGAACTGTGGCAGCCGCCCGCGTACCTGGCCACGGACCGGGAGCCGATGGGCGTGGAGGCGGCCTGTGAGCTGGTGCGGTCCTCAGGCCTGCTGACGTCGCCGGGGCTTGAGGCGTGACAGCCAGGGGTATACCGATTAAGATAAATCATCAACGCCCTGATCACCGAGGAAGGAATCATGACTGTGACCGCGCCGCAGCGCCCCCCGCGAGGACGGCCGAGGCCCGCAGAGACCATCGAACGGGACCGGAAGATCCTCGCCCTGCTCAAGAGCAATCCGGACGGGATGGCCCGCAACGTCATCGCCGAGGAGATGGGCCTGAACAAGTCCCGCACCTACCTGTCCCTGGACCGGCTGCGCCGGCAGGGCCTGGCCGCGATGGTCAAGTCCGAGGAGTCCCAGGCCGACAAGGACGCCCTGTGGGTGGCCGTCCAGGAGGACTGATGCCATCGGACCGCACACCCGCCGCCACGGAGCCCGCACCCGGCGCAGACGCCGAAAGTGCGGGCTCCGTGGTTGTCGGCGTTGACCCGTCGAACCCGGACGGCACCGCAGCCGTACATATCGCTGCGGACGCCGAGTTGCTGGGCGCGCGGCTCAACGAGACCGCGTTGGTCTTCCAGCGGTTCCGCGAGAGCCTGACCCGTACAGCACCGGCGGTTCAGAGGGCTGCGCAGGCCCTGGCCGGGGTGCGGGTCCCAGAGCCCATGCCGCCCTACGACGCCGGGGACGCGATGTGCTAGAGCCCGCCGGCCGACGGAGAGGAGACACTGTCGTGCCCCGCATGACCGTAGCCGTCGTCATCCCGACCATCCCGGGCCGGGAGGCGATGCTGGAGCGCGCCCTGGTGTCCGTGCGCGCACAACGCCGCCGGCCGGACCAGGTCGTCGTCGAACGCGATTCCCTGCGCACCGGGGCGGACCAGGCCCGTAACCGAGCCCTGGAGCGGGTCACCACGGACGTCGTGGCGTGGCTCGACGATGACGACGAAATCAAGCCCAACCACCTCATGGCATGCATGCGCGTGATGGAGCAGTCCCCGGAACGGCCCGACCTGGTGTACCCGGCACCAGTGGTGCGCGGGGGTCAGGATCCCACGGCCGTGTCCGTACAGGGGCAGTGGGTGCTTCCCTGGGGTGTCCGCTTTGGGCCTGAGCAAGAGGCGCATCTGCGCCGATTCGGGTCATTCATCCCGATGACCCACCTTGTACGGACTGAGCTGGTACGAACCATCGGAGGGTTCCGTCCTGGCCAGGAAACGACGACAGATGGCCTAGGCCGCCGCTACCGTGGCGAAGACGAGGACTATCTGGTGCGCCTGCTTGACGCAGGGGCCACGTTCGAGCATCTGGACGCTCGGACGTGGGTCTGGCACGTGCACCGTGGAAACACCGCCGGGCGGGGGCTCGTCCGAGCGGATATCTGAACACGGAAACGGAGGAGTCGTGCCGACCACCACAGCCACGACTGGACCACCCCCAACCCTTGCCGATGCGGTGCGCAGCCGTATCGGTGAACTGACCGCACGAGGTCAAAAGACGTTCACCGTCTCGGACTTCCCCGACGTCGCCAGTCGCGCAGGCCGGCCGGGACCCTGGCTGGAGGACCACCTGCTCGTCCTGGAGGGCGTCGGCATTCTCCGAGCCGTCCATCGTCCCGGACCGCGTACCTGGGCCGTCTGCCCCGGCTCGGAGTATCTGAGGTGACCCGGCGTGTGATGAGGTTCGGATACGTCTACGGAGGAACAGCCCGCTTCAAGGGGCAGAACTACGTGCTGGACGGAACGGCCTACTCGCTGGGCCGGTGCGACGAGGTGCGGCTTCGCGCGGCAGCCGTACGGGACTTGTCCCAGTCGCAGAACGTCCCGCTCGCCGGCGTCGAGATCACGGACTTCTGGTTCAGCGAGATCGTCACGGAGGACGACATCCGGGACACGGCGGCGGGTACGGCGAGCGCCGACCCTTTCCGTCCCCACGCCGACGGTCCGGATCCTTTCCGCCCCTGCGATGTCCCGGACCGGGACGAGACCTGACGGCTGGACAGAGAGACAGCGAGCCCCTGCGGGACAACCGCAGGGGCTTCGTCGTGTCCCGGGACATTCGGAGCCGGGACAACGGGACACGTCGTTGTCCCGTCCCGCGTGGGACACCGGGACACGGCGGCCGGGACACGCGCTTTGTCCCAGCTCGGGACATGTCCCGGGACAAAGGTCTGTCGGGACAGGGGACACCGGGACAGATAGCGTGTACGATGATTTAAGGAAATCAGCACCGACCAAGGAATCGTGACCAAGGAAGAGAGGACAGACGATGTCCCGCATGTCCCGTACACAGGTAGCGACCTGGGGCCTCCTTGTCCCGGCCACACTGGCCCTGGGTATGTCCGCCGACACCTCGTACCGCTTCATGGATACCGCGCTTCAGATCTCCGACGAGACCGAGCGCATGATCCTGTGCGGCGTCGCCGAATCGGCCATCGTCGCCCTCACCGTCTACGCCTGGGCCACCCGGACCAAGGGCCCCGCGTACCTCGCCTACCTGCTCGTTCTCGCGCAGGGCGTCCCCGCTTTCGCGATCTCCGGGAGCATCGGCGGTCCGGTACGTTTCATCTTCGGGTCGGTACTGCTGGCCGTGCTCCTGCACCTGCTGCTCGGCCTGGAACTTCGCATGTCAGGCGCCAAGTCGGACGGCCTGCTCGCCAAGGCCCTGCGTGAGCTGAAGGAGCGCCTGACGGCTTCCCTGGGCATCGGCCGGCGCGGCGACGACTCCGCCGCCATCGCCCGTAGCCGGGCCGCTGACCGCGCAGTCGCCCTCGCCGACCGCGTGGCCGCCGCGCGCACCGAGTGGGGCCGTAACCGGCTCAGCGCCCGCCTGGCCGAGCAGATCGACGCGGCGCGGCACGGCCTGACCCCCGAGCAGGCCGAGAGGGCGGAGGCGGCTATCGTCGCCCGGGTCGTTCGGCGCAAGTCGGCGGCATCCCTCGCCAGGATCAACGCGCGCCACGACTGGTCGCTGTCCCTTGTCCCGGCTCCCGCTGTCCCGGCCGGGGACACGGGACATGGCGATGTCCCGTCGATCGTGTCCCGCGAGACGGCTGTCCCCCGGGACACGGCCTCTGTCCCGTCGGATGTCCCGGCCCCCGCTGTCCCGCAGCGGGACATGTCCCGTGTCCCGCAGGACGTTGTCCCGGCGCCGGTGTCCCGCCCCCGTACCTCTGTCCCGGCGACCGTGTCCCGGCCGCGTCCCACCGTCCGGGTGTCCCTGGACAAGCTGCACGAGGTTGTCCCGGCCGAGCAGGCCGTGTCCCGGAGCGAGGGACAGACCATCGTCGATGTCCCGGAAGACGTGCGGGACAACCTGACCGGCGTCGTCCGCTTCCTGATGGAGACGGGACACAGCAAGGACGAGGTCCGTGCGATTGTCCCGACCCTGCCGGGACACGAAGGCACGAAGCCGGAGAGCCTGCGCAAGGCGATCCAGCGGACGTTCCCCAAGGAGGCGTAGAACGGCCTTGCGGCCGGGACACTGCCGCGAGACTCTTGATTTAGGTAAAGCCCTACCGGGGACAACCTCGGTAGGGCTTTCGCTTCGGAACCAGGAACCCAGGAATCAGGAAGAGGACCGGCTATGAGCCGTATCGGACAAAACCACCCGGAAAACCCGTTCAGCGCGGCGGGCCGGGCCAACGGACAGACCACCGACCAGCTCCACAAGCGAGGTCTGGACGGCCAGGGCAACCCGTTGCCGTCGAACGGCAGCACCGAGAAATCCGCAGGTCAGAAGGGATTCTCCCGACCCGGCGGGAAGCGCGGGCAGAACCTGGCCCAACTCGTCAACTCCATCGGATCCCTGGAACTGGCCAACCAGGAAGATCTCTACGCGTTCTGCGAGGCCTACCGCACCTTGCTCCACTTCCTTGCCGTCTCCGCCAAGCTGGCAGAAGGCCAGCTCAAGGCAGCTGCGCGGGCCAGCGCCCGGCAGGCGAAAGACGGATGGATGACCCCGGCGCAGATGGCCAAGCTGGCTCTGACGCTGCGACAGGTCGGCAAGGATCTCGACCACATGGCCAACTCCTGCGCAGGCGGAGCCGTGAGCGCGGTCAAGGCCTGGCGCCGGTTCGAGGCTCTGCTGGACGAGTTCGAGAACGACCGCAAGGTCAGCCGTCCCGGGGGCCGCCGTGGCGGCTTCGACCTGGTGTAAGGGCGGTGGACGACGTGTCGAACAATCACCGCGTGCGTGGATACGCCCTGTTCAGGGTGCCTGAGCGCATCATCTCGTACGTTCTGCCGTGGGCCATCACGGGGGCGGCCTGGCCGCTCGCTCTGGTGCTCCACCTCGTCATCGGCGACAGCCCGCTGTGGATGGCCTTCCTCGCCCTCGGGTTCGCGTATCTCGCGTACGTGACCTGGTCGACCTGGGCGGTGCGCCGGCAGGAGACCCGGACCATGGTCACGGTGTTCGTCAGCGCCGTCCTGACCTGGGAACTCTTCGCCATCACCGTCCGCCCCTGGCAGGCCGACGTCTTCAAGGCGTGGGCCCTCGGAGGGCTCGTTCTGTCGGTCGCCTGGTGCGTCCGGCACGCGGCCCTGTCGGGCGTCCGGGACGCTGACAAGTCGCCCGAGACCAGCGGAAACGACGGTTTGCTGGCCAAGGTGCGGGCGTTCAAGGACGCCCGGGTGGGCAAGGTCACCGAGTCCGAGCAGGAGTTGCGCGCCCGGGTCCACCTGGACGCCCCGACCACGGCGAAGGAGGCGCAGGACGCCCGGGAGCAGATCGCGGCCGTCGCCGGCGTCGGTGCCGACCAGGTCAAGGTGCTCAAAGTCGCAGGTCACGAAGGTCAGGTGGACGTGACGTTCACCCGCGCGGCAGGAGCCTTCAAGCCGGCTGTCTGGACCGGCCCGCGTCACCTCGGGGCGTCCATCGCGGACGCCCCGATCTGGCTCGGGAAGCGCACCGACGGCAGTGACATCAACTGGTGGATCGTCGGCTCCGAGGACGAGAAAAACCCCAGGCCACTGGCCCATACGAAGTGCACCGGCGTGTCCGGCGCGGGCAAGACGGAGACCATCTGCACGGCGATTCTCCAGATGCGCGAGCGCGTGGACGTGGTGCCTGTGGTCGGCGACCCGGCCAAGTTCCAACAGTCGTTCGGCGACATCGAGGAGGTGCTGGGCCTGGCCGCGAAGACCCGAGAGGCCACCGAGCAGCTCGTGCGCAACCTGGTGCCGCTCATCGAGTACCGCGCCGGCCTGTTCGGCACGCTGACCAGGGCAGACGGCGGCAAGGGCTACAAGCAGTGGGTGCCCGAGCTGTGGACGCTGCACCGCATCCCGGCGATCTTCCTGGACATCGAGGAGGCCACCGACGTGCTGCCGGTGGTGGACGAGGAGGCCGACGAGGCCATGCGCAAGCTGCGGTCGATCGGCGTGCACTTTTGCGCCTCCGCGCAGACCATGCCGCACGACAACATCCCCCGCAAAACCCGAGGTCAGCTCGTGCAGTCCCTGGCTCACGGGCAGAAGGAGTACCAGGACGCGAAGTACGCCCTGGAGGCGGAGACGCTGGAGGCCGGCGCCGACCCGACCAAGTGGGCCAACAACGCCCCCGGCTCGCTGTATGCCGAGGTCACAGGCACGGACAAGGCCCACTGGCCAGTCGACGGCCGCGTGCCGCGCATGAAGGCAGCCGACCGTGAGGAGATGAAGCAAGTCACCCGCCCGTACTGGGCGGAGCTGGACGCGGGCAGCTACCGCATCCTCGCCGAGGGCGTCGTGGACGAGCAGCAGGACAAGGCCGCCTCGGCGGCCATGGAGGTAACCCTGGAGGACGACGTGGACACCGACTTCGCGCAGGTCAGCGACCTGAACACGGTCAGCGACGACGGCATCGACGTCGGCGAGCCGCTGGCCGCTCCGCGCGGCACCGAGGTGACGTTCGGTGCCCCGGCTCAGGCGAGGATGTCCGAGGCGGACGCGCGGGCGGAGCTGCTGAACCGGCTGGAGATCTTGCGCCAGTCCGGCCAACAGAACGTCAGCGTCGAGGATCTGATGGACCTTCCCGAGCTGACCGGCTGGCCTCGCGGCTGGGTGTACGCGGAGGTCGAGAGCCTGGCGGACGAGGGTCTGCTGAGGCGGGTCACCCCGCCCAACATGGCGGCCCTGTACGAGATCGATTTCGGGAGTCTCGCGGCCGTCGGGTAGGGCTGGTTGGTGTTCACTCAGGGCGGGCATCCTGTGTCAGGGTGCCCGCCCTGACGCATTGCTGACGGGTCCTGGTGACGCCTCTGACACGTCAGCAGACACGCCCCGACTGTCCGGTGACCCGGGCGCTTACACGGGTCTGACAGAGGCGCTGACGAGGTCCGGAGCAATCCGGCCTCAGGTTCTCTCTCGCCCGGCCCGGCCGGCGCCGACAACGACCGATGACACGAGGAAGACTGACAGATGACCAAGGAACAGAAGACCTGCACCGGCTGCGGTGTTCCCGCCGCCTTCACCAAGACCATCGCTCTGTGCGCGCGGTGCGGCCTGGCCGTCGCCGAGGAGGCGCTGGGCTTCGTCTTCGACGGGCTGCGCGGGGGCTCCGGAGTGATCGAACTCCCGGCTGCTCCCGCTCCCCGGATGGACCCGAAAGTTGCCGACGACGTGGCTCACCAGCGGCTCGCCGCCCTGCGTCGGAAGGGGGTGAAGCGGGTGACCTTCGCGGACTTCCGGGACCTGATCGAGATCACCGGGAGGACGCGCCCGTGGGTGTACGGGTGGCTGGACGAGCGGGTGAAGGAGGGCGACCTGATCAAGGAGAAGACCCCGGAAGGGGTGGGCTACGTCTTCGCGTACTGACCTCCGGCGAGGGGTTGCGCAGCACCCCGGAGGATGGTTTAGTTAATTCACAGGAACACCGACCACGGAATGGGGACACGATGGACGACTACAGCGCCGACATGATCAGCGAGTGGGACGAGAACGCCCGGCACTACCCCTTCGTGACTGACGGCATCGCTGCCGAGGTCACCGCCTACGCGCACATCGTCGGAACCAACGTCCCCGACCTCGACAACAAGAGCGCCGTCCGCGAGTTCATCGAGAACGCGCGCACCCGCTGACCCCACCCCGACCGACAGCCCCGGCGCCCAGCGGCCCGGGGCTTCGTCGTGCACGGCCCGATTCGCGCAGGCTCCGCCGTGGTACAACTAATTCAAGGCCGCCGCCGGCGGCCGGGACCTAGGAATCAAGGAATCTGACCATGGAGATAGAGCGGAGGCATGCCCCGGTCCCCGGGGAGTTGCTGGAGTACCTGAGGGCCAACCCGTCGGCAGCGCAGCAGGCGGCGGACGGCGGAGTCCACGTCCACGTGCACCACCACTACGCGGCCCCGGAGCCGGCCGTCCCCGCCGGGGCGATCGTGCACCAGGGCCCGGAGAAGACGGTGGCGGAGAAGGTGATCCCGTGGCTGTGGGTCGCGCTGCTGTCCTGCGTCGTCCTGACGCTGTGCGCGTTGGTGTTCGCCATGGTGGCCGTCGTCGCGGTGGCCGTCCTGGCAGCGGTGATCGTGCTCGGCCTGGTGGTCGCGTACGTCATCAACTCGCAGACCGTGGCCGTGGAAGCGCGGGCCAAGGCGGCGGAGGCGCTGAACAAGGGCAAGCACAAGAGGCGGTGAGATCCATGGCACCGCCGACCCGGAGAACCCCGGACCCGACGAGGGCCGGGGTTCTTTGCGTTGCGGGGTTGTGCGGTCGCCGGATCGATGGTTTAATTAAATCAGTCGGGAGGATCCCGGCGGACAAACCGAACGGGAGGGGCCGGCGATGAGCCACAAGCGGACGCACCGCTACTGCGGAGGCAAGGGCGAGGTCCCCCGCGCGTCGGGCATGCCCGGCCACTGCTTCGGCTGCAACGGCACCGGAGAGGTCACCATCTACACCCCCGCCGAGAAGGCTGCCCGGCAGGCCAAGCAGGAGCGGTGGGACTCCACCCGCGAGCTGGTCCGGTCCCACGCCCGGAAGATTCAGGCGCCCAAGGGCGTGTCCTCCCTGACGTTCTCGCTCGACGTCCGCGCCGGCTTCGAGAACTTGGCGGAGCGCGAGCCCGAGCGCCTGGAGAAGCTGTACGCGTCGCTGGACAAGGGCCGGTTGGACGACGTCGTGCACGCCCTGTACGAGTACCGCACGGGGAAGGCCAGCGAGGGCGAGTGCTGCACCCGGTGCGGTAAGCAGAACCTTCCGACGGGGTGGATGTGCGACCGGGACGCCGCGTCAAAGGGCCTGTGCCTCCGCTGCTGCCCGCACAACCACGGTTGAGCTACTACCGAACCAAAGCCCCGACGCCTCATGGCGCCGGGGCTTCCGACCAAGGAACGAGGAACCCATGACCGCAGCGAACCCCGCGCCCGTGCGCGTCGTTTCCTTCGGCTACGTCAACGGCGACGCCCCGACCGCCCACCTGACCCTGGACCTGCGCCACCACTTCCCCGGAGCCGACCCGAACCGGGAGGTGCGCGGACGGACCGTCATCCACCAGACCGGCCGCCGGAGCATCCTCGGCACCCCGGGTCTCCGGGCTCTGCTGGCCGCCACGGTGCGCGCGGTCCGGGCATACGACTCCGGCCCGTACAACAGGGCCATCGTCGTTGCGGTCGGCGGAGGCAGGATCCGTGCAGCCGTGGCGACCGAAGCACTCGCCCGCCGGCTGCGCCGCCGGGGCCACGAGGTCACCGTGGAGCACCTGCCCGCCGCCCGCTGACCCGGCAACACCCCAGCCCCAGAGCACCTCCGCTCCGGGGCTTCGTCGACCAAGGAACGAGGAAAACACGGCCATGACCGACACAGCCGGCACCTTCGCCGCCGCCTTCGCGGCTCTGTTCGTCGCGCACTCCGTCGGGGATCACTGGGTGCAGACCTCATGGCAGGCGGCTCGCAAGGGCGACCGCAGCCGCACGGGACACATCGCCTGCGGCCGGCACATCTTCGGCCTCACCGTAACCAAGGTGGTGCTGCTGTTCGTCGCCGTGGCCGTGCTCGGCCTGGAGGTGAGCGTCGTCGGCGTGGTCATCGGACTCGGCCTGGACGCAGCGAGCCACTACTGGGCCGACCGCCGGCACACGCTGACCGGCCTCGCCCGGGTCTGCGGGAAGACGGAGTTCCACACGCTCGGCACCCCTGCGCACCCGGCCCACCCGGTGACATCCGACGGCGAGTACGCTCCGACCCTCGGCACCGGTGCTTACGCGCTGGACCAGTCGTTCCATCACTTCTGGCTGTTCGTCGCCGCGCTCATCATCGCGGCCACTTGACGTCTGCTCGGCGAGCCCCGGCGCCCTCGCGGCCCGGGGCTTCGTCGTGCCCGGGTTGCGAGGACGACTTGCCCTATGATTTAGTTAAGTCATAGGGAACACCGACCGAGGAGAACCCATGACCGACACCCACACGGCTTCCACCCGCCGCCCGTTCAAGGCCGTTGTCCAGCGCCTGTCGGACGGCGCTTTCGTGGCGCGGGAGTTCGACAAGATTCGCGATGCGGTGAGCGCCCTGGAGGGCGCGCTGCGTGACGTGGACTGGGACGTCCCCACCCACGTGCTTTCCCTGAACCTCATGGCCGGTACGTCGCACATCGTCAGCGGCTACGAGTACCGGATCATGGACGCCTACTCGAACGCCTGGGACCAGTTCCCGGAAACGTCTGCCGCCTGACAGGCCGTTCACCGAAGCCCCGGCGCCCTCGCGGCCCGGGGCTTCGTCGTGCCCGGGAGTTGCGTTGACACACAGCCTATGATTTAATTAATTCATCAGGGATGGAAACCGGGGAGTGATTCGGATGGCACAGCAGTGGTGGACCGAGGGCAAGCAGTACATGGACGAGGTCGCCGGGAAGAACGGCCACACCCTCACCTGGAAGCGTCTGCCGCGCGAGTCGAAGGACCATGCGCTCGTCTTCGAGGGCACCTGCACAGACTGTGGTGCGACCGTCTGCATCGACCGCTACGCCTCCAGCACCACCGGCATCCGCGACGCGCGTAACGAGACCTGCTCCGGGCCCGGCACCGCCGCGCTGACAGAGATCGAGCAAGGGCGCGCCAGCGAGCTGTTCGCCGGTATGGTCGGCGAGTACGTCCAGGCCCTCGCCGACGCCGGCGTCACTTTCACCCGCCCGAAGGTGCCGTTCCGCAACCCGTTTGCCCCGGAAGGCGAGTGCGGCCTGATGAGCCGGGACGGCTACACCTGCAACCGTCGTCTGAACAAGCGCGGCACCCACAACATGAGCGGCGTCGGCAGTGGCCCCGACCACGTCGGCACCCACCCCGACGACAACTGCACGATGCCGTTCAGCGACGACGACCTGCTGCTGGCCTGACCCCGCCCCGGTGCCCTCGCGGCCCGGGGCTTCGTCGTGCCCGGGGAGCGAAGCGAGCGGTGCGGTGATTCGGCGATTCCTCGGTACCTTCCGGCGCATGACGCAGACCACGGAACCCCTCGCGGTCCTCGTCCCCACGCGAGGACGACCACAGAACGCAGCCCGGCTACAGCAGGCGTTCCGGAATACCGAATCCCTGAACTCCACGCTCGTATTCGTCGTCGATCACGACGACCCTGAACTAGAGGGGTACTGGGAACGCGCGGGCGTCGGGGAGATCGACCACCTCACGGTGTACGAGGGCGAGGGCGGGCGCGGCATGGTCGCCTCCCTCAACGCAGCCGCCCACCGGCTCGCCGGCGAATACGACGCGCTCGGGTTCATGGGCGACGACCACCTGCCGCGTACGGCCGGCTGGGACGCGCACGTGCTCGGCGCGCTGAGCTCCCCTTGGCCCCGCGTCGTCTACGGCAACGATCTGTTCCAGGGCGAGCGGCTGCCGACGGCCGCCTTCCTGCCGTCCCGGGTGGTGCGGGCGCTGGGGTACATGGCGCCGCCGATGCTCCGGCACCTCTATGTCGACAACTTCTGGCTGGACCTCGGGCAGCAGCTCGGCGGCCTGACCTACCTGCCGGACGTCGTCATCGAGCACGTGCACCCGGCGGCCGGGAAGACCGCGATGGACGAGCGGTACGCGGCCGTCAACGCCCCCGAGGCCGACGTGGCCGACCGGCTCGCGTGGATGGGGTTTCGGGACAGCGACGCGTTCGACGCTGCGTTGCGGGCCGTACGGGAGGAGTACAGCCATGACGCGCATCCGGCTGCGTGAGTCCCGGTCGGCCGCCGACGAAGCCGCGTACTACGCGCGGATTTACCCCGGCGGGTACCGGCACGACTGCTGGGCGGATCACGTGGAGCGGGTGAGGGCCTCCGCCGACATGATCGAGCGGTATGCCAGTCAGATACGCAGCGCAGCCGATCTGTCCTGCGGGGACGGCGCGCTGCTCAACATGATCAGCCGTCACCTGACCCGAGCCGTGCTCGGAGACCTCAACGGAGTCCCGGCCTCGGCCGCCGTGAGCTGTAAGGCGCAGGTACTGGAGACGATCGGAGCCGCTGCGCTGCCGGACAGCCTGGAGCATCTGGAGCCGGTGGACCTGTTCATCCTCAGCGAGACGCTGGAGCACGTGGACGACCCGGACGACCTGCTGCGCAGGCTCACAGGGCGCGCCCGGTACCTCTTCCTGTCCACGCCGGTCGCGGAGCCGGCCGACTCCGGGAACCTGGAGCACTACTGGAGTTGGGACGTGACGGACGTCTACGACATGCTGCACGCGGCCGGCTGGACTCCCCTGGAGCAACGCACGTTGCGGCCGGAGTCCACGCGGGACCTGCCCGGCGCGTACCGGTATCAGCTCTGGCTGGCGGTGAAGAGGTGAGGCCGGGCGTCACGGCCGTCATCCCGGCGATCCCGCCCCGGGTGGCCGACGGCAAGCTGCACCGGGCGGTGTCCTCGGTCCTCGGCCAGACCCAGCCGGTCGACGCGGTCAGCGTGAGCATCGACACCGGCCGGCTCGGCTCATCCGTCAATCGCAACCAGGCCCTGGCCGGAGTGCAGACGGAGTGGACAGCGCTGCTCGACGACGATGACGAGTGGAACCCTCTCCACATCGAGATGTTGATGGACCGTGCGCGGGACACCGGCGCCGACCTCGTCTACCCGTGGTTCAACGTGCCTGGCGGGTTCGACCCATGGCCGCACCGTGAGGGACAACCGTTCAATCGCGAGGCGCTGCGCAGCGAGAACTACATCCCGATCACGGTGCTGGTGCGCACGGAGTTGCTGCGGGACGTCGGCGGCTTCCGGCCCAAGGGCCCGCCGAACAACCCGTGCGACGACTGGGGGACCTGGGACGCGCTGCTTGAGCGGGGCGCGCGGTTCGAGCACCTCAACTGCCGGACGTGGACGTGGCACTGGCACGGGGCGAACACGAGCGGGAGGCGGGACCTGTGGTGAAGGTTCTGTGCACCGCCTGGCAGATCACCAAGGGAACAGCCCCGGTGTGGCTACCCGGGTTCGCGATCATCTTCGGAGTCCTGGGCCTGGTCGGAGGTACGACATGCGAGCGTTGATCACCGGTGACCGGGGGTTCCTCGGACGGCACGTCAAGGCAGAGCTGCTCCGGCGCGGTTGGGATGTGGTCGGGTGCGACGTCAAGGCGACCACGGCGCAGGACTGCCGCCGGCTGTTCGACCTGGAATTGCGCCACCCGACTGTCCGCAAGCACTGGGACCTGGTCGTGCACTGCGCGGCCGTGGTCGGCGGCCGGGCCACCATCGACGGCGACCCGCTCGCCACGGCGGAATCGCTGAGCATCGACGCGGAGATGTTCCGGTGGGCGGCCGTCGCGCGGCCGGGCCGGGTGCTGTACTTCAGCAGCAGCGCGGCGTACCCGATCGCCTATCAGCACGGCATGTCGGGGGTACGGCTCCACGAGCGTGACGTCTGGGACGGCGACCGGGACGACAACGGTCATCCGGTGCCCGGTACGTTCTGGGATGTCTCCGAACCGGACCAGGTGTACGGCTGGTCCAAGGTCACCGGCGAACTCCTCGCCGCGCGGCTGCGCGAGGCCGGCGTCCCGGTGACCGTCGTCCGGCCGTTCAGCGGGTACGGCGAGGACCAGGACGACACGTATCCGTTCCGGGCGATTCTGGAGCGCGTACGTCGGCGTGAGGATCCGCTGGAGGTGTGGGGCACCGGCGAGCAAGTGCGCGACTGGATCCATGTGGACGACCTCGTGGCCGGGGCCCTGGCCGTCGCCGAGTCGGGCACCGAGCAGCCGGTGAACCTGTGTACCGGCCGGGCGACGTCGTTCCTGGACCTCGCCCGGATGATGGCCGACGTCGCGGAATACAGCCCGGAGATCAAGCCTCTGGCGGACAAGCCGGCCGGCGTGGCGTACCGCGTCGGCGATCCGACCCGCATGCGGCGGTACTACGAACCGCAGGTGCGGTTGGAAGACGGGATCCGCCGGGCGTTGAACGTGATCTGACGTCAGGGGTTGTGCCTCCTCCGGGTCTATGATTTAATTAAGTCATCGAGAGGGACCGACCAAGGAAAGCAGGACATCATGAGCGAGCAGGCCAAGGTCTACGAGCGGACCGAGAACGGCACCACCACCACCCACGTCTCCATCCGCGAGGGCCTGGCCGAGATCAATCACGCGATGATGGCCGGCAAGCAGGACGTCCGCGAGATGTCCTCCATCAACCGCACGGACTACGAGATCGAGTACAAGGACGGCCGCAAGGTCCGCCTGGTCCGCGTGGATGCCCCGACCGAGCCGTCCGCCGAGACCGACGAGCGCCCCGACGCGTGGACCGTGGCCAGTCACAGGACCCTGCTGCACCGCTTCACGCAGGCGGACAAGGACGGCCGGGCCCTGTGCAACAAGAGCTTCCGCCCGTATCGCTACGGCAACGGCTACGACTTCAAGACGAAGGCCGAACAGCAGGCGGACAAGTACGCGCACCTGTACACCTTCTGCCCCCGCTGCGAGGCGAAGTAAGGACCCCGGCCCGGGAGCCCCAGCGGCTCCCGGGCCCCCGACCAAGGAACGAGGGACCCATGAGCACCGCCCGCTGCTCGGCCACCACGTCGAACGGCTACGGCTGCATCAACCCGGTGCAGCCCGGCCAGCTCGTGTGCGCTTCGCACGACTCGGCCCGCCAGTGCGGTGCCCCCACGCGGGCCGGTGGGAAGTGCAAGCGGATGAAGATGCAGGGGCACGCCCGATGCTCTAAGCACACCGTGACGAACGGCTGACCAAGGAACGAGGACCGCATGACCGACACGAACCCCCGGCCGCTGCTGGCGCACGCGCACGAGGAAGCCGACGCGTACCTGATGCGCAAGGTGCTGAGCGGCGACATAGAGCCCGAGGTCGCCAAGGGCCTGCGCACCGACGGCTTCCTGGTCGCCACCCGCACGCTCTCCGATCTGCGCAACCGGGACGGGCTGAGCGCGCAGGCCATCACGGACGCCTTCCAGCGGCGGCTCGACCGGGCGCACGCCAACCACGACGGCCGCAGCATCGTCGCAGCGGAGTTTGCCCTGGCCGTCTGGGACGGCATGCAGCGTGACCTCGCCGAGTACTTGAGCGGTGCGGTCTGATGGCCCGGACGACGTACCACTGGGTTCTCACCCTGAACGGAACCATCAATGGAGTGCAGACGACTGCCGGTGACTACGGGACCGTGCACCTGCTGCCCGGGACCACCCGGAGTCAGGTCTACAAACAGCTCCGGGAGTCGATCCTGGAGCAGGTACTGGGCCGCACCGGCGCGTTGATGGCTGACGTCAACACGGTGTGCTGGTCCCTGGAGAAGGACGAGCTGTGACCAAGGAATCGAGGAACCCGTGAAGTACTCCCTGACCCGCACTCTGCCCGACGGCACCGAGAAGACGAACCCGACGGCTCTGCGCACGCTGCGCGAGGTGGAGGTGGCCGTCGCGTACTGCCTGATGGACAACTCCCGCGTGCCGCGCGGTGAGGCGCGGACCTTCGCCGCCGGCCTCGTCGGCCGGCCGATCGGCGAGACGGTGAAGCACGAGACGTCCGGCTACGCGTTCCGCGTGGACCGCGCGGCCGACGGGCGGTAGAAAGAGCCCCATGCTTCTCCACGCGCTCCCGTACGCAGCGCCCAGCCCTCGCTGCTCGTGCCCTGTACAGACGTGCAGCGGGATCATCCCGGATCCTGACTGCCCTGACCACGGCTCCCGCCGCGAGCCGGCGATGGAGTGGCACAAGGCGGGCGGGCCCCGCTGCCTCGCACTGTCTCCGAAGCCCAAGACCTGACCTCGTGTCGAAAATTTTAGACACGGAGCCCGGGGCCTTTAGGTCTCGGGCTCCGTCGCGTCCGGGGGTTGTCCCGTCGGTGAGCCTATGATTTAATTAAGTCATCAAGAGGGACCGACCAAGGAGCAGACCATGCTGAAGGCTTACCGCGTCAAGGGCACCACGGACGAGGTCACCAACTGCGAGCTGTGCGGCAAGGTAGAGCTGAAGGGCACGGTCATGCTGGCCCCACTTGACGACGACGGCAACGAGGGCGGCGAGGTCTCCTACTTCGGGACGTCCTGCGCGGCCAAGGCGGCCGGCTGGACCGTTCGCGAGGTCCGCGCCGGCATCAAGCGCGCGGCCGACGAGGAGCGCGAGCGCAAGGAGGCTGAGCGCGCGGTCGTCCGGCAGGCCGAGCAGGAGTTCCTCCGGAACTGGTACCTGGAGCACCACGGCACGCCGGACCTGCACGAGGCCGCCAAGCGCGCGGGCCTGTCTCCGGTCCGTACGTCCGGCCCCGCGATCGCGGCCCTGCGTGAGGCGCAGCGGGCCGGCGAGGTGCCGGGCCTCACCGACTGACCACCCCGGGCCCCGGAGCCGGTTGGTGATTCAGGGGCCCTGCACCACCCTGACCAAGGAACTGAGGAATCGAGGACGCCATGCGAGCCAAGACGCCCGAGGGCCAGCGACTGGAAGCCGCCGCACGGGAGAAGCTGAGCCGCCTCACGAACGAGGCCCTGAGCGTGACGTGGCTGCTCACCGAGACGATGCCGATGAGCGAGGAACTGGCCATGACGCGGGGCTGGCTGATGGACGAGCTGGAGATCCGCATGGGCGAGGAGAAGTTCGACGCGTGGGTGTGGACCGACGGTGACGCCGTGGATCCGCTCCCGTTCCTGGCCGGCTGACCATGGACCGCATCTGGCGTGACGTGCGCAGTATCGACGAACTCGGCGCGGCGATGGCCGGCTGGCTGGAGGGCCGCATCGCCTCACAGCCCGGCTGCTCGGTCGGTCCCGACGAGGAGACCGCACACCTGGTGCCGGTGCTCGCCCGGCTGAACCGACGAGGCTGGGTGACCACCTGCTCGCAGCCCGGCGAGACCGGCACGGCGTACGACGGACGGCCGTGGGAGCAGCGCGCAGCCGTGGAAGGCTGGATCTCCTGCCGGAACCCGCTCCTCGGCCCGCTCATCCGCCGGGCCCGGGGCGCCGGACTCATCGTTACCGCGTACGGCCCCGGGCGCTCTGTGGGCCCACGTCGTGGCCTCCCGGCGACGCGTTGGGGCAACGAGGTGCACACCGGCTTCGGAGGGCGTCCGAGGCGCTTTCAGCGCCAAGCGGAGCTGCCCGGCATCGGGCGTGAGGCCCGTCGGGAGCTGGCGCGTCACGGCGTCGCCCTCGCCGTCATCGACCCCGTGTGGGGCCGGGACACCTGGCTCTGGCCCCTGCTGGACCGGGTCACCGGCTACCGCGAGCACGAGCCGGCCGCGCCCACCTGGGCACGCGTCGACCACTGACCAAGGAGCGAGGAACTCATGACCGACACGCAGACACTCCCCCAGTCATCCGTCCCGGCGGCGTTCGACCGGGGTCACCTCTACAGCCCGACCCGGGACCTGACCCAGTACGCCCTGGACCCTGGTGTCCGTTACGACTACCGTCCCGGCGACCTGTTCGAACCGATGCCCGCCAGCCCACGCGGCAACCCGAAGGCATGGGCCTGGTGGTGGCGGAACGTGGCTCAGCAGGTCGTCCCGGACTTCCTCGGCCTGCGTGCCGGTGACGCGATCACCGTTCAGCACGTGACCGGCGTCGGCCCCGGCGAAGTGATCGAGACGTACCGGCACGGCGCCCGGGTTCGATACCCGCTGCCGGTGAGCAACCTGACCGAGCGGACGCACGACGTGATGTACGTGAGCCGTCGCAACGAAGCTGGCCACTGGTACCCGTGACGGACTGCCAGCCGACGAGCCCCGAACCCTCACCGGTTCGGGGCTCTTTCGCGTCCGGGGGTTGTGCCCGTCCGACATCTATGATTTAGTTAATCCATCGGAACGGCCAGCCGGCCGGAACGACGGACCAAGGAATGAGGAACCGACCATGATGCAGACCTCCCGCCTCCGCCGCCGGATCGTCGCCCAGCGCGCCGCCGCCACCCGCTTCACCCGGTCCCTGCTCAAGGGTCGCAGCCTCGCGACGCACGCCATCGCGGCCGGTGTGGACGCCGGAACGGCCGCCGGTGTGGCGAACGGCCTGCGCTCGGTCGCCAAGCGGATCGGGATGGAGCCCGTCAAGGTCGCCCGCACGCACCGCACCACTGACGGCCGCGCGGCCAGGCTGCGCAAGGTGAACCACTTCACCTCCGCCCAGGTCCAGGTACTGCTGCGCAACTACAAGCCGCGCAAGGCGGAGTACAAGGCGGCCGTGATGCTCATGGTCCTCGCGCACGGCGCCCCGGTGACCGTCCGCCAGACGGTCCGCCCGGCCGTCGCCGTCCCGGCGCAGCGCGAGCTGGTCAACGCCTGACACAGCCCGACCCGGGGCCGTCGACCGGCGGCCCCGGCTCAAGCGGAGAGGAACCGACACGATGGCGGAACAGCGGATCCCGGCAGATGCCTTCCGGATCGGCGACCGGGTTCACACCGAGCAGAACGGAGTCGTGGAGGTCCGCGACATCGTCCGTGACAAGGCGGGCCGGGTCCTCGTGAACCCCGGTGACCCGGACGAACTGGATGGATGGGCGTGGGAGCAAGCCCAGGTCACAAGGGGCTGAGCACCGCTCGGGGTCGCGGACGGGACGCCCGGCCGTGGCCCCTGTGAGGCAGCTCAGCCTCAGATCCGAGATACGAGGAGAACCGACACGATGGCTACCGGACCCGAGCACTACCTTGAGGCCGAGCGGCTGGCGGAGCGGGCGGGGAGTCTGAACCCGCGCAACGCTGAGGCCCGGGAGGAGATGGCTGTACTGGCTTCCTTGGCCCTGGTGCACGCGCAGCTCGCCGGCGCGGCGGCCACGGCTCTGAACCGTCCGGACGGTGAGGGCATGGTGCGGGACGACTACCGCGAGTGGATGCGCACCGCCAGCGTGAAGCCGCCCACCAGCCCCGGCACGTCCGCTGTCTGAGCCTCACGTGGACGCCATCGGCACCGCGCCGGTGGCGTCCCCGAGGCGGCTCAGCCTCACCGACCAAGGAATGAGGAAACGATCATGGGCATTGTGTTCTCGACCCCCGACGCGGGTCTCCAGCGCAACCTTCGACAGGCCGACGCGGTGGCTGACGGCCTGCGGGCCGAGGGCCGCGACGCGGTGGTGAAGTCCGACCCGGCGACCGACACCTGGAACGTGCACGTCCCGGACGAGGACTGACCGGACGTCACCGCTATACCAGTGCCCCGGGGTTGTCCGCCCCGGGGCTCCTGTGATTTAATTAAGTCATTGCCGGGCGGGCCGGCGGGAGACCAAGGAAGGCGGGCGCGATGGACGCGACAACGGCGAGGCTGGGCCTGCTGGCCGAGGTGACGGAGAACCCGTGGGTGCGTGGCGACAGCCGGTGGACGGCGACGCTCGGGCCCGTGAAGGTGTACGGCCGGACCAAGACGGTGGCGCTCAAGGCCCTCGCCGAGGCCGTCGTGCACGGCCTCTCCAGGCTGGACGCGGAGCCCGCGTTCGCCCGGGACGACGACGGCTCGCTCATCGCGGCCGTGCCGAGGTGGCACGGCGTGGAGCACTACCGTGTGACCGGGGACGGCGTCCGCTCCATCGCCGGGTGCGACGGCCCGCCGGCGAAGTCGCTGGAAGGCTGCCACCACTACACCGTGCTGCCCGCACGCTGAATCGTCCCGGGCCTCGCCACTCGGCGGGGCCCTTCCCTGACCACGGAAGGAACCGACCGTGCCTCAATTCGCCTTCTCAAAGATCACCGATCAGGTGTCCCGCACCCTGTCCGCCAAGCACCGTATGTCCATCAGCGACCAGTACGGGAAGTGCACCGCCTCCGGCTACGTCGTAGACGAGAGCACTGACGGCGAGGTCCGGGTGTCACACCGGATGCCCGAACTCACCGCCACGGACGATGGCTACGACGACCGAATGAGCAGCGACGAGATGGCCGCCGAGCGGCACAAGATGATCGACGCCTACGCGGCCACGCTGGAAGCCGATGGCTGGATCGTGGAGCGCAAGGGGCCTCACTCTCGTAAGCCGTACTTGATGGTGAGTCTGCCCAGTGACCCCGAGGTCGCACAACGGGCTGCGGACAGGCTGAACGAGGGACTGGACGGCTTGTTCCGTCGGCTCGGGCCGCCCGACGCCTGACCGCGCGTCACCACTGAATCTGTACCCCGGGGTTGTCCTCACCCCGGGGTACAGCTATGATTTAGCTAAATCGACCGGTTAGGTCGTAGACCAAGGAACCAGGAAAGTAGGCCCGTGATGACCAGCTACTCGGTGGAGAGGCCGGTTCGCCGGCCCGCCCGGCAGTCCAGCGTCCGTCCCGGACTGGTCCACCTGCGCCCCGGCCAGGCGACCATCGGCCAGCCGGTGACCATCCGCACGTTCGACGAGAACGGCGATGAGATCGAGTTCCCGGCCGTCTACGTCCGCATGGACAGCAACGGTCTGCACCTGCGCTGCGCCCGGGTCGACGAGAACCAGACCCGGCGGTACCGGCCGTCGCAGGTGTTCCCGCGCCGGGAGATCTACCGCCGGTGGACCGTCACGCTCAAGCACAAGGCCGTGGACGCCGACGGCAGCGGTGACGAGCTGCTGCCGGTGTTCGTCAACGCGCGCACGGAGCTGGAGGCTCGGTACCTGGCTCTCCAGCAGATCCGGGCAGAGCGCGGCCCGCGTGCCAACTGGTCGTTCACCCTCCACTCCGTCCGCCGGGAGCGCTGACCCATGGCAATCGACACGCTGTCGCGCCGGGCCCTGCTGGAGGCGAAGCGGGCGAGCGACTACGCGCCCCGGGTGAAGGTCTGGCCGCCGGAAGATTACGTGCCGCCGACGGCTGAGGAGTTCGACGCGCTGCGTCAGATGGCCCGGCGGTACTCCCGGACGACCTTCCGGGGCGCTACCTGGAAGCACGTGGGTAACGACCAGGTGCTGCGCCGGTACCAGCTCGCCGAAGTGATCGGTGACCTGGACGGCCAGGCGGAGCGGGAGGTCTATGCGTACACCCGGGCCCTGCGCGACGAGATGCGCCGGCGCGGCCTGGTTCACCGGTCCATCGCCGTCCTGCGGTGCGAGGCGTGCAGCCACGCCACGGAGCGGCTGTTCGAGGTGACGCAGAAGACGCACCCCGGGCTGGAGAACCGCTCGGGCACGAAGGTGCCCAGCGCCTGGTTCTGCGCGCGGTGCTGGAGCGGTGATGACGTCGCCGACGAGGACGAGGCGGAGGACGAGGAATGATCGGGTACCGCACAGTCCTGGATCTGTTCGCCGGACCCGGCGGTATGGACATCGCTGCGGAGGCGGATGACATCCCGGTCGTCGGTGTCGAGTACGACGACGGGGCCGTGGCCACCCGCCGGGCGAGGGGTTTGGACACGGTCCACGGCGACGTCCGGGACTACGGCCCAGCTGACTTCTACGGGGTGGACATCCTCGCCGGGGGTCCGCCGTGCCAGACGTTCACCGTCGCCGGCCGGGGCGCCGGTCGTCTGCTCCTCGCCCACCTTCAGCAAAAGGCCAAGGCGATGGCCGCCCGTCAGACCCTGCCGCCGACCCCGCCCGGAACGGACGCGCGCTCGCTGCTCGTCCTGGAGCCGCTGCGGTACATCCTCGCGGCTGCCGACGCCGGACGTCCGTACCGGGCCGTCGTGCTGGAACAGGTACAAGGCGCCCTGCCGGTGTGGCAGACGTACGCAGAGATCCTGCGCGCCGAAGGGTACGCGGTCGCCTGTGGCGTGCTGAACTCCGAGCAGTACGGAGTACCGCAGACCCGGCGCCGGGCGGTCCTGCTGGCCCGTAGGGACGGCGCCGTGGCGCTCCCAACCCCGACGCACCGGCGGTGGTCCCGGGGCCGCGTGAGCGGCGACAAGGGCCTTCCCGCGCCGGTGTCCATGGGGGAGGCGCTCGATCGGCCGAAGCCGTTCACGGTGATCTCGAACTATGGCACCGGCGGGGACCCGAAGAAGCGCGGCCGGCGAGCGAGCACCGAACCCGCGTTCACCGTGACGGGGAAGATCAACCGTAACCGGGTCGTCGGGCCGGACGGCGAGGAGCTGCCCCGGTTCACCGAATCGGAGGCCGGGCGACTCCAGGGATTCCCGGCGGATTACCCGTGGTCGGGCGGGGACATCCCGCAGCAGATCGGCAACGCCTGCCCGACACAACTCGCGGAGTCTCTGTTCCGGGCGGTGAGGACCGGGTCATGACGGGGATGCAGCGACTCACGCCCGAACGACTCGGGGACATCCTGGAAACGGAGCAGAGGGCCGTGGCCCTCTTCAACGATGACATGCGCGTGGTCGGAGTCGAGTTGCCCCTGCCCGACGGGATGGTCTACGAGGACGGAAGCCAAACCAAGACGGCGCTGTTCGGCGATCGCGTCGGCTTGGACCGGAGCGGCCACTGGCTCGTCTTCCCCGCCGCGCCTGCGAACAACGGCGGTGAGAACGATGGATGAGCTGATCACCCCGGGGCGCGCGAAGGAGATCCGGCGGACCGCCACGCACCAGGCTGGAATGATCCTCGTCACGGCTCTGCGCGCCGGGTGGGACCCGGAGCACTACTTTCCTGACGAGGCTGAGCGGGACCTGGTTCTGGAGGAGGTGGAGCGCATTGCCGGAGAGCTGCTGGCTCGCGCTCTCGTCGGCACCCGGCGACCGTGCTCGGTGTGCGGGTTTCCGTACCTGGTCCGCAAGGGCGGTGTGATCGGCCACCATGTCGGGACGGACGCGGCCGGCTTTTCCACCGGCAGGTGGTGCGACGGAGTCGGTGAACCCCCGCGCACGTGACCGCTACGGTACGACGGACGACGAACACGGAAGTGAGGAAGCTGTGACGGAGTACAGGACGACCTTCGCCTGGACCGTAGAGGGCTACGTCAAGGCGGGCACGATCACCGACTACGCCAAGGACCGGCAGGCGGCGGAGCTGGGTGACCTGTCCATCTCGGACGAGCTGTGGAACGGCTCCGGGATGGTTCCCGTCGAGATCCTCGCGGAGCCGATCGGCTCCGACGGCGTGCGACGGTACGAGGTGCACTGCGCCGGCCGCGTGGCGAACTACTCTGTCGACCACCGGTCTTGACCGAGCAGCGCAGCAACGAAGCCCCGAAGCCCCAAGGTTCCGAGGCTTCGTCGTACGGTCTTGCGCCCGACCCCGGATCTTGGTTTAGTTAATCCAACGTGCTCGACCAGACCAAGGAATGAGGAACCGACATGACCGACACCACCGCCCCGGCCCGCAGCTTCACCGCCGCCGACGTTATTGCCAGGACTTCCGAGTACGCCGCCCGGGACGGCTTCTGGACCGGGTGGTCCGGGGAATCCGTGACCGGCCACGACGTGTCCGAGCACATCGAGAACGTCGCCACGATGCTGGCGGTGCGTGGCTGGGTGCGCAACTTCCAGGACGAAGAGCCGCAGGTTCCCGAGGCCGACGAGTCGATGTCGGTGAAGGCGCTGGTGCTGGCCGGGCTGCGCGCCCTGCGTTCCTGGGTCGCGGCCCCGGGCCCGCTCACCCTGATGTACGCGAGCCTGGAGATCGGCCGTACGTGCAGCGACACGGACACACGAGAGGTCGCCGGCCGCGTGCTGGACGCGGTGGTGCGCGCCTACACCGGCTCGCCGGCTGCCCAGGCGAACGTATGGGTGGAGAAGAAGGGCCGCACCTGGGACGAGGTGCGTGACCTGCTCGACGCCGCCGCCGAGTTCGCGCGGGAGCACGGACCGCGCTGACGACCTGAGACGCACAGCGGCGAAGCCCCGGAGCCGTACGCGGTCCGGGGCTTCTCCGTGTCCCGGGGTTGTGCCCCGCCCCGAGCTATGGTTTAATTAATTCATCGGGACGCCGACCGGGTGGACCGGGCCGCGACCGCCGCCGAGGCGGGGAAGCCGACCCGGCCGGCGTCCCGGACAGACGGACCGCAGACCAGGGAACGAGGAACCGACCATGCGCGAGACGTTCGAGGGTGTCGACCCCAGCAACGTACACGAGGGCGACCGTCTCCAGTTCATCACTCGGGACACCGGGTTCAACGGGGCAGGCCTGTACACGCGTACCGGCGTAGTCATCAAGGTCACGGAGAAGACGGTCCAGGTGGTCTGCGGCGACCCGAAGTCCTACAAACCTGACACCGCCGTCCTGCGCAAAGACGCCGTCACCTGGCACTCCCGAGACGTGCGCCGGGTCGTGCCTGAGCAGCCCAAAAAAAAAAAAAAAAAAAAAAAAAAAAAATGAGTG